TCCCTCGGGGTTGCACGTACCATCAAACTTGCTATAGCTTTTATCCAAACGAGACTTAAGCATATTGAAAACATCCGCATGCCAGGTCACTACCTCGTCACCATAGCAATACTTTATGCTGGATCCTCGTATGCGGTTTACTTGATTTATTTTATCAGCGCCTAGACAGTAACACTTTTCCCCAAACAACATCGCCGTATTGTCAGAACGAATATCAGAGACAAGCTGCATTCCCCAAATGTTCTGAAGGGGTTCAATGATATTGCGCTGTAACGTCCCCTTTGTGTTGCCCAGGATAACCACAAGCCCGTCCTTGCCTGCCACAGCACGAATTCTTTTGGGTATCACATTAATCCATGTACGTCTTACCGCTTCGTGTAGCCCCTGATTTTACATTCCAGCGGGATTCAGCATTGTTCCAAAATTCCTTTTGCTTATCACTTAGCTGCATGATTAATCCCCTCCAGAATAACATCTAACTTTTCGAAAATCTCCTTGTCCGAATCTTCTTTCGGTTTATCTGACCATCCTTTGAAATTATTGATCAGACTGAATTTTGCACCCTGTACGCCGTCTTTATCAAAAAGTCGACGTTCAGCATATTCTTCTATATAAGACTTCGCACGTGTAATCGTGTCCATAAATTCTTTTTTACCTTGGTAATTTAACAGTGACATTCGGCTATTAAAACCAAGCGCCAAAGCCAAACCTGTTACGGTTGGAGGCTTTGGCGCTTTATTATAAATGATAAACCCCTTGTCGGTTTGTAAAGGATGTCCTTCTTCATCGAACCAGGGAATGCCCTGGCATTCATCAAAATAGGTTTCAATCAATCCCTCAATTTCTTCTTTGCATTTGTATTTCGGCGGTCGTCCGCCCTTGCCTTTTGGCATTTTACCGCTCTCCTTTTATTGCAATAAAAAAGCACCTATCAGATAATAAGTGCTTTTGTTTCACTATTTTTGCTTGAACGACGCTATCATATTTTCTAATTGTTTATCTGATTCACTACTATCTTTTGTACTGCAATACATTACAAAAACAATGTTTGCTCCAGACTCAATAAAATAACCAGATTTTACTTTCACATTAACTCCGTTGTATTGTTTTTCAACATTTATATCAACTTTTTTGCCCTTAATATCACCAATTGTAAAATTCTTTTTATTATACTTATTACTATTACTATCAATAGCTTTATCAGATTTTAGAAATCCAGTTAAAAAACCATCAATTCCTCCATTCTCAAGTTCGTCATACTCTGAATCACGCCAACTTTCCATTAAGATAACTCCATCATTAAGATAATAGGTAAATGACTCATCAGCTTTCTCTTCTTTCCATGTTTCTGGAACTGCAAAAGATAGGTTACCAATAGTTCTACTTACTGTTTTCATCTCTGATTTATTTGCAATTTGGCTTGCCTCACCTAAAATTACCGTCTGCGTTTTACTATCCCATTTTACATCCTTGCCAACAGCCTCAGCTACCGCTCTAACAGGCAAATAAGTTGTCCCCTCATATGTGAAAGGCTCCTTGTCAGTTTTTAGCTCCTTACCATCAATAACAACTTTAATGTTATTGAAACTGATAGGAATGTTTATTTTGCTCTCCTTTGCAAAAGCATTGGGTGCAGTTCCAACTATTAATGTTGCAACCATAGCTACCATAATCATGTCCTTCAATCTTTGATATTTCATCATAACCCCTCCTGTTTTTTCTTTACTCTATAGTCTTCGACACAGAACAGTAAATTCCTACCATTTGTCGAAAATAGTTTTGGGAGTAGATTTGTACAACAAATGAAAAAAGGACACCCTAAGGCCTCCTTAATCAAATATCTATCTATCGTACTCAAATGGCTTGCCACACTTTTTACAATGCTTGGTTCCGCTCTTTGACCATTGTGCTGGGGCAAGTGTTTTACCACAATTAGGGCACCTCCGATAGAGGAAACTAATAATAACAGACAACATTGCAAACACTATCGTCACATAGCACCAGAACAAAGGAATCGATGGTAAAAAGAAAAAAAATGAAGCTATCCAGCAAGAAACAGATAGAATCATAAGAATAATACACGCTCTTGCATATGACCTTTTCAGCACACTCCCACCCCCAAAAGTATTTTAAATATTATACCATATTTTACAAATATATCAAGAAATGGCACCAGCTTTCGCCAATGCCCAATAGGGGACTTGTTAAATTTTCACGTTATTATAATATCATGAAAAAACCGACACGGTTAAATGTCGGTTTATCTGTTATTCATACGTTTTTTTCTTTTTCTTTCCACCTTGTTTTACAGTGCTGCCAGTGTTGTCTACAGTTTCCTTTTTCTTCTTTGTCTCTTTATTTTTCGGACTTTTGTCACCCATATTAAACACCGCCTTTATTTTTAGTATAACACAAAATTTTCCAGAAGTATATCTTTCAGATAAAGTTATCTCCACAGAAAAAGACACCTTTCGATGTCCTCTCCCGAGGAGGGTTTATCAAATCATACACTTCTTACTAGTACCATTGTACTATATCGAAATGTAACATGTGTAACAACTTTACGATTTATCTATGAATCTTGAAATCGCCATTTTTATGCTACCTTCTGTATTGTTTCCGCCCATCTTATCCGCCACAGCATTCCATGAAAGCTTATCAATAAATCGGTATCTGATAATCCTCCTCATACGGCAATCTTCAATGGAATTTATGTATTGCTCAACTTCGCTTACCAAGTCAACAGCACGTTTCTTTGATCTATACAGCTGGGTTCTATAGCGGTGAAGCCGTTCTAATTTTTCGTCCTGGCTAACCACAGGGAATCCTTCGATACGGATATTTCCAATGGTGCCATCTTTCCTTGTCCCTTTTACAGAATCCAACACGGTACCACCAGCCTGTATTCGTTCAATCTGGCATTCGGTTTTTCTGATTCTCCGTTGCAAATCCTCAATTTCCGCTTGAAGATCAGCATACTGCGTTAATAATTCTTTCCCCAACAACATCACCTCACTATTCAAATGAAATGCCATTCATAAAAAGCTTATAAATTGCAAAAGTAACAATTATTCCTACAACCGTATCTTCATAGCTTGTGATTGCTTGTCCATAAAGCATGTATTCTAATGCCTGCCATAATCCTCCTAATGCGCTGTAAATTCCGCACCACACCATCGTCTTTAGTATTATTTTTTTATTCTTCCAACTCACTTAATCACCTCTCAAAACACATGAATCTATATATCCATTTCATTACTGTAAAATATTTCTTGACAATCCTTTTTTATTGGTGTATACTGGTGTTAATTTCGTATATATGATTATTCGTTCTTAAGTCCTAGTCGATAATTATTATCTGACTAATGCTTGAGAACTTTTTTTATTTATATGCCCGAGATAATATTTTTTAGGAGGTACTGATTATGAATAACGGTACAGTAAAATGGTTTAATGCAGATAAGGGTTTTGGTTTTATCACACCCGCTAACGGCGGAGAAGATGTATTTGTACATTTCTCTTCCATCCAGACAAATGGTTTCAAATCTTTAAATGAAGGCCAGGCAGTAACTTTCGATACAGAAGCAGATCCCAGAGATAGCCGTAAAACACGTGCTGTCAATGTTTGCGCTAACTAAGCCTTCTACATGGCCACCCTTTTGGGTGGCTTTTTTCATTTCTCTGGGTCGTTTTTCATATCAAATAACTTCTCTATAACTTACTAACAATGATCTTCAAACATCTAGATACCGTTACCTGTGATAAATTCAACCTATTCCCAATTTCCGTCTGGTTATACCCTTTGATCTTCAATTGCAAAACTTGTGTTTCCCTCTCATTTAACTTTTCAGAAAGTTCCTTGAAACAAAAGCCCAATGATACATCACCTGTGTTCTTATCAGGGATTGCATTAAAAATGTCCAACTCCTCACCCTCAAAATACGTGATATTATCAACATACTTGATTTTTTTTCTCTTCCTTTCGTCCCTAAGGAACACCAGCATTTGATTCATAATTACCCTGGAAGCAAAAGTGGAAAACTCATATCCTTTATCCGGATTGAATTTTTCACTTGCTTTCCAAAGTCCGATTAAACATATTTGCTTTGCGTCCTCATCATTGCCGTACCACGGAAAATATTTGTGTAAAATATAATAAGCGAGATCCATGTTGGCATTAAATAATTCTTGTCCCATATCATCACAGGAGTAAACAGCTGTTTTCGGTCGACCAAACCTCTTTACTCCTTTCTTGTTTTTTCAAAACTCCTTAGTCGTTGTGTGGTATTGCAATCACCATCTTTGTTTTCTCCTGAATATCCTTCACAATATCACCCCAAGTCACCATGTCATCAAGGAGACAGTCTACTTTGCTATTGAATCTGTCCCTGAAACGATTTAGCCGAACCGTACGAAAGTCAAATTCATCGTACAAAACATGAATGGACATTGCCAACATTGTTGCAATCGTGTGCTCCTTGATAGGGGCAAGTGCTTTTTCCAAATCCTTTTGTGCTAACGGTGTATGTATATTACTAACGCCCCGAAACTTTATTTCCTTCTCCAACGCTTCGATACCGTCCTCTTTTACGATTTTCAATGCAAGGGCTAGGCCGTCATTCCTGCCCTGCTGTAATCCGCCATTTTCAAAATGAAGCCCCCTTATATTTTTCAATTCTCGCTTTCAATGCTCCAAGTAACGCCTCTTGGGTGCCACTCTTATTATCCAAAGCCTTGATAACATCCTCGTCCACCGTTTCCTCTGCAATCAAATGATGAATGATAACCGGCTTTTTCTGCCCTTGTCGATGCAGTCTTTTATTTGCCTGCTGATACTGTTCCAAGCTCCATGTTGGCCCATACCAGATTACGTGGTGTCCTCCATCCTGAAGATTAAGTCCGTATGCGGTACTCATGGGATGGGCTAACAAAACATCAATCTCACCGTTATTCCAATCCGTTTCATCATCTGCCCCACCAAAAACTCTCACCCGAAGTTTTGTTTTAGCAAGCTCCTTCAACAGCCTGTCCTTCTCATGCTGATACCCATAAAATACAAGTGCATGCTCTCCGGAAAGCCCGTCTATCAGTTCCAAGAAAGCTGTTATCTTGCAATCATGGATTAACTGGGGGGTATGATTGCCATCGTATACGGCACCACCTGCAAGCTGCAACAACTTCCCTGTAAGGACTGCTGCCATATCGGCAGTAATTTCTTCATCGTTGATCTCAAGAAGCATTGTCTTTTCCAATGTTTCATATGCTTTTCTTGCTTTACTATCCAACGCCACGGGGGTATTTACTGTGACACAGTCAGGCAGCTCCAAATAATCCTCAGCTTTCATGGAGATACAGATATCACCGATCAAGGTTTCGATTTTTTCCTCTGCACCATACTTTGGCTTGTAAGTAAACACCCTTTCTGCTGAACGCTTATCAGGTGCGAAATATCTTTCACGAAAGCCGCCAATGGTTCGGCCAAGTCTTGCACCTTCATCAGCAAATAAAGCTGTGCCCACAAATCTATCAAGTTATTGGGCGCCGGTGTACCTGTCAGCAAAACGATTCTTTTTATTCTTGGCCGAATTCGTTTTAAGGCCTTCCATCGTTTTGTACTCTGATCTTTAAAGCTGCTGCTTTCATCCACAACAACCATGTCGAACGGCCAATCGTTCCGGTAATAATCTACCAGCCACTCAACATTTTTCCGATTTATCACATACAAATCCGCAGTGGCTGCCAACGCTGCAACACGCTTATTCTTACTCCCAAGCACTGTGGAGATTCTGAGATTTTGCAAGTGCTCCCTCTTTGCTGCTTCTTTGCTCCATGTTGCTTCTGCCACCTTTTTTGGTTCAATAACCAAAACCTTATGTATTGCAAAACGGTAATATTTTAACTCCTTTACAGCTGATAGGGTGGTAACAGTTTTCCCCAATCCCATATCTAGGAATAGCCCCAAAGCTGGCTCTAACAAAAGTCTATCGATGCAATACTGCTGGTAATTATGGGGTGCAAACTTCATACATACCACCCTCTACTTTTTCCATAAATTCATCAACACTTTCTTTGCTGTCTAATACTAAAACCTTCTGCCCAAGCTTTGCCAATTCCTTGTGTCTTGCTATCTGTAAAGGAGTAGGCTTTTTCCCCGGTGCTTTCAATTCCACAAAAACAGTCATCCCTTGGAAGAAAACTATCCTATCGGCACCCCATCGTTTCCCGGGCTTACCCACTTATAAGCCTTACCTCCCATTTCCTTCGCTCGTTTTACGAGGTACTTCTCTATGTCTTTCTCTTGCAAAGAATCGCCTCCTTTTTGCTCTGCTACAATCTATTTCTCTATATATACGTGTATATGGGCGCAGGCGGGTATATTTATATTTTCTTTATTATTATAATTATTAGAAAAGATTGTAGTTTTGTAGTTTTATATACTAAAATCCTTGTAATATCAACATTTCCACCGACAACAAACTCGAATACAATCTAAATATTAATTGTAGTTTTGTAGTTTCCCATTTTACAAAACTACAATCAAATATAATGCTTTGTAGCTACTCTTTTTTAAACCCTCTTTGGCTTTTGCAATACCCAAAATACTGTGGATTTTGCAACCTGCTCCACCCATTTACGCTTGTGATAATACTGTTGATTTCGGCAGTATCGTTGTTTTTTATCATCCTTGGGTCACACCCCAACGCCTCGCACCACACTTCCAAAGCACAAACTTTCTTCCTGGGAACCAGCTCTCCATCAAAGGCAGCATTCCCTTCCCAGAACATTCTGCGTTGTTCCAATTTCCAACTAAGCCAATCTGAAGGTACTTTTTGCTCTAAGAAATTTGCAATAATACCCTCTCTTTTGGAAGTCTTTCTGTGGCTCTCCTGCTGCTCTTTCGCAGCCTTTTCTACCTCCCCAGATAAATACAATGGTTCACCGATTTTAAAGCGCATGGCCGCCTCCATGGCAATGCGCCTAGAATTTCACCTCTGCCGGCAAACTCATTAATGGCAAACTTACCCTTCAGATTTCTGTCGTTTTCGAGAATAATCCAAACGTTGTCAATGGTGCTTTCCGGAAGTCCTGTCTTTGGGTGAACCCTTAGCCGGCGCATCCATTCAAGGGTATCCTGTGTTTTTACAAAGCCTTTTTGTAAATCTTTAAATTCTGTTTCTGCTTGTTCCATACGTTCTTTTTGTAGCAGAGCAAGAACGTCCTTATCCTCTATTGCCTTACGGCACATCAGGTCATAGCTGGGCAATTTATTTGTAGGGGTACCTTCTTTTGCATCATCGTCCTGTTCACCAAACAAATGCAGACGGACCAAATCAAAGGCGTTTACCAGCTGACCACTGCATGGATCTGTGGCATGATGGGAGAAAAGAAATTTTTCATCGTCATAAACGATTGCACCACCTGTGGTGGAACCACCCACGAAGGTGTATCTGTCGGATTGATCCGTAGGCGCATAAACACCGGGTAGAAAGGTGTCCATTGCCTGCATAACGCTGTAAATTCTACAGAATGCACCTACAGTACCTCTCTTTTCTGTTGGATCTCCCTGCTTTGCCGCCGACCTCTCCCGCAGTTTCTGTTCTCCCGGTACTTGTGGCCATGAGGCAACATTTAACCAATTTTCATAGGTGCCAAGCATTCCGTCTGCAGACAATAACGGCTTATCTTCATAAGTAAATATGTACTCACTATCTACACAGCAACTGGGCCAATACATCAAACGTTCCACTTGAAAGGTCGTGGGATCAAACCAATGCATTTCCCGCTGTACCAGTGCCGCCAATTTACGGGCGATGGGTTCGTATTCTTCCGGGAGCATCTTTCTATCAGTCGGCACCACAACACGAAGTCTGGGCGCCGCAGGGCTGTGCTTCCTGGTAGAATATACGGCGTACATCATGCCTAAGCTGGCAAGCCGTTGCAGGATTGCTTTTGTGCTTTCAGGTGGGCAGTTATCCATATCCAATGTAATTACATCACGACTTAATACAGCGCCTTTTTTGCGACGTCCTGTTAGGTTGCCACCAATAAAGCCCCCCCCCATCCTTTAGACGTCCTGCTGGTGCTTTTTCATACCCATATAAGTTGAAAGGGTTTCTTTTCCCCTCAAAGGAGTACGAAGCTTTTCAAATAATTCTGCTATACGCATGGTCTGAGGCTGCCAGTTCGTGGCCTTTCTGCTACCTGCAGTAGATATGGTTATTTATCTGTCATTTTGCAAAACTTGTCACCTCAGTCTTTCGTAAAATAGTCCCCCACCCAGCCATCTGCGGCCATGGGCAATCCCGGTGCAAAGGGTATGGGTTGGCTCATAATCTTGCAAACCTTTTCAAGGTCAGCTTTCTCTCTTTCTATCTCGATGATTACTTCGTCATGAACGTGGAAAACAATTTTGTACCCTTGGGCTTCCAAAACAGTCAGTGTATGGGCCAAACAATCCCTTGCTATGGCTTGCACCACATTCTCCGTTAATTTCCCGCCATAGGTTTCTGTAGGCTCCCAATTCTTAGAAGTCTGGTTCATTCCATAATAACCAATAGAGTCATTCCCCCACTATTTTTGGTTAAATGGGGTTTTACATAAAAAAGCTTTCTTCCGGAAGGAAGCAATATTGTAAGGAAGTCCTGCCCCTTTGTAATGTCTGCTTCTCTAGCAAACACCAGACCACGGGTACCAACAGCTCTACCCGTTTTAATTGCTTGTATGGCTGCATGCTCCAGGGCTTTCCAGCATCGAACAATTGCTTGATTTGCACCTCGCCATTTATACACAATTTCTTGTAATTCTTCCTCAGGTATCCCCATTTTCAACGCACCCATGTTGATAAGTGCCCCTGCTCCACCATTATATCCAAGGGCAAGGGTGGCAACCTTCCCCTTTTGTCTTAATGCATATTCAGGTGTTCCTTTTACAATCTTTTCAATGGGTACGCCGAACATCTGCGCCGCTGTAGCCTCGTAAATCTTGCCATGGGTACGGAATACCTCCAGAACCCAATTTTCCCCTACAAGCCATGCCACCACTCTCGCTTCAATGGCAGAGAAGTCAGCATCCACAAAGACTTTGCCTTTCTCGGGTATAAATGCCGTTCTCACCAGCTGGGAAAGAGTATCCTGCACACTGCCAAAGGTGAGCTGAATGGCATTTGGGTTTTTCAATTTAACAAATTTTCTTGCTAAGTCCAACTCTGCACCATGGAGGTACGTTCTTGGAAGATTCTGCACCTGCACCAAACGCCCTGCCCATCTACCGGTACGATTGGCACCGTAGAATTGCAGCATTCCCCGCAATCGCTCATCAGCACATTTTGCTTGTGTTATGGCCATATATTTTTTCACGCTTGTTTTTCCCAACTGTTGCCGCAGCTCCAAAACTCTCCGAACCGAAACGGGAATTTCCGCATCCAGCATTTCATCCACAGTTTCCTTGTTTAGGCTGGGAATTTCTTTTCCTGTTCTATCTTCAATCCATTTTTTCAGCTGTGCTACACTGTTGGGGTTTTCAAGGATTGTAATTGCCCTAGAAATATTTGTTGCCTTTTCCGTTGCCACGCTATCGCAATATTACGCCCCATCTATCAGATCAAGGTCTATGGCAACGCCCCGTTCATTCTGTATCTGATCCAAAACCCATTGATTTTGCACGGGCTCAGGCACAGAAAAACTTGAAAGTTTATTTTCAATTTCCATTTCTGTAACAACATCCTGCTTACAATATTCTTTGAAAAGATCCCACCGTTCCGGCTCATGTTCCGGAAGAATTCTTGTTCTGTTTCCGTTAGATTTAGAAGGCTTACAGGGTGAACAAAAAGTTTTAATTAATGCTTTCCCTATTGTCAGTTTCTGCTTTTCTTGAGGCAGACCTATTGCCTTCCCTGTTGCATCAAGCCCGGCTGTGTACCCACAGTAAAGCCCATGCATCATGGTGCAATGCCATTGCCTCAACCACTCTGTTCTTTGTTTTTGTTCCAAGCAAAAATACTTAGACAAGCAGTACCACTCAAAGGCAGCATTATAAGCATGTTTTATGTAATTTGAATCTAAAAGCAAATTGCTAATATTTTTTGGTAATGCAGTTTTTGTTAGGTCGATAATCTGCACCACCCCACCGTCAATACTATAAGCTAACAGTAAGATTGAAAAATCCGGGCTTTGAACATATTTGTAAAGCCCGGACTTAGTAATATCAACGGAGGAGAAGGTTTCAATATCGACGGATATATGCCCCCTCATACCGCATTACATAGGTAAGCCGGTGATTGGGTTAATATTGCCGGTGGATGCTGCAGGAGCAAATCCTTGGGCGGGATTGTAAGTACCTGGCATTGCAGAGTTACCCATGGGAGTTGCCACAAATCCAGGCATTGCAGGGTTCCCCATTGGCATTGTTGCTGTGGGGGTTTCAAGTCCTGCAAAATCGCTCTCAGCATTTGCTCTGCCACTTAAAGGCTCTCCATCTCTGATCTTCATTACATTTCCCAGACCACAACCCACTCCCCTGCTTCCACTGTTATCATATGGAAAGAAATTCACTGTCACACGGGCATACATACCGCTGTAAATATCCGTCTCAGCCAACTGCACCTTTGTATTGGAAATATGAACAACCATGGGCTGTTGCTTACTGGATGCAGTTACAACCCAATGTCCCTTGCACTCTGCGCCAAAGGCTTCCCCTGAAGGTCTAACGCCGTCGCCATCGTAATTACTGGGTATCTGAGCTGAGGGCGGGAGCCTTTCCACTTATCATTTACCCCCTGCTCATAAGCAGTCTGCAAAGCCGAAAGAAGGTCGTTGTATGTAGCTGTATCTGTTTTTGGAATTAAAATTGTGCAACTGTATTTCGGCTCGCCCCCATTACTGCTGTAGGGTCTTGAAAGATGTTCAAAGGAAATTCTCGCTTTAACGCCTCTCTTATGATGGCTCAAGGCATCCCAGACAAGTATGCAATGGAGAGAATGGGACATTCCACCACTCACATGCTAAAAAGCGTTTATCAGCATACTGAAAATCAGAAAAGAAATGAAATAAATAACATTATGAATAAATGCGTTGACAGCTTTTTAGATAATGGTTCACTCAAAAGTTCACACGCAAAAAAATAACCCCCGATTTACGGGGGTTCTAGACAGCTGATAACGGGATTCGAACCCGTGACCTCCGCCTTACCAAGGTTGTATTAGAAATTAACATGCGAACACTATTTTATATAACTATATCATATAAACATTGTAAAATCAACGATTATTAATTAATAATATATAGGAACATAATTTGAATATTACACAAATATTTCAGAACGTTTGTTCTTAAATTTATTGATAATAATATGGTTATGGTAATTGCTATGGTAAAAACAACGAAATTCGCTTTTCAATATTTTTATTATGGTAAAACAATTGACCTCTACTTTCCTTTCAATTATAATTGATTTTGTTGATATATTCAACAAGAATGGAGGAAACTAATTGGCTAAAAGAAGTAATGGTGAAGGAACTTGGGGTAAAAAAATTATTGGAGGAATAGAATATTTTAGATTTAGAAAAAAATATGAAGGAGTTGGGTTCAAGGATTTTTACGGAAAAAAGAAAAAGGAAGTACAAGATAAAATTGACGCATATGAAAGTGATTATAACAAAATAAAAAAAGATATTTTTAAGCCAAAAACATTTTCTGAGCTATTAAGTGACTGGATGTATGAAATTAAATTTAAATCTAAGAGTAGACCTCTTGCAAGAAAGACAATAGACGAAACTATAAATGTTTACAATTCTCGCATTTTAAATAGTTGTTTAAAAAATGTTCAGATTGGACAAATCACTCCTCAAGTATGTGACGAATATATTACAGAGATGATTGAAAGAGAATATTCAAAAGCTAGCATTGATAAAGCTTTGATGCTTATCAGACAGTATTTAACTTATGCCTATAGTATAAAATTAACATCTAATAATTTATCCATCTATTTTAAATCTCCATCAGAAAAAGCGGTTCAAACTAAAAAAAGAGAATCATCTATATTATCTGCTGAAGATATGGAAAAATTATATTTTGAAGCAAAAAGAATTAGTGAAGAGGGATTTACTTTTGGTAAAAAAATAGGGACAAGAGTTTATGAAAATAATGGTTATGCGATAATATTTATAATGTATACTGGGTTAAGAGTTGGAGAATTTTTAGAATTAAGATGGAAAGATTTTAATATTAAAGAAAAATATGTAGTAGTTTCACGGTCTGTAAGTAGAGTCAATAAAATAGGTTCAAGTGGGAAAGAAGATGTTGTTAAAGAACCTAAAACTGAAAATGGCAAACGGGTTATTCCCCTATGTGATAGAGCATTAGAATGTGTTCATTTTTTTGATAGAATCAATCCTACTCATTGCCAAGAAGATTTATTTGCAGTTAGTTCAGTGGGAACTAGAATGAATAAAGATAATTTACGTCGTTCGTTGAACACAATGTTAGTTAGGTCAAAATGTTCCATTAAAGAATGTGGGCTACACACCTTACGCCATTCTTTTGGAAGTTATTTATTGCTTGAAGACGGAAATGATATTGCTGTCGTATCTTCTTTATTAGGTCACAGTAAAATCTCTACCACATATGATATTTATATTCATGTTTTAGATGAGCAAAAAATAAAGAACTTAAAAATATTTAACCAAAATAAAACATTAAAATTAGAGGGGGTTTGACCCCCTCTTTTTATATTATTTCCGTAATAAAATTATTGACGTTACATTTCTGCTAATCCATTTTTCTAATTCATCTTCTGGTATATAATATCGTTTTCCAATCGTAAGTTTAGGAAAATCCTTTAGTCTAATTATATCGTAAGCAGTTTGTTTACTACACCCAAATCGTTCTTGTATATCTTTAGCTTTTAATAATCTACTTATTTGAATCACTCCTTTTTATCTGTACTACCAAATCCACCATTTCTAACATCTTCAATATCATCGTCTACAGTAATTCCATATTCTACAAAAATACCTTGCATAAATGCATCACCTTGCTTAATTGTAAGAACTTTATTTTCATTGGTGTCATTAGTAATCTTAGCAAACATATGTCCTTCGTTATCTGAGTAATAGTAATCCTCATCAATAACCCCTACAGTATTATCTAATTGTAATCTATATTTAAAACCCAAACCACTTCGAGGATAACATTTTAACACCCAACCTTCTTCCATGTATACTCTAATGCCAGTTGGAATTTTAATTGTTTCATTTGGTTCTAAAAAGAAATTAGTAGTTGAGAAGAAATCGTGACCAGCCGAACCTTTCGTCGCTCTTTTTGGCAACTTAATTTTTTCATACACTTCATTTTTAAAATATTCAATATCTTCAGGTAGTAATTTTCCAAATGTATTTTCCCAATCCTTTCTAAACTGTTCAAAACTTACTTTTTCAAATTTTGCAATTCTTTTCATGTTATTTGTCTCCTTTATTTTCAATCACAATGTATTTTTTATTTTCTGATTTTTTATCTATACCAACTTTAACACTATCTATTACTCCTAGATAATAAACATCTTCATACTCATCTGTAACATCGTAAATCTTATCTTTTTTAAAAATTAAATTATTATTTCCGTCCGTAAGGTTTACTAGAAATTTTAATTTTTTCATTTAGTTTCATACTCCTTTAAATTCTTTTTCAAATATTTCAGGTAATCGTCGAAATATCCCATATAATGAATATATTCTTTACCTTTCAACATCTTCAATTTCATATCAGCATTAATGTCTAATACCTTAGCCTTTTTGCGTAGAATATCGACCATAAATCGTTTTGTAATTCTACTTATGATTAATAAGTCACCCTGTGGAACAACGCTTGTAATTTCTTTATATTCATGCAATTTTCCCGTTGGTATTTGATACTTTTTCTTAGGAAGATTCTTAGTACTAAATGGTCTAATGTTTGCGCCAGAAGTTTTTGCTTTCATTAAATCTGCAATAATAGAAATATCTTTATCATAAAATTTGAAATATACTTCTCCATCTGCAACATAAATGTCTTTCATTAAATTTAATTCAAGTATTTTATTTTCTAGTTTATCAAAATCAAACATATTGTTTTCGTTAAACTCTTCTAAGTTATTTCCAGTTTTGATTTCATAAAAGCTCTTAATAATATTCTTGCCTCTACCAGTTGAATAGATAATTGCTTCCAATATATTTCTGCCATAATGAACAATTTCGCTTCCATATTGGCATTGAATATAGAGGTCATCAAATGAATTATCTATACAATTGTTGCCGTCTCTTGGGAAGTCATTTGTTCTAGTATCATATCTTGCTATGACTCTATATGTTCCTATGTATTTCTCTAAATATCTTGAAATGTAATCACGTTCTTTCTTAGTTAATGTAAAGATTAATGATTTTAGCTCCTAATGTGTTTCCCAGTATAATGATAAAAAGTTTTGTTATAACATTTATAGACAAAGGGGTTGATGCTAAATTGATATAAACCATATCTGCGATACAATGCTCAAAACCACATAATATAAAAGTTGATACACACAAAAATATCATTATTACTCCAACAATATCAGGTCTTTTCTTATATGATGTTACTGCAATATGCATTAAAATTCCGCACATTAAAGCAAGTAAAAACAAGCTCGTGTATCCACTTGAAAGCTTATTGGACACAATTGTACCAACATTTAAGAAAAATGTTTGATAAATACTTGTGTCTTTCATTATGGTGCTTATTATCCAAGTTCCGATATAATTTCCTATTAAACATATGATCATATAACCAACATCTGTATATCTTGCATTTCCTATTTTGCCAGTAAATAAATTACCTTGGAACAAAATAATAGTTAATAATCCGATTGAAAACATAAATGAACCTACTATATTATTGGGACATCGTAAATATATAATCGCTCCAAATGCAATCATTATTCCAGCAAATATGGACATACTAAAATATTCTAAAATATTAATATCGCTTTTTAATTCCATAAAACAATTTCTCCTGTCTTAAAACTTTGTTTAACATCAATAACTCTTTGATTAGAACTACCGCACCAATGTAAAGTAATATCTCTTAAGTTTTCAACATATCTGCCATCTATAAACACATCACACTTAGATACAATATGTTGTCTTAATTCCATTTCTGGGTTTTGTGCAAATAACTCCTCCCAAGTATATCCAGAGTATAACCATATATTTTTATTTGGAAATAAAACTCTGATTTTATCTATCAAATTTAATACTTTTTCAAGGTTATTTAGGTTTAATGGGTCGCCCCCACTAAAAGTTACACCAGATATGTAATCGTTGCTTAGAGCTTCATATAGTTCATTTTCTGCGTTTACATCAAACAAAATACCGCTATTACTGTCCCAAGTTTGTTTGTTTTGGCATCCTTCACAATTATGGGAGCAGCCTGAGAGCCATAATACAACTCTCAGACCATCACCATTATTCATGTCAGGATAAGTTAAATTATGATAGTTCATAATTATATCCTTTCATGTTACATACTTTTTCTGTCTTCGATTTCTAAATTCTTTGCGTCATTATATCTTGTTTCTCCATGAACTCTGGTGAAACCGAGATAACCGTTCCAATATCTCACTACCGTTACTTTCGTAATATTTATATACGGTTTGGACTATACAATCTATGTAGGATTATAGTCTCTGAACGTCCTCCATCGTCTATACGTTAAGGAGTTTCGCTGCGTCTGAGTAACTTCCATACTCGATAACCTAATTCTAAGAATTTTTATGGTATGTGCTTTCGCTGTTCCGCATTCACGTCTACCGTTTCCAGTTCCGTTGTAGCTTCTTAGACTCTAAAGGCTTCTCCGCAATTTAACCTATTTATACAGGACAAACGGGTTTTCAATCCTGTCAATTTTTGTAATTGTGCTACTGCCACATTTAGGGCAAACATCCATTTCTACTTGCTGATAACCGCAATCTTCGCAATAACACATTGCCAGATTAACACCTTCGTAAAATCCTTTTTCCATTGCTCTAAGAACCAATGTTTTAATTGCTTCAACATTATATCCTAGTGTGTATCTACAATATTGAATTTTACCACCATTGAATAGATTCCAAAATCGTTCTTCTTTATCTTGTTTTTCAATGGGAGACATATCTTCAGTCACATGGCAATGAAAACTATTACTTACATACGGTCTATCCGAAACGTTTTCAATAATTCCGTATTCTTTTCTAAATTGGTCAACTTGCAATCCACATAATGATTCGGCTGGTGTTCCATAAATAGCATAAAGTATTTTATCTTCTACTTTAATTCTCTGAGTGTAATCGTTAATATATCTCATTACGTCTAATGTAAATTGACCATCCTCACGAATTGATTTTCCATTATAGAGTCTTTGTAATTCGTTTAGTGCAGTTATTCCATAACTCATAGTCATGGGTGGAAGTAATGATTTAATTTTTTCATCTGGTTTTAAATATCCCCCAAGCAAGCCACCTTCACAAAAAGCAATAGGGTTGACACTTGCTCGTAATTCTCCAATATACTCATATGTGCGTTTATGTAGGTTTCTAATCAATTCAAGATAATAATTTAATACTTCATAAAAATCTTTAGATTCTTTTCTGGATTTTGCTAAAATCATTGGTAAATGCAATGAGATTGCCCCTAAGTTAAATCTGCCTTCAAATACAGGTTTGTCGTTTTCATCGGCAGGACTCATACCACCCTTTTCATACCACGGAGACAAGAAAGCACGGCATCCCATAGGGCTTACTACTCTACCGTATTTTTTATACATATCAGCGATATAACCGTCGCCTGTTAGACTTAGCCAATCAGGGTACATAGTTTTGCTACTACATTCAATTCCTGCATTAAATACGTCTGCACTGGGATATCTATCGCTACCATCACCATGCAAGTTTTTATCATATAAAAATACAATCTTAGGGAACAATACAGGACGTTTAAATCCCTTTTTACCCTGTCCTTCTTGATGGACGTTTAACATTTTAATAGCTGCCATCTTACCAAATTGACCTGTCGCTAACCCAATTGTCATAGTAACAAAAGGATAATCTCCACGGCTAGACCCAACAGTATTGAGTTTATATTCGATACCTTGCCATCCTTGTTCAAAATCACGCTCTACTTTTGTGGTTGCATATTTAATAGCTTTTTCTTTTTCGAGGTTTATATCTTTAATTTCATAATCGGCAGTAATATCCGCATATTCAGTGATATATTTTTTAAATGATTTAACAGCATAGGGTTCTAAAATTTTATCTACTTCTGGCACAGTAAAACCCAACGGGTGCATATGTTTCCATATTCTTACGTTTTATCCCATTGGAACATATTTTAGTGTTTGCTAAACACTCTCGCTCTTTCAACATGTGATTAAATCATGTTTACTCTACTCGGTTATTCTCGTAATAAAAGCCTTAATATTACGATATCCTTTTGATGTCCTCTACACATTTATCTCTATCGGATAAAAACAAAAATCTTCCTTTCCATTTTTTTTATCTAAATACCTATTTATTTGTGTGTGTGATAAATTAATATTCTTACTTGTTTCTGTAATTGTTTCATAATATTTTAATGATTTGTCAATAGTATCAATAATGTAAACGTGAACTTTTGATGCACCATAATCTGAAATGTTTCTATTTAATTCTGTATACGCATGTTTATTGTTTAAAGAATATGTACAAAATTCTAAATTGTCTATTTTATTGTTTAATTTGTTTCCATCTTTATGATTAACTACTTCAAAGTTACTTAAATTTTCTAAAAAAGTATTTGCAATAATAATGTGAGTATATACCATTTTTCGTGTTGCGTTCTTATTCAACCCAAATTGCAGATAACCATTTTTATTTAATCTTTGTTTTATTGGTATACCTTTTTTAAATTGTAATTTCCCAGATTTTTCTTTTATATACCTATCTAGCGTTTTTATATTACCTAAATTAGAACATTGGTACATACCTTCATATTCTTTTATGTCTTTCCAAATTTCTTCAATCATAATTCATTAATTTATCCGATAAAGAATTTAGCACGGTATTACCTTTATCTCACCATTGCAGGCTTAGGTTCTCTTAGTCAGCTTATTCGTCTTTTTATAATGTCTCATTATCGGTTTACTCTCAATGAGAAGTCTTATTTCGCTGATACCGTTAGCAGTCGTATGACTACACCAGATTATCAATCTGTTAAACGAGTTTTATTACGGCTAAAATTAAAGGCAACCGTATTGCTGTGCGGCAGTTGATAAAATAATATCTCCCATAACGTCAAAAGCCGTATCTAGTGAGGTTGGCTCATTATACCAAACATTACCCATCTCAAACCCGTCTTTCATTACTTCTCCTACTCTGAAAAGACAGCAGTTAAAGGTATCAAGTCTTGCACTTCTATCATGGATATAAATATATCCATCTTTCATTGCTTGTTTTTCATCAAGAGTCAAGAAGAATTTTTTATATAATGCACTACTTAATTCATTATAAATAAGACTGCGTTTTGTAGCTACCAAAGCAGAATCAGTATTTGCATTATTCTTATCCCCAATATATCTAATTATTTGACTACTTTGGTAAACATCGTCCATCATGTGAACAAAATCTTTTTTATAATTCCTATATTCTTTATATGACTTGGCTACTTTGGGGAAATTTTCTTCCAAAACTGACTCTACAATGTTGTGCATTTCATAAATTTCTGTATCTTCCAAACCGTTTTCTACTAACTTATTCCATACTGAATTACAAATTGTTTGATAGTTTTCTTGTGTCAAATCAACCATCGCTCTTTTAGCCGCCTTGTTGCAAGCGTTAATAATTTTTTGCTCGTTAAATTCCTCATAAGTTCCATCTTTTTTAATTACGTTCATCAAAATCCTCCTGTTAATTCTTTCCTTAATATCTTGCTAACCCTACCCAACTCACAATAAATTCCTTCGTCATCATCGCTACTTAATATACAGCTTAGACAATCTAAACCAATATTATCTTTATAACATTTACAATCGGTAAAAATCTTATATGGAATCCTGTGATTTTTACAATAAGCAATTTCACCCATACATCCTGTGCTATTTGTATAATCACCAAATACCCACATTTCATCACACTTATCAAGTAGCCAAAGGCACATGTTCAAACCTTCGACATATGGTACTTCATCGTACATCATTCCAAAACAATGAATTGGTGATACAAATAATACATCTGGAAATTTCTTATGTAGATATTTAATGACTCTCTCTACTTCTTCTGCGTTTTCTACTAAACCACTTGACGGGTGACTAATGTATACTACTGACTTGTATTTATCTATTACTACCTCTCCTTTCTCATTTTACCTAGTTAATAGTATCTTTGATAAAACGGTTTACCTTTTCATTTAATTCATCAATAGAACCGCTATTATCAATTATGTAATCATACTTATAATTAAGTACGCTTGCATCGCTAGAATTGCTCTCAATAATATCTACATTATCATTTGTTACCAATAAAGTAATAACGTCTGGAAATTTATTCTTAATCTTTGTTATTTCCTCTGGTTCTCTAATATCAATTAGAAGAATTCGTCCTTTAATTAAATCAATCTTAAAATCGTCTATGATAAAACAAGTTTCTTTAAATGGCATATCATTGTATTCAACTGAAATTCTTTTTAAATCTGACCATAATTTTCTATTCTTCTCTGTTTTTTCTCCATCACAACCAAAATGCCTACTGATTTCTTTAATGGTATCTATACTTGAATATTTAACGCATTCAACGTACTTATTCATTATTTTATAAATGGTATCTTTACCTACTGTTCCACTACCATTTGTTATGATTACATATTTATCTTCCAATTAATTAATCTCCTTTGTTTTTGTAGTGATCCAATCTGCATTAGGAAGTGTTTCAATCCATTTGCAAAATGCTTTCCACTCTGGCAGTCTATGATTTTTACGTTGAGAGTAAATAGTTTTAAGTTGACAATAATTAGTAGTCATTCCTGCTGTCAATTTACAGCCACAAGGATTAGAATAAAGAATTTTTAAATACTGTTCCGCAATTTCTTCTGATGGATATTTTTCTTTCACCATAAGATTATACAAATCAACTTTTTCTTTCATAATGTCAACAATCCTTGGGTCTACATATTCAATATAGCATTTATCCAAATCAAATTTAGTAATCTTGTGCATTGTTGATTGACTACTAATAATTTCAAACCAGTGATACCTTTCGGATTCTGTCCAGCACTTCACCGTTAGGGTTAAATCAAACTGTACAATAATTCCATGAAGAAAATTATCGTGTGCTTCGCCTTTGGGACAAGTGGCTAGTTTGTTTGTCATGTCTGTAATAGTAGAAGTAACTTTAGATACGTCTACCGCCATAGGATATTTGCTTCGCCTGATGCTTTCTTCCATCCCATAAATCTTTACTTCACTTATAATCTCGTTAAACTCCATTCATTTCCTCCTGTAAATACATTAAAAGTTTTGTCTATATGATTAACACAATTAAGTGCCAATGTTAATAAAAATTACTTATAGCAAAAATAAATTGTTGTATCTAAAATCTCATCATAATATTGATAGTAAATTCCACTACCTTGCGGGAACTCAGCTTGATATACTACGCTATCTGGTAAAACACTGCCATTTTCGATTAATTCTTTTGCAATTTTATAATGTCTTTCTGCTGGTTCTTTTTCAATGTTCCCATCCCAAGTACATTTATATTGTCCTTTAGCATAAATTACATCGTATAAGCTATTTGGAAAATTATTATCTTTGATTCTATTTAGTACAACGCTTCCCGTATACTTAAGTAAATCATCTGAGAACCAACTACAACCCATTTCAGCATTTATGACTCTTGCCAATAAATCAATATCCTTTTGTTTTTGTAATTCTTTTTGTCTTTTTAATTCGATTTCTTCTAATTGTTTTTCAATTTTTTCTTTCAAATTTAGGTTTATAGCGATTACGTTATTGTCTACATCACTTGCCTTTACTACAACAGGCAAAGATAAATTCAATATCATCGCTATAATCATAATTCTTTTGTAGTTTTTTAATTTCATCTAATGCTCCAATCTTATTTTTCCATTTCATCTTCTTCCTCAATATCAATAATTTCATCATAATCGGTATCTAGGCAACATGGACATACTGCAAACCTTTCATATGGTGGCGTATCCAATCCATGTGATTCTTCAATAATCTTGGGATATTCAAACTCATATCCACAATCGTTACATTTATATATGTAAATCACTTCCTACTCTAAAATCTGTCGCAAATATTTAACATCGTTATTCTCTAAGTAATTGTCGATAAGTTTACTTTGTTCTCTTGTACTGGCAAAAGCCTGAACACATAATGTTTTATTCCAGTTTCTTGTATAGCTATCTGTGACGATATTTTTAATCTTATGTGACCGTAAATATTCAACCAGTTCAATTACTGATTCTTTAGAGGAACAAGTAATAATGTTGACATACATACTTTCTTTTGAAAATTTATTGTTTAGCTTCATAGCAAAATATGCACCTATTGCACCTGAAACACCAACTGTAATATTCATAATAATGCTATTAGTAATTACAGCGTTTACGATAACAGTAAGAAAAAGAAAGTTTGAAAATCCTACCATTAGTGATGCTAACAAAATTTTATTTTTATAGACAAGGATTGATTTTGTAGTTGTAACAAAGCTATCCAAAACCTTCATCCCAATGTTTAATGCAATTTGAATCATTTTTACCTCACTTTTCTTTCTTAATTTCTACTACCCAACCATCACCATCACAAACTACGATCCAACCTTTGGAACGGTATTCTTCTGCTTTTTCCAATGTTAAATTTTTGTACTTGTCTTTAATAATCATATGTATTTATTAATCTCCTTTAAATTCTAATTCGAGTTATTGTGTTATTTTACTACAATCAAATCGCCAACATAAAAATTCCAGCCAATTTCATCTTCTAATAAAGCTACAATATTAGGGTTATCTCCATAGTATTTTTCATATTTTACCGTAAAAACCTTATCTTTGTTTTCATTTACCCAACTCTTATATTTACTTGTGAGTTTATTATAGTCTGGATGAGACTTGATTTTATCAATGTTTAGCTTAACTTTCGTTCCTTCTGGAATAGTTTCTGTTGATTTATTGATGTTTAAAAATGCGTCAACTTTTTCTTTTGAGTAACCTTTTGATTTTAGTTCTTTTGCAGTTTTACGTCTTTGTTCTCTGTTCATAGTTCCTCCATTTAAAATTTGTCATTTATTCAAATACTACATACATAACCAATCCATCATGTGAACCTTCTTCATTAATTATCAACCTATCTCCATTTTTTATATCTTTTAAGTTATCAAACTTTTCTTTATCTATAGAAACTATATATGTATTTCCTGTATTCAATATCTATATTCCTCCTCATAAAACTCGCATTTTATTACTGGCTTTTTCTCTTGTCTTTGATATGTAAATACAATAATCCGCAAAATTGATTGATGATACAATATATAATTATTGGAATGAATGAATCGCAAGTAGATGATAAATACATTCCTATTGCCAAAAATATAATCCAATATAGCTTTTCAAACTTACTCATATATTTCTTTTTCTCCTCCTAATCAAAAATTAATTTTATTCCCAAATATCTAACAATTCATAGTCAACAGTTAGAATTTCTGTATCAAAAGTGTCAATACAATCAAACCCTTCTAAATCTTCAAATGTTCCATTTTTAATTGCATCAATAACAATTTCTTTAGATTCTGCTCCTGCTACACATCTTAAAATTTTAAAACCATGAGCCACTTCAAAAGCAAATGTTTTCATAATGTTTTCTCCTTTACTTTCCGTCAATATCACTGCCGATGCAATATTCGTATCTTTGTTAAAACACTTAATCACCACAAAATCATCCATCATTCTTCTATCTACTGCTATTTTCACTTGCATATCTTTTGGAAACCTTGCCAATTGATAAATCAAATCACTTACTTTCACCTAACCCCTCCTTAATTAATATCTTTTTTATGCTCGACTTCTAAAATCATCGTAGTCATAATATTCTTCGTCAGTTTTAAACAAATCTATAAATAATAGTTTGGCGGTCATATTTTCAATCGGTAGATATTTTTTATCATCAATATAAACGTATCTATCATTTAAAAATCGTTCTATTCTTTGCAATGTTTCTTTTCTATTCATAACATACCTCGTTAAAATTGGACTTTTATTTACATATTTACTCAGATATCTATTCTTCTTTTAAGTAATCAAATGTTTCAAATCTATATTTTTGTTTAATGTCTGGATATTTTTCATGATCAACTTTTTCCATAAACATATCATACGGTCTTGCGTAAATATCATGATCGACACCTAATTCTTCATTCTTATATAATGCTCTGTAAATAACTAATTTTTCTTTTGTTTCAGTATGAGTTGCAATTGCTTCGATTATATATAGATAGTCCATTGACTTTTCAGGCTCTCTAATTGTTTCTCGTTTAAAATGCTTTACAATGTCGCAACATTCTAATCTTCCCATGCATATCTCCTTCCATCTTAAAACACTTATTTTATTTTATTTATCTTGTTGTCCATAGTAATAGTCTTTTATGTATGGGCTTAATTCAAAACCCTTACAACTACGTTTTTCATACATGTCGTAACTAGGAATTAACCAATGGTTTCCACAAAATCGCTTTGTCTTATTAAATTCAATTGCGCTAATAATATTTCCACAACCTTCAGCGGCTTTCATTGAATTAGAACAGTTATAGCAACATCTTTTAGGTTTCATTCTTGCTCCTTTCCGATAATGATAAAATCAACTTTTTATTTGTATCTTCACGCCATTACCAATCTGATATGCTCAGTCATATTCTCCAACTCTTCATCTGAATAAATAGATAATGTTGTCATGTCTGGAATAATAAGAATTCGCCTATCCTTGAATTGATGTTTGAGTATATTCATTACATTTTTTAACTCTCTTTGACTACAACTATTTTTACAATATTCTAAAACAATAACATCTGAATCTCGTGGAGTAAGCGAATAGATACTCGTAAAAAGTTGTTGCTTAGATTTTTTCTTTCTAATTCGTTTATTCATAATCTTAATCAGCCTCCTTTTATTTGTTCATAATCTTACACACTTCTTTGTCTTGAATGTTGTAATAACCCCATGCTAAATATGATTTATTGTCTGACGATGTTCTTGTAAATTCAATTTTTAATTCTTCTTTATTCATTGGTTGCCCACAAATTTCCTTGACGGCTTGTATGTATTCCTCTTTTTGATAATAATAAATATGATTTAGTTTATTTTTAACTCTTTTATGTCCTCCACTCCAACCCCAAGAAATATTTTTTAATTCATAATACCCATAGCATCCACAATCTTCTGCATCTTGACCTACGGTATCTGAATATACAACATAAATATAATCTTCATCGCTTAAATGATAATCAATACAATACTGAACCAAGCCAAGAATTGCTTTATACGAGTATCTCTTATCTTTTCTATGTTTTTCATGTAAATTATAAATTGGAGTGCAAATACATTTAACTGGAAACAAAGCAATATTTAGCAATTTGTATTTTACATTCATTAATTGTTTAGTTCTTTGATAGCTTTTCATTATACCTCCTACTTAAAATCTAAATTTTAATGTTTTAATACTTGAATGTTTCTTGATTTTTAATCCACTCTTGAACTTCTGTATCCGTTGCATCTCGACAATCAGCTTTATTGAATTTTACGCCAAAGAGACCAAAACCTTCAGCATAATTTCCAATCCAATTTTCACTATCTTCATCTGAAACACAAATCAACTCTGCATCATATGTATTTCTTGATATATTACCTAACTTATGAATTGCTGTACCACCCTTTTTAATAAACATCAATTTGTGAAACTTCATATCGTTAATGTTGCCCGCTAAAAACTGCGGCTGATGTAATGGAATTATTCCCATGAGAACCCTATCATTTCTTTACACATATTTTTTAATATCACTATCAGTAAAAAATATGTTAAATTCTGGCAATTTATCTTTGACTTCTGTTCTATCTACTTGTTCCCAGTTTACAGACAGTACATTTGTCATTGGATACATTGTCCCGTTGTCCTCTTCAATATAGCCATTTGACACTATATCAATCATTAAATATTCCCCTATGGTACAACATAAGCCAGATACTTTTGCCCACTTAGATTCGCTTCCATAATGAACAATTCCATCTGTAGTTTTAAAAACTGGTCTCCACTTTTCTAGTTCAATATAATGTTTAGTGAACATATTTCCTCCTATGAACTACTTAAAAGCCATGTTTTGTTAGCAATCTATCCATGTAACTCCTACTTGTTTACAAAATTCTAATGCTTTATCTTTATCAATAAATGTTCTGTAATTACCACATCCGTAAAATACTATGTACATTTAAATCAACTCACTTCTATATACGTTCACTCCTCAACTTTATCATTAAAACTGTTTCTAAAATCATCCAACCATTCATTTCTTTTTTGAACTCTATCTAATTCGCCATAATAAGATTTTGCTGCGTTTGATATTTGTTCTACACACCATTTAATATTATCCTCAACATATTTTTCAGGAGAAACAACTGGTGTTCTATTTAACTCTTCTTCATAAAATTTATCATGGTCTGGAATGCTCATATCAATTTGTTCCATTGCAAATTTCTTTAAATTAATATGTTCTTCTGTTGGTGGTGTCCATTGTTCAATTTCATTTTTTATTACCAAGTATTTTTCTCTTTTAATCTTATCATTTTTAACACACTCATTGATTTCTTTTACTTTATTCTCATATTTGGTTCTCATTTCATTCTCAGCTTCTTCAATTGTCATTCTTTTGGCTTCATCTAATTTATAAATTGCATCGTTTAATCTTTTTTCATAATAATCATCTGGAATGAATTTATTGGGGATTTTTTCACTTAAACCATCTTCTCTCATTCCAACGCAAACACCAAAAGCTCTGCAACATAATTCTAAAAAATCTTTACCAGTATTAATTTTTCCATCTTCAATATAAGATGTGTATCCTGTTGGCATATTTATCTCCTTTTCTCCTTAAAATTTTTGTTTTAAATGTTTCTAAAATATTATATCTTTGTTAACCACAATCGTAGTTGTTTGTATGATTTGATTGGATCTGTGATTCTTACATTTGAGTTACATATGTAACAAGATGTTCGTTGTAAATATAAGATATATGGGCTTGAAGATTTGTTTTTCATACAATAGAATTCATATATTCCCGCACATTCATCAAAAAACACAAAACCACACTCTCGGATTATTGAAATTATTTTGTCTTTGTCCCATTTATTAAAAGGATAATCATGTTTCACAACAATTCACTCCCTAATTTTTTGTTTTATCTTATAACTTACCCATGTTGATGTCGTCATACAATCTATCCAGTGCTTTTTCGAACGCTCCTATACCTGAAAAGAAGCTACTTAGTTTTAAATCATTAAACAAATATGGCATAGCTTTATAAAGCTCAATATATATGTAATATAAAACATCTACTACAATTGAATTGCCAGCCTGTTTATATAATTTATTGTCACTTAATGTATTCCTAATGGTGTTAAAATCATCATCTGCAAATCCCATAATTCTAAAACTTTCTTTAGGCGTTAATTTTCTAACCTTGCCATTTGAAAGCATATACCAGCCTGTTTTAGCTCCACCTCCACCAGCTTCACTTTTTAATGTTCTAGCACAATTATTGCTATAAATTCTATTTGCATCTCCGTTATATCCATTTATGTATCCTATTTGTTTTAATCCAAAACAATTTGAAACATCCTGATAAGAAGGTAAAATAGTCATATTTTCAACTTTATCTCTAGATAAATAATACTTACTTTCTACTTCGCTATTCATAAAATCTCGTAATCTAAGTCCATTATCAAATTCTGTTGGAAACTTAAATTTACCATTATCTAATTCTTTCTTGATTCCAATAAGATAAATGCGCTCTCTGTTCTGTGGTACTCCGTAATCTTTTGCATTTAAAACTTTGTAATAGCAATTGTATCCATATTCGTTTAATTCATTGTAGAATAAATCAAATGTTCCTTTAAATTTTTTCCCAACAAGATTTTTAACATTTTCAAACATAATCACATTTGGTTTCTTTACCTGAATTATTCTTAAATATTCTACAATTAAAGATGATGTTGTTTTCTTGTCAATATTTTTACTTCCACATTTAGGGCAAGTATTTCTATTTGCATAATGTAATTTCAATGGATTATATTCTTCACCACAATCTTTACACGCCCATTTTGCACCTTCTTGCTTACCAGCTATACTAAAACTCTGACAAGGCGATCCACCTACTATCCAGTTAAAATCTTCTAACTTTGTTTCGTCAACTTCTAAAATGTCTCCCAAATTTAAACCTGCATTTATATTATGTATAGTACAATAGCTTTGAGCTGTATCTTTATCAAATTCACAAAAGTTTACCAATTCATAACTTTTATTTTCTTTGTTCAATTTTATATTTTTTACAAGAGGAACGTTCCTAATTCACCTAGTATTACTTGCTAATTCCTTTCGTCTTTTTAGTTTTATGTATTTGTGATGTTTGCAACCACCACATAAAAATCACATTTTAATGCCAAAATCGGTTTCAGAAAGCCTTATAAATCAAGGTTTCTTAATTTTTATATTTCGATTATTTTATATAATCATTTAACTTTTACGTTCATAAAATCAAATATGGTCTTCATTCCTAATCCCCCATCACTCCAAGGTCTCATGCAATATTCCCACAACGCAGGATGAGTTAATTTTAATTGTTGAAATTTATTTGGTTCTTTTTGTAAATGACAACCAAACCCGCAAAAAATACATCCTGTCCTATTAACTCCTGTAGTATAATAATTGTTTTTATCATCTTGCTTAATCTCTCCATAAACAGAAGGATAGGGGATTTCATATCTTACTATGTATTCTAATACGTTTTGTTCCAGCCAAAATCCCATCGGTTTAGAAGTTGCTCTTTCTTTGTCAAAAGCATTACATCCACTTTCTAAATAATGTTGTTTTCTTTCTTTACTATCTTCAGCCATTTCCCCTATAATTGGATGTCTCCCAGAAGATTTTTCATATTCATGGGCTGGTTTCTTTTTCATGATTGAACAACATTTATTCGACACAGGGATATCTGATTCGAATACTTTCAAAGCAAGAAGCGAAGGTTTCATATATTGATATTCTTCTTTGGTTTTTGGATTAATTCTATATCCATACATATATCTGTTTAATTTTTTAACATCATTTTTCTCTTTAGCTTTTCTACCATAATATATATTTTTAGCAGTTTCTTTGCTTATTAATGGATAACCATATTGTTCTATTACTTTTTTAAAAGTGATACGTTTACCATCTTTATCTTTTGGGTAATCAACAACTAAGTCAACTTCCACATCATATTTTTCTTTCAAATAATTAGGGAATACTTTTACGTGCTCCTTTAATTCTGGGTATTCCAGTCCTGTGTCAGAAAACCATAAGACTAATTTACATTCAAATAATTTGCAAACTCTAGCTGCCATATCAGCCAATACAGTAGAATCTTTTCCTCCGCTGAATGATATATAAACCTGATTATTGAAATGATTCATATATTCCATAATTCTTGCCATTGTAATTTGTATTTTGTTATTTAAGTCGTAACTTTGTAATCGTTTTAAGTCTTCATCTGTAAAAACATTTTCACTCATCTTTTTTATGGAGTAAACGCAGCGTTTAATTGGTCGACCAAACCTCTTACTCCTTTTCTATATATTTCATTTTATTCTTATATGAATCAACCAATTTATAACGTTGTAAGTTATACTTAATATATAATATCCAGTTACTAGAATGCAGTATATTGGATTAAGACAGATTAACCATAATGAATATAGAACACATCCCATCACATTTAAGCCAGTCCTTTTGTGAATATTTAATGGACTAAAATAATATGGTAAATTCCAGTAAAGTTCTTGTTGTCTTGTTGCAAATATGCTATAAAAAATTGTTATAAAAGCCGCCACTATTCCATAAAATGCATATACTTCAAGCGCAGTTATAAACTTTTCAATAGAAATTCCTCCTTTAAAATTACTATTTTATTTATAAGTAAATTTCTTTTTTTGACACATCTACATCGTTAACCGAAAGAATTTTTGCAGTTTTATCTTTAAATATTTCAACTTCCATCTTAACTTCAGAACCTAGATAAACCATATTCCTCCCATCTTCGCTAAATGTCTCAGTGAATTTTTCTTCTATTTCCCAGTTATCTTCTTTTTCTCTGTGAAAATAAATTACCTCTTTAAAAGAATCCACTTTTGCTCCTCCTTTATACTTAAAATCACGTTTCTATTGCCTTAGTTGGCATTTGTAGTAAATCATGTAAACAATTACACTTATAACTACGAGCATTAGATATACTCCTATTCCATAACCAATATTGGTATTTGGAAATACTTTTTATAATTTTGGGTATAAATAAAACACCAATTTTATGTCCATTTTAATACTATATATTGTGTTTACTTTCTATTTATTTACTATATGTAGTATATATTTTTGTTATTTTTCAATATAAATGCTAAAATCACATTCTGGACATTCAATACTGTACGTATCATTGCCTCCGCAACCACTGTGATAAAATAGATCTGATTTAGCGTATTCCAGCTTACTACTACATTTAGGGCACTCTACAATAAATTTTCTTTCACTACCCTTTTCTAATACTTTAATCATCTTTTCACTCCTAACTTCTGCAATAATTCGTACCAAGTACAATAAATTCCTAACCACAATCTCTGATACCAATGTAGCTTAATATCATACATTCCTAAAAATGCTCGTCTACCCCGTTTATTGTCTAGCCCAACATCAATACTCTGTATGCTAGAACCATTCTTAAATTCAATCTTCATAATACCTCCTGCTATAGAATTCAAGATTTATCTGCTCAAAATTTCTTCAAGTGTTACTGGTTCATAATCCCACATCATTGTTCCGACATTGTACATTTCACAACGAATACCTTCGCCAATTAAAAACTGTCTAATTTCTTCCACATAATCATCTTCCCTAGAATTGTGAACGTGGCCATACAGCATAATTGCTCCATGATAATGATGATTATAAAAATGAATTGGATAGTGTGACAAAATTAATTTTTTACCATCAACGTTGATTTCAGCATAATCTTTTACTGACTCAAAACAACTTCTAATAGAGCTATTTAGTTTGTCGTGATTGCCTTTAATTAATTTCTTGATGCCATTTAATTGATTATAAATTTCAACCGTTTTATTATCTTTGTGCCAAGAAATATCGCCTAATATGTAAACAACATCCTTAGAATCAACCTTGTTATTCCATCTTTTAATTAACTCTGCGTCCATTTCCTCAATATTTTTAAATGGACGATTATCATATTGAATAATATTTTTATGTCCAAAATGTAAATCACTTGTAAAATAAATCTTGTTCATATTAGTTTCTCCTTTTAAAATTTCGGTTTTATTTGCTCAATCTACCATCATTCCCAATAACTCTATAACTCTTTAATACTTCCATTTCTTGTTCATATGTATCACAAGCCAATAACATTGTTTTGATTTCACGAATTGAATCACCGAGTTTCCTTGCTTTAGCATCTCTTTCTTCTTCTACTGATTTTAGTTGCTCCTTCGTTTCTGGTGTAATATATAATTCTTTATCAATATGAATAGAAAGGTCGTAGCTATCATCTATATACAAATCTTTAATGGTTTCATTTGCTTCATTAATACTTTTCATTAATTTAGTTACTCTTTCATCTGCTTCAACCAGTTTATTAATCTTTTCGTAATATTCATTTTCTACTTCAATGAGTCTTTTCTTAAAACATAAATCAACAATTCCTTTTGTCTTAATCTCTTTCATATTATTATCCTCCTGTGTAATCTTACGTGCCATTTCATATAGTTCATCTTCTAACTTTTCCAAGTTGTCATTTTTACATGTTAATTTTATATTTTTAATTTGCAGTGTTAATCTTTTAAATTCAATAATTTCTTCAACAGTTTTTGGCTTATATTGATCTTCAAGCACTATAGTATTCTCCTCTTAAAATAAATGTTTTATCTTGTTAAATGTCTTTCCAATGTTTGTATTTATTTGTATATCCAATACACTTTTTGTAACCATTTTCAATAAACCACTCACGATATTTTTCATTAAATGGTTCAAAATAACACCCATTTTCAGGACACATTGATTCATTTGTGCAACCACAACATGCATTCAAGTTATCCCCTGCTTCAAAGTAAGTTTTACACCTAACACATACTTCATTGTACCCACTTGGATGAATTTCTTCATACTGACTATACTTTTCATCTTTCCATTCTTCTTTATGTAAAATTTGAACAATTTCATCTCTTAACTTTTTATTTTTTAAATACTCAGCAAATATTTCTTCATATATTTCTTTAGTTGTTTTTGTGTCAATTATTCCTGTTCCATTACAATTTTTACATGTGTTCTCTTTGATTATTGTTTTATTCTCAACATGAGAAATTTCCTCAATATATCCTTTCCCATTGCATTTAGGACATTCCTCTGACATATCATAAAAATAATAAGAAGGTAAATCGTATTCATGCTTTAATAATTTCCAGTAATAATCAACCTTCCGTCTCGCCAAAATTAACTCATAAGTTAAGTAATGTTTTTTCTTAACCAAAATTCCTTTACCGTTACATCTCTCACACTTAGTTGTCTCAATAGTTCTTATTTTATTTTCAATATCATAGTGTGTTTTATCTTTTACACATGTACCTTTGCAATTATCACACGTTACAAGTAAATCCATTTATATTCCTCCACTTAAAATACCTGATTTAACTATAATCTTCTTCCATGAAATCACTGATAAACTCATCTACTTCGTAGTCACATGGAACAAAGTGTTTTGCACTAACCCATCGCCATTGTCTATTTAGGTATGTTAAAAACTTTGGATAACCATTAGAATCTTGCTCTACAGCATAAATCTTGATTTTAACACCCCAAGGTTCTCTTTTATCGTAAGCTAGAAACATATGTAATCACTTCCTTTATTTAATTTTCTTCCATTCTAATTTGCCACAGGGACTTAGAAATATTGCAAAATCTCCGTAAACTGAAACTAATTTACCACATATATTTCCCATTAATTATTTTTCCTTTCATTAAATTGACTTAGACTTTAAAATCTTGTATGGTCTTGTACCAATAAACAATCCTTGAAAATAACTTACACAATCTGAAATAGAATTTCCTTTATATAAATATGTACATCCAGTCTTTAAATCTTCAATCTCAACTTTTACTAACGCAGGTTCGCTTATTGCTAACATTTTAATTAACCCTCTTTCTATAAATATGACCACAATCGCATCTATAAATTTCATACTTTCCATCTGCCGATTTGGTCATATTATGTATTCTGCAAAAGCACTTTCTACAAACATTATCACTCAATTTAATTTCCTCCATAAAAGTGTGAATTTATCTTATTCTATTCTCCAGTCATAATATTTTTTATCTGTTAAACTTCTTGTAGGGGTATTTATTTTACACAATGGACACTTAATGCTCCAATCGGTTGCTTGCCCTTCAAATGGAACATCTGCACAATATGTTATGGTTTCATCGTTTACTGTAAAGCTTAAGATAGAGCTACATCCAATACATCTTATTTTAAATATTTTTAACTTATTTTTCTCTATTATTTTAACCATTTATGTAACGACTTCCTTTGTAGTTAATTTTGATTAATAAATCCTACGCTGTAATTATAATGATACTTTAAATTAAATTTCTTAATTGATAACTCTCCAAATTTTGCGTAATCTGAAAATATAGCATCAAAGAAATTAATCATCTTAGGGTGAATCTTAGCCGTTTTCTTTTTGTTTAACCAGTATTCAAGGGGCGATGTTTTAGTAAAAGATTTTCCTCCGTAAACCTTACCTGCACCAATATAATCACATACCATTTCTACTGCATATTTATAAGGCATAATAATTGGTACTCCACCATCATCTAAATAATCAATCCAATATTCATAATGATGCGGATTATGTCCTTTATGATGTAACCATGCATTACAATATCCCTTTTCTTCTTTCGCTTGGTCAACTGGTGAGCGTTTACCATTGTAATATTTTGCATACTCGATAAATTCTGATGGGGTATATTTAGATAAATCATGAAATACTCCTTGTAATGGGATACCTGCTCTACAACATTCTTTAAATACTTCCCATTTATGTTTTGTGATAATGTTAAAATGTTTAACTGACTTATGTAAAATATTCAATTATTTATCCTCCTAAATTTACTTGTTAAAATCACTCTCATGAAAATCATAGTTAAATCTGGTATGAGAATTCTTATTATGATAAAAATGAACTGTAATTACGCTACTTTCGTAGTCCAAGCATTTACCAGTTACAGTTATTTTTGTTTTAAAAATACGATTGATTAATGGCAAATTTACTTTAATCATTTGTTCCAATTTTTCATTAGGTGTTTTATCAAACAAGACTTTTAATCTCTCATTATACTGTGTTTTATATTCTTTCCTTCCGTAGATTTCATAATAAATTTCTTTTCTCATACTACTGTAAAGACTAATTAATTTGTCTTCAAAATCTTGGATAAATCCATTTAATTCACTTAGATTAGCCATATTATTCCTCCTTAAAACTGTTCTTTTATGTTATTAAAGAATGTTTGAGTTATCATAATCAGATAAATCAATAATTTGTGTTTCACCATCTTTTACTTGTAATATTGCCAAGAAAAGAATCATTTTTTCGGCTATAATTTCGTTGTAATCTTTTTTCCTTTCATAGAATAATGGTTGTCGGCAAACATAATCTTTCATAAAACATTTCAATTGCTCGGTATTAGAAAAATGAATAAGTGTTGGTAAAAGACTAAAGTTAATTACATCAGAAATAGTTATATATTTTTTACAAACACCACATTTTATTTCTTGATATGCAATCAAAGCCTCTAAATCATTTTTATGTTTGTTCGTATCATAATGTTTCTTACATATCAATAAAACATCTTTCTCATGTGTCTTCATGCTTTCCTCCTTTGCGTCATTTAAGCCCATTCTTTTATCATACAATACTTTTCAAGTTTTTAATTTTTTCAAGTAACTCACAAACTTCTTCCTCAGTATCACATTCATAAGTACCATCTTTGTTTGCTCCAAATTGTTGCAATATGTTCCAATCAAAATATCCATCCCAATTACACGCTGCTACAGAATATCTTAATTTTTGATTTGCCCATGTATTTTTTGTTTTATCTATAATGCTCGCACACCAGCCATTAGTGAATACGATGCTTGAATCGGTAGTTGTTCTATACTCATTCATACTATTGGTGACTGAAATACCATGCTTTACAAAATCTTCAATTTTCATTATGTAATCCTCCTTTAAAATGCACATTTTAAGTCTAGTTTTACCCAATCATTTGCATAATTTCATCATAGAAACAAGTCCTACCTTTATATGGTACATATGTAACTTCTTTTAATTTCTCTTGGATTTTTTTAATGTCCCAATTATTTGTATGGGCATTTATCATAATGTCTATGTATTGCATAGCTTGTTTTATATCCGTATGTATCTGTCTTAATTTTTGCTGTTTTCCATAAATGATTGTTCTTATATGAGCAGGAGGATTATACTTTTCTATAATATGTATTAAATCAGATAATCCCAAGTCGTAAAACGATAGAGCTTTGTTTAGAATTTCATTTTTTTCAATTAATTCTTTTTGAGTGTAAGCATATAATCCCATTATGTTACTAGCTTCGTTTTTAATCTCGTTAACAATTGACATATCGAAACTAATATGTTTGTTCTCCACGATGGTTTTTGCTTCTGACTTATGCTTATTAATGTCAAAAACTTCCCCTGTTTCTTTTTCTTCTAAATAATAATTTTTCATTGATTTAGATAGAGAATTGTTTAATATAGCCATTGCTTGTTTGTACGGAAACACATCTGACAATGCAGCGCAAGACGTTTCTTTGTATTTATATCCTTCTTTTTGGATATATTTATGTCCATTTGTTATGTAATACATTTTACCCATTTTATCTCTCCTCTCGTTTTTGTTTGTTAATTACTATGGGTCTTATCGGACTTGAACCAATTTTAACGCTACCTAGCAAAACCCTTGTTTTAAATTAGAGTTTATAGATTATGGGTTAAGCGGGTTTCAATTGCTTATATACAATATATCACACCACCTAACCCATGTCAACTGTTTTTAATTAGAGTTTATAAATTATTTTAATTTAAAACAAACGGCAGATACCTCACATTCATCTGGCATTTCAAATACGTTGTTCTCATATGTAGCAGTTTCATTTTCAGCAATAGTATTTGTATATGTCGGTTGCAAATAAGCAGTCTGAATCATATCTAAAACTTTAAGTGCTTGAGTTTGTGTTGAATAGCTACCCATTGTATGTTCAACTAAACTATTCGTATAAAATACAATTCTATATTTATCATCTTGTCTACCAACATGTGTCGTTCCCACCGTATCAAAATCAATTAACAATTTTTTATTTTGGCTTCTTACTCGCATATTTTCTCCTTTTAGTCTTTAACTGGCGTTAAATAGTAAACGCTGTTTAATGTAATAATTATAATTCTATTTCCATCAAATCTAACATCTTTCATAGCACTCGTTCTAAGTGTTCCTTGTTTTTCATTTCCATTAGCATCCTTATAATATTCAAAAAATATCACATTATCAATTCCACAACACATGATGTTTTTAACAATACAATTTTTACGAAATGGGTATCTACCATCTAGTCTTTCTTCTCCATCTCTATCCGTAATTAGGTCTATTTTGTACATATCTTCTCCTTATTTTGGTCATAAAATTCCAGTTTTATCTAGTGGTCAATATTTTAATCTTTACCTAATGCCCTATACTTTTTGATAGGTTTTTAGCTCTATTTTGAGTTTAATTATTTGGGGTGATAAAAATATCATGTAATTTGTCTAAGTCGTAAATAGCGTCAGAAACGTGTGTAATTTCCGTTGTTATTTGCTACTTTTAATTTAATTTTAGTTATAATTATTTACTTTATCGACTCGTCAACCTGTCACCATAAATTTGTAATTCGTTGTTTTTATCAATGTAAGCAACACTAATGTATGAACTACTCATTCCACAACTACAAAATAAATCGTCGTCAACGTAGGTTTTATATCTCAAAACATACTCCTTACGATTATCAAGCATTTCTTTAATTTCTTCTACACACTCAAATACTTGACCAGTTTCGTCATATTTAGTTACAATATCATAAATTTGTTCTTCAATATTTTCAGGTTCACTTATTTGAAGAATATTTTTTATCTCATTTATACTCTTATCTTTTAATTCATCTAAATCAACTGGAAAATATCTTAAGTATCCTTTTGTTTTAAGTTCACGTAAAAGGTTATCAATCTTACCGAAAAAATAACTTTGTAACTCTGTATCATTTGTTTTATAAAACAGTCTAATTAATTCTTTTAGATCTACCAATTTCATGCCTAAATTAATTGTCATTATTCATTCTCCGTTTCTACTAATTTATTTAATTCTTTTACACAGTCGAAACATAAAGTACAACTGTAAACTTGCGATTTATGTGCAGAAAACCTTACTACCTTTTCATCGTTATATTTAATCTCTTTTCCACAACCAATACATTTACCATTTCTTGATAGTGTGGTTATTCTAAAATTACTACTCATCTCCTTATTTATTCTCCTTTTAAAATTGTTAATAATTCTTTCTCTGTGATAATCTTGATTCCTAATTCTTTTGCTTTTTTGTTTTTACCACTGTTAGATGTGTTATCATTATTTACAAGATAACTTGTTTTATTAGATACTGAACCACTAACTTTGCCACCCAATTCTTCAATTTTTTCTTTCGCTACATCTCTATTTTCAAAATATTCAAGGCTACCCGTAATTACAAATGTTAATCCAGTTAAATCTACACTACTTTTTTCTTTTACTTCTGGTTTCTGAAATTCTAAAACTTCTAATAATTCAGGAATATTTTCTTGTTTATATCTATTTTCATACCAATCATAAATATTAAAATGTAAAACAGAACCGAATCCATCTAGGTTAGTAAACATATAAAATTTATCTAAAGCTTTCTTAAATTTGTTCCAATCATAATCAAAATGTTTTGCTAAAATCTTAGATTGTGACCTACCAATTCCTTCAATTCCTAAAGAATACAGAAAATTATCAAGTTTGACTTTTGCACTATGCTCTATACTTTTTAATAGTTTTCCGACTGATTTTGACCCGAAACCGTCTAGCTTGACAATTTCATCGCAGTGATTTTTCAAGGCGTAAATATCCTTAAAATCATGTAAAATATCTAAGGCTATTAGCTTATTCAAAGTTTCTTCTGACAATCCATCAATGTTCATTCCAGCCTTACAAACAAAATTATTCAGCTTTCCTAAAAGTTTTCCTTTACATTCTGGATTAGCACAATACAAAACTTTTGATACATTATCTTGTTTTACTTTTGTATAGCCACCACAGATGGGACATGTTTCGGGGATTTCTAATGTATCACTTTTAGTTAAGTTTTCTTTGACTTGAGGAATAATTTGATTAGCTTTATAAACTGTAATTTCATCTCCAATTCCAAGTTTCAAATCTCTAAGAATACTAATATTATGAAGAGAGGCTCTACTAACTTCTGTCCCATCAATATCGACCGAATCAAATATTGCAACTGGTGTTAAATTCCCTGTCTTACCCATAGACCATTCTATATCTCTGAGTTTGGTTACAACTTCTTCATCGTAGAATTTAAAAGCTAGCTGTGAACGTAAATGATGTCCAGTAGCCCCTAATGACTCTCCGTAAGCAATATCATCATACCCAATTACTAATCCATCAATAGGATAATCACAAATCTCTGCTGATAATTTTAATTCTTCTATTATTTTTTCTAAGTATTCGCTAGAAGAATGTTTTAATATAAATCTATTCGGCACAACATCAAAGCCAAAATAAAGCAATTGATGTAGCTGCTCTGAAAAGCTATTTTCTTCTAAACCTTTAACACATTTCCAAGCTACAAATTCTATATTTCTGTCTTTAGAAACTTTACTATCAAGTTGGCGTACAGATCCAGCAGCTAAATTTCTAGGAGTTTTATATTTTTCTTTATCGGGAGGAAGGCTGCTGTTGATATTATTAAAATTTTCGTATGTAATAATTGCTTCCCCATCTACAATAAATTCTCCTAAATACGGAATTGTTAGTGGAATATTAGAAAATACTTTTGCGTTATGAGTAATATCTTCACCTTCAATACCATTTCCTCTAGTCTCAGCAGAAATTAATCTACCATCTAAATATTTAAGGGAACAAGTAAGACCATCTAATTTCAACATCAGCAAGCAATCTTTATCGCCTATGAACTTCTCTAAATCTCCAACTGATTTTGTTTTATCTAATGACAACATGGAATGGTTGTGGGTCACTTTTTCTAATTTACTTTTTACTTCATATCCTACTGTTTGAGTTGGCGAATTACTCATAACAAAATCGTTTTCTTGTTCTAATCGTTTAAGCTCTGTAAACCAAGTATCATATTGGTAGTCAGTCATAACACTGGTTGAATTATTGTAGTAACTATCTCTTGCTTTATTTAACAAAGAAGTTAATTCTTTAATTCTTGAAATTTGATCCATTAAATTCCTCCGTATTTTTTATTGTTAACTAAATTGCCGATTCTTTTAATCCTCTTCAAACGTAGTATCTAGTTCAATATGTTCCATTACCGCTCTCATTTCCATGATTGACATATAATCTCTCATTGACCTAAGTTGCAAGTCATATGTACTTCTAGGGCAACTAGGTTCAAAAGTTAATTTGTCGTCATTCCACTCATAAAGCATATTCATAAGTCCGCAAAATCTAATTTTCAACTGGTAATATTCTGCTTTAAATCTTTCTTTATAGTCAGCACTATTCATCATTGTAACTGTTTCATTTAATTTCATATTTAAATCCTCCTAATAAAATCTGTATTTAATCACCTAGTAAGTGTCTTTAAGAACCATTTTTTACAGCTAATACTAATATCAACTAATTCATTATGTTTTTCGTTAATTGAAATAATATTACTGAACACTTCTTGCATATCATTTTTAAATGAACAAACATCTTCTTTAACACAGTGCTGCATAAATTCCCTTTTGGGTTACTATTTTTTAAATTAGAAATAGGTATATCATACTCTGAAGCTACTCCATTTATAATTCTGCTCATATAATCCATCCTTTCATATAGTTAAAACATTTCTTTTAACTGATTATTTTTTCAAAATGATATCCGTCACAATGGTCACAAGTATTGTTCCATCCATAATGTTCAAGACTACAGCCTTGACACCCATAAATTTTAACATATTCTTCTTCATTCTCTTTAACGTTGTTCATCAATAAGTCCATAAATATTTTTACAATAGTACAGTTACACGGGCTACAATATTCCGTTTCTATTTTCAAAATACTTGCATCCATAATTCTATCACCCATATAAGCGAAACCAGACGGATAAGAAGAACAGTGCCCATAGTCTTTGTAATGTAACTGAGTTTCTTGATTTGATGGTAATAAGTCCAAAAATTCTTTTACTTTCATTGTTTCATCTCCTCCTTACACCCAATAAAAAGTAAGTTTTAAGTATTAGCTTTTTACTTCATGTGGGCTGATATAATACATTTTTGGTAAATAATCAGCATATGTTACACGTTTCTGTTGATAATAAATTTTAATATCACTCTTATCCTTTGCTGTATACCAATGATATTTTACATTCTTTGAATATCTTTCATCATTAATTCTATATTCTTGCCCTTCCTTTACTTTATAATTTTCATCTGCTGCTTGTTCTTTTGTATACTCAATAAAAGCTCCGTAATCACCAATAACAATTCTGGTATAGCCTTTACAAATTAACGTCCCATTGAGGGAATACAGCGGCTTGTCATCGCCGTTAATATATAGAAACTCTGGAATATTATCGTTATAAAGCCCTCTGTATTTAGCAGATAATTCCTTGTTAAGTGGCTTATATTTATATTTGTCTGCCAATTGTTTTTCTATGTTCAATGTATTAATATTATCGCCTCATTCTTAAAATATCTCTTCTATCTAGTTTCGTAGTCTAATACTTTTCGCAAATTATCTCGTTCAGTTTTAAATTTAAACATTAAATATGTAATGACTAAAATAGGAATAGAAATAATATCATCAACAGTTCTCAATTGAACTTCACCATAGATAATTTTTTCTAAGCCTTGCCATACTAAACATAGAGCTAAATACATATATCCCGTATTTCCTAGGCAATATAATTTTTGAGTTTTGCTCATACTTCTTTCCTTTCACTTTTACTTTGTTTCATATTTAGATCCATCACTCTTTATCTTAGACTCATTAGCCACATTTCTCTTTGAATTTGTCTATTTTCTCGTCTTAATTCATCGTTTAAATATTCTGCAAGTTTTAATCGTGTTTCTAATTTTTCAATTTGTTTTAATAATTCCTTACACTCTTGACATTGATGGTCTTCTGTCTCATTGAAAAACCGATCAAAAACTTCGTCGGACACCTCTGCTATTGCTTCTCCTGTTTTCCCATCATATATTCCACACAACAATGTTTTACATCTTTTCATATATCATTTACCCTTCCCGTTTAGATACGATATATAGTAAATAATTAAATATAAAAACTATATATTGTATCTAATACTAATTAAAATTCGATTTTATCTTATTTCTTTAATTTCTTTTTCGATTTGCTCAATATATTTTATTTTGTCTAAAAGCTTATCTTTGTATTTTAAAAGATTATTATGGTAATCAGATATAGCTTCTTCTTCTGTTGACCCTGAACCCCAAATGTCAATAATATTCCAATCGCTTACACTATAATATTCTTGTTTCTCAACTTTCATTTTTAGACTCTCCTACTTTAATAATTCGATCACGAAAGTTTTAAGGGGCTCTTTGAGTTCCATATTTTTATTCATCCATTCAATATAATCTTTATGGTCTTTGAAAACATCTTTAATCAATAATCCTTTATGTTTACCAAACGTCAATTTATATGTATTAATATCTGGTTTAGGTAGCGATTCATCTTCTATATTTGCATCTCCTAATACCTCTTTTAGCTCTTTTGGAATAATCATGTCAATATCATTTCGTGAACTTAAAATATCACACTCATGTATAAAAAATTCCATATCATTTCTTGGTTCTGGCATGATTTCTTTTCCTGCTCTACTTTTATTCCATTCTCCAGAATGAGACTCGCACATGCAAGCAATCATTTCCTTATGCTCATCGGAGATATTATGATTAACTTTTGTTGTTCTGACCCATTCAGCGGCTAACATAGGATGGTCTTGAACTGTATATTTTGAGCCGTTTAATCCGCACTTAATCGCATCGTGAAAAAATGGAACACACCTCATGCAGTCTCTAATTTCTGGTGTAGGATATTTTTCTCTATTACTTTTCAGTCTTAAACGATGTTCCATAATTGAAGCAAACATATATTCATGATATAATTGTCCAAATTTCTGACATTGCGTAGCATTATGGTATTTCATTGATGTACTAGCTGGAATTAGAAAAATATAATCAGGAATTTCTTCGCACATGTCTAAAAAATAATTTTTAATGTTATCTGTTTCAAAATTATTTGCTGCAATTTCAAAAATTTTTCGTTTATCTTGTTTATCCATTTATTAATCTCCTTATTTTAAAATGTAATTATCCAAACAGTTTTTGCAAATCTCGTAAATAAACTTTCCCATATTTTCTTTCTTCACAAAATTCAAATAAAAATCACTTCGTTTTTGCCATGTTAATAATGTTCTTAGGAATGATAATTCGTTATAGTCTGTATCGTAATTATGCTCCATGATGTCGTCTAATCTATCGTTCTCTATCACGATATAAACATTTTTAACATTAATCATTCTGTTTAACTCTTTCATAAATCTATCATCTTTTTGATTATTAGAAAGATTTCCTGCTAATTCTTTGACTCCATTTTTTCTTTCAATGATTAATTCATCTGTAAAATATGTATCAACTAAAAACCCAAGTTCAGGGCAAGCAGTAATCATCATAGAATAATCTCCCGTCTTAAGAGATTTCTTTTTATGGCTAATACTTGCCTTGTCAAAATATTCTAAAATATGATCGTTGCATTGTTCTTTGGAATCGTGCAGAATAATAAGGTGGTTCAATAATTCTTTGTATGTTTTATCAGTATAATAGTGCTTCAATATTTGTCCTCCATTTAATCTATTTTCTTATAATCTTTAATCCACCATTCAAATGTATCTGGTACAACCTCCCAGTCATCGCCAACCTTCCTTTTCTTTGGTTGTTTTTTATAATCTTTAATATAAATAACGTCTCCATCTTGAAACGGGACTTCACTAAAACTTGTTACAATTTGTTTATCTCGTTTATTAATTTTACTATGAACTTTCATTTCTGTTATTTTGCCCTTTTTAATACAATAGGCATTAAATTTAGGAGAGTATTGTGTGTTTAAATCTGTAATAACCACATAATTCCACTCAAGATTTTCATCTATATAATCAACATAATTCAAAACTTCATACTGAAACTTGGCTAACTGACAAGAATGGTACTCTTCTTCTGATAGGTTTAAACACAGCTCTTTTACTATCCCAACCCAATTTACATTTGTAAACTGCTTGTCGCTTACCTTGCCAGACTTGGTAATGTCCGTAGCATATTTATAAATATCAATATCATCTAACCCCAGCTCCGAAATATTTGATTTTGAAATAGTTTTTCTACCTTCTCCGTTAGACCCTTTCCATTCATCATAAATTTCAACACACTTTAACAGTTTTTTAATTGATCCAAAACGCTTAAAATATCCTATCTTAACCAGTTTTGTGAATACTGACGCATTTATTTTTGTTCCTTTAATTGAATGGTAAATATTAATAAAATCATCTACTCCGCTAAAATAAATCTCCATCATGCTATTTACTGCTTTATCTCCAATGCCCTTAACACTTGACAAATTTGGATAAATAGTTTTTGTTTCATCTTCTACGGTGAACTTAGAATTGTCTTTACCATATTCAAATGTACCCATTTTATATCCAAAAACATTCATCGCTTCTTTTGTTAACGCAGCTACTTTATTTTTATCTCCTTTATCTTGATAGTGATTTAAGGTAACTTCATAAAATTTCGATGTGTGATGAGCTTTAACCCACGCTTCATAAAGAGAGTCGTTTGCCATCGCAAGAGCATGGGGAGCGTTAAATGAATATCTTGCACTATCTTTAATTACTTGATATACTGGCTCGAAATTGTCTAAGTTTCCAATATTTTTAAGCCAATGTTCTTTTAACGTGTCTTCGACATGTTTTAAAGCTTCACCCTTTAATTTCTTCTTGCTAATTTTTTTAATAGTGTCATAGCTATCTTTCATTAAAATACCAAGCCAAGAAAAGATTTTCATAACAGCTTCTTGATACAGCATATAATGGAAGCAATCTTTCAATAAATCATCAATTGTTTTTTCTCCGTTGGTATACTCAACCCTATTTAAAAATCCTTCTAATAGCGATTTAAAACCGGGACGAATACCAGCGATAAAAGCTGCTAATTCCTTAATTTCTTTTGGCTTATACTTCATTACTCTTTTTGTGGTGGCAGGTTTTTCACATTGGTTAAGACTACAAGTCGCTCCGATTTCGTACATCTTCCATGTAGCTTCATCATTTTGAACCATCTTTCTTAATTCTGACACTGTAGGCACTTTCATTCCAATGCTTTCATAAAGTTTATAAATAATGCCTACAACGTCAACAATAAGAAAATCATCTTTTACATACCCGTAAGCATCTAATAATCCACCTTCAATATTGGCAACTATTGTGGATTTTCCCGTACTTTCAGAATAGCATCTAATCAAACCAATTTCATATCGTATATCTCCATACCCTACTACGTCATCTTGTCTCGGATTCCCATTGAACAACATAAATCCACAAGCATGACATTTAGCTTGTTCAATAATTCCTTGATATGATTTACTATCATTAAATATTTTTAAGTGTTCAATATCGGTAATATAATCTTTGATATGAATATCTTTTTTATCTTCTTCATCATCTACTTGTTTTAAAGCTTCGTTATATTGGTCGATGCACTTAGAAATCTCATTTGCAACACTAGGTTCAATCCCTCTAATGTCTGCATATAATTTAAAACCTGATTTTTCTCCTAACTTTCCTACTGCTAATAAAGGATAGCAACCATGTTCTCCAAAAATTTCTTTACCTGCATTAACAAAAGGTTCTTGGCTTGAAACATTGAAATCTATATCGGGCATTTGATGGGAACTTAAAATACGATCTTTTGTAACAAAACGCTCTGGATAAATTGGAACTTCTGCTTCAAACCTATCCATAGTGGTAAACCCAAGTAATTTACTGGAATAATAAGAACTTGCGCTACCTCTTGACGTAGGAGTTAGTTGTCCTCCATATTTATTAATAGCAAGGTCAACTAAAGCATAGTTATCTAAAAAATAATCAGCAGTTTTACTTCCATCTATTTCTCCATATTCATATTCCATCCCATCAAACCTATCTTGTGTATGGTGTTCTTCATCTTCTTGATGGAATTTTTCATGTAGTATTTTTTTTAATAATTGAGAACGCTCTTCGTAATTATAATTTCGATAATCAGGATGAATTGGTATTTTAAATCCTGTGTCATATGAAATATCTTCGCATCCATCAATAAACACATGAGTATTCATCATTGAGTATAGTATTTCTTCATCAGGTAAACATCCTTGTTCCTTCATTCTCTGAAAAACGGTATTACCATCAGGAAAATCCATGTACCAACCATCTTCTTCAGGATAACAAATACCTTTTCGTAGCAAAAGATTCTCTCTTTTTACCTTGTCTTCATCATTTATGTAGTGAGTGTCCAATCCAATAATTGTTTGAATTCCAAAAGTCTTAGATATTTCATAAATCCGATTATTTATTTCTTTCTGTTTGGTGGTGTTGTTAGTTTGATATTCGAGAAAAAAACTATCCCCAAAATGTTTCCATATGTTTAGCCAAATTTCAGTAGCGTCTTCATATTTCCAGCCCGCAACACATGCTGAAGTTATATAAACATCATCTTTGCTTAAAGTAAATAAAGCAGCTAAATCAATTCGTGGTTTATGGTAAAATCCTTCTTCGTGAGCGCAAGACAATATGTAGTTCAGCTTTCTCATAGCTTGATAATTCCTAGCTACAATTACCATATGGCAATTTGTATTATCTTTTTTTTCTCTTGTTTTTGTTTCTCCTGTTTTCTTATCAATGTATTGTTCTTGAAAAACTGTAATTGCATCCTTAACCCAATAAGCTTCTACTGAGTATCTAAACTTAATCGGATTTTTAATCTTAAGGTTTTTTCTTCCATCCTCTGTATCAGTTTTTTTACATACGTCATATACATGTAGCCATTCACCTGCGTACCCATGTTCTCCAGAAAAATAACATTGACATCCATAATCGTCGGATAATTTAATAAAATCATCAATACTTGTAGCAGAGTCTATTTGAACTAAATCTGACCAAGTGGTGTGTTTGTGATAATTTTCCATCATCATGTTCATATCATTTGCCCAAGTTTTTAAATCATACGGGAAGTTGAAGTTTAATCTATCATTTGCCTTTGTCAAGAGTGATAAGTCAACGGTCACATTACTCTCCTCCCATCAACTTATAATCACAGACATTTCTAAACCCACACAAATTGTTACAGTAGAAATAACTTAAATTAGGAAGAAAATTTTCGTCATTATGTATTTCACCGATTAATTCTACCGCCCATTTTTTCGCTTCTTCGTATTCTTCTTTAATAAAAGGCAATTTAAGCCACTTTTGATCTTTGAAATAATTCCAGCAAATATGGCTTGGATACACTCCGTACTCTTTATAAACTTGCTCACAGTATAAATATAGTTGTTTTTTATAATTATCATAATCATCTTGCTTCTTTTTTAAAACCTTACCTTTTTTCCCAATGGGGTACTCACTAGATTTATGGTCGATTACGATAATTTCTTTTGTTTCCTTGTGTTGAACCAATAAGTCAATAAATCCAATAAATTTAATCTTGTTGATTGTAAATAAGCACTTCTTTTCTATTCCTAAAATCTCGTAATCATCTAACCATCCTAAATCTAAATTTTCAAAATAATCTAAGCCTAAATAAAAATTCTTTTCAACGGTACTTTCTGCTGTTCCATAATCATTTACCTCCTCATAAAATTTTTCATTATAATAGTCAATCGCTTCATTTAACGTAATTTCTTTTTTAAATATCTTTTCTAAAATTTCATGACAAAACTTACCGAAAGCTGCATAAAAATTTTGTTCATCAGATTCCTTTTCAATATATTTTAAATAAAATGCATAATTACAATTTTCATAGCTATGACACCTACTAAAACTCCAAGTCATAGCATTCAACTCTTTTGTATAATCACCCAATTAATCACTCCTCATGTTATCTTTTTTCTATTGGCATATAATTCATTCCAAATTTCTATTCCACAATCTATTGGAGAATTTTTTGCTTCCTTGCCACCCAATAACGTTTTAGGGTCTTCTATGATATAAACATTCAAAAACCTTTTTAATGTTTCGATATTTTTTCTCACTTCTCTGTCTTTATAGGAAACGTCTGAGTCATAACACAAAACAACGTCTGCTCCTATTCTGATAAGTAGCTTTATTTGTTCTATTGTAAGAGTATGTTTTTCGGCAGATGCAGAATCTTTGATACCGTATTTCATTAACTTCATACCACTTTTTATACTCTCAAATATCTTTATTTCACTTGTTTCTTTTATAAATGGCAAAGTTATATTTAGCCCCTGAAAATAATCCATCTCTCCAACTTTGAAATAGTTAATGTATTTGCTTATTCCCATTGCCTTATAGTTCTCATATCTGGTTCTACCCTTTATGTTAATTAGGTTGCCTTGTAAATCATAAACTGGATACACTATTCTATTGCTTCTATGGTCGACTCTTATATCAAATAAATCCATCTCTTCTTGTCCAATACCTTCATCTAACCATTCTGGGATTTTTTCTTTTGTATATTTTTCAAGTTCTTTTTTATCAAGAATTTCATGTGTGATGATATTGGGTTTTTGTTTGCATTTTCTAATTGTCTTATTTATCTTTACTGTTTCAGATTGACACATTTTACTTATATCAATACTGGCAAGTTGTGAAGCTTTTAAAACTGCATCATCATAACTAAGGGATTCATATTCAATCAAAAATTGTATGATTCCACCACCTCGCCCGCACCCAAAACAGAAAAAGTTATTTTTTTCGGGAGTAACTGAGAATGATGGCGTTTTATCTATATGTAAGGGACAATTTCCAAAATAATCTCTTCCTTTTGGCTTAATATCTATTGATTGCTCAACATATTCGAGTAAATTAACATTATCGCTAATTTCCTTAATCATGTCTTCATCATACGTACCAATCATTCTCACCCCCCTTATTTTAATCAAACGGTGTCTTTGCTTCATGTTGTTTTGCTTCAATAATCCCAACTTTTTCTTTTGTAAACATCATGTCAATATATTCATTTTCTCTATCGTGCTGTAACCCTAATCTGTTTAACTTAACTTTTAACTTATGAGTACCACAATCTGACCCATCACGGATAATTTCTTCTTCTGTTTTTTCTTCCCATTTCACAGCAACGGAACAATATTTTTCGATACCATCAGATTCAGCAACTTCATTCAATCTGTTTAGTTGGCAAAAAGCTAATACAGATAAATTTAATTCTCCCGCAATCGTATTTTTTAACCAATTTGTTCTACCAGCCATGTAAGCACTTCTTTTTGATGACTCAAGAATCGAATCATCACACTTGATGTAATCCCAAACAATAAATTTTAAACCCATTTCTATTTTCTTTTGTGCGCATATAGAGTAAAATCTTTCATTGGTAATATAAGGATCATACAAGTGATAAAGCGGAAGTGATTTAAATAAGACATTAGCTTTAGATATTTTAGCGATTTCATCAGTTGTTTTATTATTGCTTTTAATCCTATTAACTGAAACGCCCGATATATAAGACAACGCTCTAATATAAAAATTAAAATCTGACATTTCACTATCATATAACATGGTAGGAACACCATTCATTGCTTTATGTAGAGCTTCAATTAAAGCTAACCAACTCTTACCTTTTTTCATTCTGGCTTCAATTATTATCAATTCTGTTTCTTCGTAAGAAAAATAGTTGCTAACTGTCGGAAAAAATGATGGAAGCCCAAATAGTCCATTACTTTGCAAGCTATCATTTAACTTTTGGTATAAATCATCAATTTGCTCTCCAAATAATTTGACTTCTCCATCTGTTACATACTTAATCGTAAGTTCATTAATTTCCTTATAGACTTTATTGTTCATAGTATCTAACGAAGTTTCTTTGTTGAAACACATTCTTTGCCAATCTAATGTCTTTTTATAAAAGTCTCTTTTGAAAGATAATCCTACAATTCTACTGACTAACATCATATATTCTTCAACAGTATCTCTTTTGGATTCCACGCATAAATCTATGTATTCTTGAATGCTTGGCAAATTATATTTTTCAATTGTTTTTTGAACTCCAGCGTGAGAATTTAGCATGTTTTGAATATTAAAAGCATCAATGTTAGTAATCTTTTTCCTATACAATTCTTTTATCGCCCAATAAATACAAGCATTATCTTGATTGTAAAAATATCTTTCATGTAAAAAATTGCTATGCAGTATAAACTCTGGATGGTAAACCAGTGTAGCTACTACCCCTGCTTCTGCTTGGTAGTCTGTAATTTCCGAAATCTCCACTAAATACCTCCCAATAAATTGCCAAACCCCTTATCCTTTTCTGCGTTATATGTAAATTTAACTTCTTGCGTTTCGTATTCTTGATTTTGTGATTTTTCCTTCATTTCTTCTACGATTTTTTGCGCCATTTTCTTTTCCCATAACTGTTTAATACGTTGATTATCAATTAAATAATGTAATCCGTATGGGCTTTTTACAGATATTTTTGCAGAAATAGCATGATTTAAGGCAAATAATAAATATCCTGAATCTACGTTTTTCTTAAATACAATGTTGTTAATAGTATTTATAAGTTGAGACATTACAACTGTTTTACTAATTTTTTCGTAATATAAATCTCTAATTTTTGTAAGGTTTCCACTTGTTTCTGCACAATCTTTGTGCATATATCTATTACCAATTTTTACAGCTTCGCCCTGCGATAATTCGCAGGACTCATGCTGGCAATGTTTAAAACTACACTTATATGTTTTTTCTTTCATTTAAACGCTCCTTTAAAATGGAAGGTCGTCATCTTCAACACTCTCGTTTATTGGATAATAACCATCTGTTTTTGCTGACGGATCTGGCTTTGGTGTTGTATTTTTTGTCCCATTTTCTTTTTTATCATTTTCTTCAAAACCAAAAACTACATAGTTTGTATAAGTCGTATTTTTATCTTTGTCGTATTTGTTGGTTACTTCACACGCACCAATTTTTACATTATGAGTAATATCCAGTTTATCTGCCTGATTGTGAGCAGTTCCTACAAGTCTAACAAATTTATTAGACCAATCTGTTTCATACTGGTCTGTATTTTTATTTTTCTTGCTAGTAGACATTTCTGCCACATGATAATTTCCCTTATTTTCTAATTTCCAAATTTTAGCGAATCCACCTTGTTTAAATCCCATGTTATTATCTCCTTTAATATGTAGTATTTTTAGTTTACTTTTCTAATTGCCATCAATGATTTTTTCAATGTTTCTAACGTATCTAAATCATCAATAAGTCTTGGGTTTCCATTTGCTTCTTTATCCGCAGATTTACAAACTTCTTCTACTTTTTTCTGTGTATTTTCAGATATTGCAGACTTCGTTTTAAGCAAATCTACACATTCTTGCTGTAATTTGAGAACCTTTTTGATTTCCTCTGGCAAATCCTCACCTTCGTAAATATACAAACCTAAACCATGTCTTGCACATGCTTTTGTTAATGAACGCTGTATTGCTTTGTTTGCATCTGTTGACATAATGCTTTCAGCGGAAATAGACTTGTTTTTAAAATCCATAATAGGAAGAGTTTCAATGTGTTCAATATCGTTAATTGTAACGCTAGTTTCTACCCATCCAGATTTACCATCATCAAACCAAGGTCTATTATTTTCGTTTTTATAAGTTTTGTAATTTGCATCTGGATGCATTTTTTTAACCTCTGCCCATGCTGCTGCCCAAGACAAATAACTTAATCCGTTTTTTGTTTTTACTTTTTCTCTTACATCAATGTCATACAGTTCCTTAAAATAATTTGTTTCCAATGAATAATCCTCCTTAGAATGGCAATTTATCGTTTGATAATGGTAATTCAATTTCATCATTTTTGCCTAAAAATTTAATTCCATTAGTAAACTTTCCCTTAACAACAGGAATGCCTTGAATCATTTCTATTCCTAATTCTGAATCTCTTGCTATATGTAGAATATCTAAAATCCTAAATTCGTTCTTCCCTAACAAGATAACCTCTGGTTGATACTTTAATATATTTTCGTTAATTTTTTGTTTTAGTTCGATTCCAGCTTTTAAAACTGGCTTAATTGCTTCAAGAGCAAGATATCCCCAGTCATTATCCCCACAAAGATGAAACCATCCGTCGTCTGTCTGAATTGTCAAGTCAATAGCTGGCGTTGTCGTATAATCATTGAATGGTTTAATTAAATCATTACTACAAGAAACTTTGTTAATTTTGAGCCCTATTTCTCCACCCATAATTTCCTCCTATTTTATTTTCATTATCTATCCAAACGCTTTCAGCGATTACATAAAATAACTCTATGTGAAATCTATATAAACACTCTTCCGAGTGATTTTAAGATATACGATAAAAAATCACTTTTATTGCTATTTCTATTCACAATTAATGGAATTTTATGCAAATTTCACTTATATTTGTTCATAATCTATGGTATTTACTCTCGTTTTCTGTATAAAACATATGTATTGTTTACATTTTTGTTTTAAATTAGAGTTTATTAGTTATGTTTATAAAGATTTAATAGAAATTTCCTCATGTTCTGGAATAACTTGCTCTGGCACAACTTCAATTTCAATTCTTTTTAATTCTGGCTTATCATATTCGTAATACCAATCTGAAAAATAAGAACCTGATCTACCAAACCCCACATAAACCAGTAAGTCATATTCATTGGTAATACTTTTCCCACATGGATAACTCTCAATCGCCTTATCAAATTCCACTAACTGATATGTAGTACCGCCACTCTCCCATTTGCCTTCACTAATAATATCGTCTTCTTCTACTTCGCATAAAACATACCATCTGCCATTTAATTCAACATCAAAATCCTCCATACCTCTTGTGTCGCATTCCTTTGGCAAATTTTCTTTTACCAAAGTAATTAATTCCTCTGGTGTTTCTTTAAAACTTTTAGCATTTTCTAAACTACAAAACATTTTATTTTCCTCCTTATAATTTTGTTTTTAATTAGAGTTTATAACCTATTCTTTTACCACTTCCCAATCATTTCTCCAAACCGTTGCATTGATCCATATTATATTATCCTGTTCAATTTCTGTCCCGTCTTGTAAATGAACCCAAAGCTTGCCGTTCTTTCTAAACCAATAACCTTCCCATTCTGGCAATCTTACTTTATGACCAAAAAACATTAAATCAAATGCATTCCCGCCTGTCATTGATTATCCTCCTTATATTCATTATTGTTTTTAATTAGAGTTTATAACTTGCTTTTTAATATTAACATTGACTGTCTATATTGTCAATAGCTATTTTAAATTAGAGTTATAGATTTATTTTTCTACACTCTCATACATCTGTTCAAATTTATCTTTTTTATATGGAGAAATTTCTCCATTATTACGCATAACAACATAATCACCTACATTAATCAGTTTTCTACCTTTTGCTGTCTTAACGAACAATAAAACTGGTGGTTCATCATTAATTAAACCTTCGTATCCGTAAAACAATTTGCCCGTCTTGTACGCTAGTTCTGCCCATTCTGGAACACAGAACTCCCCTTTAGAATTAATTAAATCACCGTCGTATTGAAACGCATCAATCAATACTGGTCTCTTTCTATATTTACTCATGTTTAACATCCTTTCTTATAATTTAAAACATCGGTTTTATTGGTTAATCTTTTAAATTTAAATATCATATCTTTTTGTGTCTCCGTATTCATCTCCTACATCTAACATATCAAAATGAAGGTCAATTATATCAGTATCATTGATTTCATCGTAATCGAAAAAGTCTTCAATTTTCTGTTTTTCGCTTATAACAATATACAAATTTCCTTCATCGCTAATATATGATTTTTGCGATTCGTTGTTTTCGTCGCTATCTCCAATCCAACTGACATAATAATCATAATGCTCCACCGTTAGAGATTGATTTTCTTCATAATAAGTATTAATCAAATCAAAACTTATTGATGTTATGTCATTATACTTAACCAATCTATCAAATACATTCTCTTTGGAATCTAATTGTTCAAATGGTCTATGAGGACTATTGGCATCTTTATGTATCTCAATAATAAATTTATTACAAACATCCATTTTACCAATTGCATTACAAGCAATTCTACGTATAGATGTTGTGATATCCCCTACTAAAAAATTCCCTATATATTTCCCGTCTATTGTAATGTAATCACAATTTTCCAATCCAAACGTTATAGTTTTTAATTTCATTTGTTTCCTCCCTATTTACTCATCAAATTTCTCTAACATCTCTTCGTAATATGTAATTTCATCTTCGATATGTTCTCTTATTTTATCTTCAAGTTGCTTTTTCGCATCATTTATTGAAATCGCATTAATATAATTATCTCCACCTCGTAAAATATCAGAAAGATACCAGAACGTGCCTTCTGCTCCCTGTACAAAAGTTAGAATAATTTCATCGTCATCATAAAAATGTATAAAATGCAATTCATAACTTCCATCCCTATAAGTCCAATATTTGTTTTTATTCATCACGTAACCTCCTTACAACTTAAAATGAAAATTTTATTCGGTTATCAATACTATGTATAGTATATTTATTTAATTGATACTACTATATGTAGTTGTCTTATTCGCCTACGTAAATTAATCTTTCAATATACTCTCTATCTTCGCCTTTAAAAATAGGAATATCCTTATCAATAAGCCATCTTGTTGTATTTTTTGGGAGAATACATCAAAAACCCTTCAACCCAACAATGTTTAGTGACACAAGTTCCACGCTTTTGATACGTCGGAAGGTCGTTCCAGTTAATTTCTTTTTGTATCATCAACATATCTTGAATCATATTACAAGATTTATTATGCAATTCTTTATGGCTAAAGTTTGCTTGACCAACCATCTGAATACTATTTCTAGTAGCGTCTAATTGTCTCCAATAGATATAATTTGCAACTTCTTCTTTTGGAATATTAAAGCAACGAGTATCAAACATAGCACAATTCATTTTTTTAAAATACACATCAAACATTGCATTTGCTTTTTCTGAATTGCCTGTGTTATTCTTACATAGTTCTTTTCTGACTTTATATTCACTTTCCACAATGTTATTAAAAAATTTATTAAAAGCCATTGTTGCCATACTAGCAGCTACACTGCACATTTTTTGAACTTCATAATCAAACCATGCGTCCGTTGTTAATCTCTGATAGTCAATCAAGACAAGACTGATTTCGTCAGATTGAGTATAGCCCAGTACACACCCCTGAATATTCTCACAAAGATATTTTGTTGTTTCCTGCATAGTCTTAATCAGAATATCATCAAATGGCCTATTCATTCCTTTTGTAAAAGTATGAAACGCTTTACCGTCAATACGAATAATAACAGGTGTTCTTCTCATTAATTTTGTTTTTGGAATTTGTTCATAATATTCTTTCATTCTCTTGTCTAATTCGTCGTTTACTGGCATAACTAAACCTCCATCATTTTTCTTAACTCTTGTTCTCTGTCAAATACTAATTCGCTGTAATTATTAAACCCTAAATCCTCTTGTAAATCTTTTATTGATGGATTTTCTACTTTTTTATAAGTGTGTTCTATGGTTAATTTAACTAATTCATCTCTATATATTCTTTTACGGGCGATATCGTAATCATTAATGTAAATTCTATTTTTAAACTTAGTTTTATATCCTTCAAATCCGTCGATATAATTGTTTATCTTTGAAAGTTTTTCCCACGCAGTATCAGTAAATTCTTCATATGTATCTTCTGGCATAATTCCGTATTTATAACGCCATCCACCAATATCATTAACTATCGTTTTACCGTTACTTAAAAATAATTTAACTTCTAATTTTCCTGTTTTATAAACACATTTCAATAGTTTACCTCCTTTAAAATTACTCTTTTATTTTAATCAATAATTTCTGTTTCAAGTTTAATCACTCTAATTGATGCAATCATGCTCATAAGTTCGTTCATGGATTCTATTTCTAAATCTGTTCCATAACCCGTACCATCATAAAACTCAGCAGTCAAACATCCATCTTTTTTCGCAAAGCCATTTTCACCATCTTCAAACATCCCTTGTAAATCATCTCTAAGAGATTCTACTTGGTCAAAGAAGCAAGAAGACCAATGCCCTTTAGTAGTATATTCAACTGTCAAATACTTTCTAAAATCATCTTCTGCTACAAATAGCACTTCATATGCAACTTTGTATTCTGCATTACTACAATGATCAACATATGAATCAGTAACCGTTGGTAGTTGTGAGCTGTGATCTTTAACAAAATAAGGAATATAATAATCTGTGGCAAATTTTAAATCTTTGCCGTCTGCATATGTCCTACTCCTCTGACAAAGTTGAACATCTTCTCGTAGCTTATCAAAAATATATGTATTGTTATTTTCTTTGTCTTTTTTAAAATATGAAATAACTTCTCCGTTAGATTCAATTCTGCCTACAAATGTTCCATGCCTATCACCATTCCACTTATAACCATCTTCAACTGTGATGAAGGTATTGTTTTTTAACTCTGTATAATCAGGAATATCAAAGTATGAACACACTTCAATTTGATTTTTCATATACTAATCCTCCTTTTATTCTTCTTCTAAATAACAATCAATGTCATCATCAATAAAACTATCTAGAATATTTGATATATGTTCAATAAATTTTTCTGAAAATACTGAGATAAAATCTTCTAAGTCACAAATACTATCATCTCCCCACACTATATTGCATTCATCTGGTGATACTAAATCATTATCAGAACTTGGCATTTTTAGGACTCCTGTTTCGTAAACAATGTCACTAATTACTTCATTCATATCATAACCTTCTGGTTCTGTTATATATCTTTTTACAGCCATTAAAGTTTTCTTATGCGCTTTCAAAATAGTCCTCCTATCAGTCTACCAAATCAAAATATTTTCTTATTTCTCCAATGTTATCCAAAACTGATACTAAATTTCCATTACCAAAATCAACCTTAATTCCATCATTCATTGGGACACATTCAAATTCATCACCAACGTTTATATTCTTAAATACATCTGAATACTCACCAACATTAATTTCAATCTCTTGTTTCGCTTTTAATCTCATATTAACCTCCAATTTTCAACTTAAAATGTTCGTTTTATCTTTATTTAGTTTTATTTGTATTTGAAGTCTTTACTTTTATTGTGAATGTACCCATCACAACAAACAATATGATATATGTCCATGTTCCTACAATGTTGAATCCACCAATAAACCTGTCCATTAATAATAATTCAACTAAATTTAATACTGGGGCTAAAAATACGCACATTATTAATGGCAAACATCCTACAAGTAAAGGTGTTGTCAATGTAGAAATCATTAATAACCAACCATACAAAAAATTTAATACAAATGGAATAATAGATACGATTAACAATGTTTGCATTCCATCAATTTGTACGTTGTTTGGAAAGTAAGTCATACCAATCCAAAACATAGCGAAAATTATAACTAGATTTAGTATTCTTCTCATTTGATTCCTCCTTAAATTCGTGTTTTTAAGTTAATTATTCTACATTTTCACATTCAACAATGTTAGGATATAATGACAACAAAGGCACTCTATATCCTCTTGTTTCAAATTTATATGTTTCTCCAATTTCAATTTGTGCATATACATCTGAAGAATTAAATTTTGTCAAAAGTAAACTATCTACATTTTCAAACACTTGGGAATTTCCATTTGCATCTTTTGTAAAAATCAAATACTTGCTTTCGTCCTTACTATTCTTAACTACTTTATCAGTTACCGTTCCCACAATCTCTTGTTTGTTAGAGACTCTTTGAAAAACACTACCAGTAATTAACGCTACTACGCATACACACATAACAATAAATTTTTTCATTTTTTATCCTCCTAAATTAATCTTCAATTTTTGAAATTGCAATATCTTCCATAACATATCCAAGTTCTGACTTAATTTCTTTAACCTTTTCATATGTTTCATCTGACATTTCAATTTCAAATTCATATTCACTTGTTAAATCTTCAATTTTATATTTACTCATATTATCCTTCTCCTTAAAATTCATATTTTATGTACTTTTATATACTATATATTGTGTTTATTTTGTTCGTTAATACTATATTTTGTGGTATAAATTTATTTTTCTTTATAATCCCATAAATATAATGCTTCATATACTTTTAGCGGTATTTTATCCTTATATTCTTCAGCAATTTTTCTAATGTGTTCAATTTGCTTACAACCATGTGCATCAACAGCGTCTTCTAATTTGTTAAATACTCCAATGTTATTCCCGTTATATTTTGCTAAATATTTGCCATTTTTAATTAAAGTAATTCCGTTTGGTAAATTACGACTGTTCCTCTTTTGCATAAATAACATATTTATTCTTTGCGGTACTATTAAGCATGTGTCTGGTGAGTATATTTTATTGTTTTTAATTAAAATATCTTTATCCAAATGCATCCTCTCATTATCTACCTGATAATAATTTTTAAAATACCACTCTGCAAAATTTTGATAGTTGTGCCACTCCTTACATACTGTACAAATGTTATAATATGATTTGTATTTTATGCAGCTTTTTTCTGAATAACATCTTTCTAATATTCCTCTCCATATATAATAAATGTTAATTGGATTGCTTTTAATTGAAGACCATTCGCCTTCTCCTAAATAACCAATATTATAGGTTGTTTTATCATAAGGATTTAATACACTACCTCGTTTAAAATTTGAATATGTAGTTTTAGTTATAAAATTATTATCATCTAAGAACATTATTTTAATATCATTAATTCCGTGTGACTCAATAATTTCCATTACAGTGCCATATGTGTTTTTATTTGTTTCTCCAATTTTTATTATTCATCATCCTTTATTATTATATTATTTAAATCATTTTTTTTATTTTGTAATCCCAACCGCATTAATAATAAATTCGTCAATAACTAAAACACCATCTTCATTTTTATGTGTTTTAAGTACACTACAATCTGTTCCACCAAATCTTAAAATACCATCTACATTAACTGTAGAATCCTTTTTTGAATATTTTGCATTAGTTACCACACCAATCACAATATCTTCGTCACCAGTTTTATCAATAATTGCTGCACCTTTATATGTACTTTCAGCATTAATAATTGCTTCTTCTGTGTAAATATTTCCGTTACAATCTGGTCTATTAACTGGCATAGGTAATTCAAGCCTGACTTTTACGTTCTCACATCTCATGATTTATCCTCCTTAATTTTATTGTTCTGGTATTCCGTTGCGATTTCTTCTAATGTTTTATAAGTACCATCTTCGTTTTGTACATCAACTTCAGACATTTTCTTTATAAACATAGTCCATGCTATTAGACTTTCCTTTTCCGTATAACACTTTTCAATATTTATTATGTCCATCATTTCTTTATCTGTCATTTTTCACCTCCACTTAAAAGAAACATTTTATTGTCCATAAAATACATTTTTATGCTTTCTAAAATATCCTACCATAAAGTTAATGGTGTCTTTATGCTCTTCATATGTTCCATAGTTTTCTAATTCATCTTCTAAAATATCTGCAAATAAAATACATTTATCAATAGTATGTTTAGGAATTCTCAGACCACCAAAATTAAACTCTTGACTATGTATATTTGTATCTTCTTTATTTATAATGCATCCATTCATTTTTTGTTCTTTAATAGTATCTTGAATTATTTCACCTAACGTTTTCATTCCCTCATCTCATTTCTGTAATTTTAATTCCTGTTAGCTCTGATAAAAATTCAAATCCTTCATCTGATACAAAGTACTCCTGTGGGTTACTACCCACACCATTTTCAAATTTTCTTTTAATCATTAATCCTTGTTCAACTAAGTTATCTAAAGTATCTACGTTATCTGATGTGGTAAAATAATTTCTGTACGCTTCCATTTTTCTATGTTTTGTTCCAGTTACTTTGCTATCAGAAAACCCTATACAGTGTTTCATGTGCCTAATTTGTTCATATGTAAAATTATAGTTTTTCATTAACCGACTCCTTAATCTTTTTCTTCTTAACTGCAATTGGTTTAATATTTTCTACGATAGCATCTTCCAAGCATTCTTTAACATCTTCTTTACTAATTGTTTTCTTAGAAATTTCTTTAATACATTCATCAAATTTTTCATCTGTCGATGCAGTCATAACCTCGATGTGTTGTTTAGAAATATCCTCTATTCTTTTAGTTTTCTCATCAATGTTTTTATTAACTTCTAAAAGTAATTTTGTATTATCAATCAAAACGTTCCCTAAACAATCACCCAAATTAATATCTTTCATAATAGACTCTAATTGTTTTAGTTCCATAATTTTAGTTTTAATTGCTGTCTGTAATCCGATTGTAAATATTTCTTTAGCTATTTTATGACTTTCGTTGCTTAATGAAAAAGGAATAATGCTACTCAACCAAGAGGAAGAAAACTTTATATCTCCATTCTCGATATAAACATAATTTGCATCGCTTTTGCTTTCTAAATTATCAATTCTTACCGCAAATATTGGCTTTCCGTTTTTAGCTATCATTATTTCCCTTGTATTTATTAAATCATCCATTATTTTCTTCCTTTCTAATCATCTTCAATATAAATGGTTGCTCTTTATATGTAACTGAATACTCTTCGTTTTCTACTCTTTCTCCATCTTTGAACTCGCTCATATGTTGCATAAACCATTGAAACACTGCTGAAATTGCATCCTTAGTAAAATCTTGTTTATCTCCAGTCATTTCCCATAAACTAGGGTCTGCTTTACACTGCTTTGCGTTTGCTAAATAAATCGTGTCACTTACATCTGATACCAGTAATTTCTTCATTAAGTTAATCACATTTCCTTTCTATGTCCACAGCATGGCTGACAATAACAGCATGGTAAATTTGTAGCCCCACAAATAGCAGAATCATTTTCATTAATTGCCTTACTTTCCATTAAACCTTCAGCTTTTACAACTCTGTCTGATAATTCTTGGTTACTATTTTCTAAATCAGCAATAATACTCGACTGCAATTTAAAACCAAAATCTAATTCTTTTATTCTGATGCTCAAAGTTTCATTTTCTTTTTGTAATTGTTGAATAATATCAATCCAATTATTTATGTAATCTAAAGAATTTCCGTCAAAATCATCAAATAACTCACATCTGTTACAATTATTATTTGTTTTACAATTGTCTAAATATTGTTGCTTTAAACAGTTTAACGATTTTAAAGTATTATTAATTAAAATATTGTCCAATTTAGATACCACCCTCCTTTCACCCTATAAAATCACAGATTTATTTATTATCCATACATAAAAAGTATAATTAACCCAAATATCATAATTATCGGCTCTGGAGCTATTTTCCGCATAATCACAAAATATAATATTTCTATGATAGAAAAAGCAGTTATGTAAAACACACTAAACAATTGATTTGTCATAAGTCACCACCTGTTTTAATTTCTTTCATTAATTCATTATATTTATCAACAAATTCTTGTGGCATACAATAACCAAATTGATTATTCACATATTTCGCAAAGTCTACCGCCTTCTCCAATCCCGCTTTAAACATAACATTTTCAGATTCTAATTGGCGAATATATTCCTGCTCTTCTTCATATTTTTCTCTTTGATATTCTTCTTCTCTGTTTTGTATTTCGCAAAATTCTGCATATTGGTACTCTTCGTCACTATCATAATCAATTCTTTCTGCCACACTTATTCATCCCTCTCACAAATTCTTTCTGGTTCAATATCAAAATACTCACAAATTGGAACTAAATCGACTGCAATAATTCCATTTTCCAACAACACAACTTTTTCACCTGTGCTTAAATACTGACCACACATTTCAGCAAATTTTTGAATATGAAACGGATAAATCCAAGTCACTAATTCCTCGCCACGCCAACCAATTTCTTGTGTGCAGTCTGTAAGAAATTTGTATAGGTCTAATTCATTCATTATCCAACCACCACTTTCTCAATATCTGTGTGATTGAAAAAATACATATTTGAATTTTCATACGGGTGTTCTTGTTTGTTATCCATTTTATATCCTTCGTTAATAGGAACACCTATGTAATCCCAACTTTTCCCACTGTACGGATTATAAGCTCTCTTTCCAATTATAAGATAGTTTTGGAATTCATCTTCTGCTTCTGTTTCAACTCTTACAATAATCCCTACGTCTAAGAGAACATCATTAAATTTACTCATTCCTCCACCAACTTTCTACCACACTTCGGGCAATATTGAGCATAATTTTCTTTAGGAAATTCACTATTGCCACCAATAAAACACAATTCGTTTTCTTTATTAAAATTTTTTATTAAAAGTTTATCTATCTCAGCAGTATTGCAAATTCCGCATCCTCTTTTTCTCTCTGTGTGTTCTTGGAGAGCTTGAATTGCGTTGTCGATTGCTGAATTTCTTTCTTTACACTCTTTTACAGTTAGACATTTTGACACAACTGTTTTTAAACCTTTTAAAATTTCAATGTCGTTCACTAACATCACTCCAATCTAATTTTTGTCCACATATAGAACAATGTTCTGGATTCATTCTTTTATCATACGAAGCATACATTTTGTGTCCACATGAACACATATATTCTGGTTCAGCTAACTGCATCATCATTGGTTTAGTAGGAATTTGTTTCTCTAACAATTTGATAGCCGTATCTAACGCTGTGTAATACTTAATAGCTAGTTCATTTCCAACGGCAACATCACCCATTAAATTTGTTGCCATATAATCTAAATTTTTAATTACATCTTTAACATTGTCCATTGTTTCACCCACAATCACACTCTCTCCCGCTGGAATCCCTTCTATATTCTCACAATAAATCTTTCCGTCTTTGACGTAAAATTTTATTTTCTTTTCTCTAACCCACTTCTTTAATAAAACAATATCAACCATGAGATTCTCCCTTGCTTAAAATAGTTCTTTTAACTAGCCTTATCTATGTAATCATTTTCTTCCAGTAAACCAATAATCCATTCTCTACCTTTTTCACTAAATTTCAACGTTTGACCATGTTCATTAATTGTATAATCTGCGTATTCTGGAATTCTGTTTTCATGTTCGGCATATAAGTACCATGTTCCACTCTGTTTGTAGACAATATGTAAATCGTGCAAAATCTTATTAAGTTTCTGTGCTGACATTTTCAAGTCTTTTGCAATAGCTGTTACTGTGACATATTTTACATATCCTTGCTGTTCAGCTTCAGCATTTGGATTCAATACCTTTTGGTAATATTCTACTTGTGGCTGCATTAACGCCTTTTCTTCTTCAGACTGAACTAACGCTTTGAGAGCTGACAAGTAATCTTGTGGCAATTGTTGCATTGTAACTTCTTTCAACTTATTTTCACAAGCAATAAAATATTGTCTTGCCTGTCTACCTTTTTCGTTGTTCTCAACCATAGACAATTCTTTTGCCATATCAATAGTTAAAGCATAATCATACTCATTTTGACCTCTATTGCACTGTACTAAAATTTTAGTATAGTCAAAATCTTCTTTGAACTCGTATTTTTTAACACGATTTAAAATCCAATCATTGAATCTACTTTTGACTTCCAAAAACTCATGTAATTCTCTACCACTTACTAATCTTCTTCCGCTGTTATCTGTTGTAATTTTAATTAAATCGTTTATATTAATCTCTCCTTTGATTTTGTAATTCTCTCAATATTTTATCAACATATGGTTGTAATTCTTCAATTGGCGTTCCTAGAATCGTATTATTCTTAATGTCTTCTAACCCAAACCACATAGTTCCCTCCTTCTCACACCACATAAAAGTTACTTTTTATTTTGTATAAAACAAATTGTCAAACCTTAAGTTCTACGGAATAATCCCTTAAATTATTGTACATATGTATGATTCGATTTTTCTTTCTGTTACCATTATATATATTTACAAATAAGTCTCTTTTCATTTTTGCATTTCCACTTACTGGGATTTTATTCCTTAAATTTTTATTAAATTCAATTTCAATTCCTTGCTCAAAATATTCTGGAATGAACCAGCTTTTACAATAAAAATCTCTATACAATAAATCAACATCAAAATCTGCTGATATTCCAAGTTTATTTTTTGGCAACGTCTTATACCATTTAAAAAATGAAATTACTTTTTCTTTATTTTCTATTTTTAAAGTACCTTGTTCTAATAATTTAGACATATTACCCAACACTCTTCCCTTCATTCCTAGTTTACACACAAGAGAAGGTGACACATTTAATTGATTTGCAATAGAATAAATTTCTATACAATTCTTATCTCCCGCTCTTGCGTACATTTGAATGAGTGCATTATTTCCTTTTTTATTAACTACCGTATTTGTTTGTTTTAAGTCATCAATTTCGCTTATATTCTTATTAATAGTAAATAAGTAACTAATAGGAAATTTCTTTCCTTCATTTTGCAATAATTCTAAAGCTTTTAATCTATGATGCCCATCTCTAATAGTAAAGTCTTCATCAATTCTAATTGGCATTGTAATACCACCATATTGTAAAATACTTTCTTTTAATTTATTAACATGAGACATTTTTAAATCTGAATTCATTTTGTTGCTTTTAAAAATACTTAAATCATATGTACTATAAATCTTACCCACTACTTCATTCATTTTTTATTTCCTCCTTAAATTAACTTAAAGTTTCCGTTTTATCTGTTTAGTGATTCTGAATTGTCGTGAATTGAGCCGATAATCTCGCACTTTTCATCCCAAATATCAGATAGAAATTCACAACATCCTTCATCGTTTATAGCCATCCACGCAAGATCACCTTCGCTCCAAACTATTGTAAATTCTTGCTCGTAATCGTCGTCCCAGAACTTATCCCATTCGAAAGCCTTAATGTTGTTTTTATCAGTTTTCCCCGTCCACTCCCCAACGGTTTTAGGGATAACAGCTATTGTGGTTCCAATGTAATTTCCATCCATAAGTCTGATCCATTTTTGACCGTTCTGGCTTCTTACTCCGCTGTAGATTTCTCCCTCTACCCACTCGCCACTGTCTACTCTTTTCCCTCTGTCTAATCTATCTCTCATTACAATCCTCCTTTTTATCGACTTTAAAACTTCTATTCTATGGTAAGATTCTTATAATTTCTTTTCCAACCTTATCAGCGTATTTTACACAATTTCCAGTTCCACCTTTACTACCATCCCATACAGCAATCACTTTATCAGCCAAATCAACCATATATTCATTTCGTTTCTGCATTAGCCAAGGTTTATACTCTTCCTCAGAAACAAGCTTTACAATATCTGCTTTAGATAATATTTCTTCATATAAGTCTTGGCTCTCTTTAATCCATTTACACGAATGATTCTTACACGGAATTGCACAATGTAATTTAATTGGATATCCTTCATTCTTTAGCTCTAAAACTGCTAACGCAAATACCGTATCTACACCAAGAGCCATTCCGCTAATTGCTTCCTCACATTCGTTTTCTTTCAACAATTGCTTGAATTGATTTTTTAATTTAATCCATCTTGAATCTTTTAAATTGTATCCGTAAAGTTTGTTAGGTCTATGTCCTGTTACACTAATTATCAATGTTTTACCTCCTGTTAAAAATTCTCTTTTATCTGGTTTTACCTATTTGTTATTGTTTTTATAAATTCTCTATGTTTGATTCTACTTTCAGTTTCTTTCATTAAAGCGTCAATTTGAGCCTGTAATTTAGGCTTTTTATAGACCACTCTTTTGCATCTTATGTAAAATCTATAATCTTGTCTTAATTCAGCGATTTTCTTATCAATTGCCATTTTACCTCCCGATAAAACAATAGTTTTATGTCTATTTAAGCCGTTTTCATATCAAACATTGATGGTAAGATAGCGTATTTAGTCATTAACTTAGAATAATATGTAGTGTCTCCAAAGTTATGGCAAACTCTTTTTAGTTTGTCGTCCCAAACAACCACAGTTTCTTTCCCGTCAATTTTCATAATGTCAATCAAAAATCTATTTGGATTATCAATATACTTTTCATAATCCCTAAATACTAAATTTAAAGCTGCCATATCTCTTTCAACTTCTTTTTTTGTTTTACTCATACCATTTTCCTCCTCATATTTGTTATAATGTTAATATTAGTTTTAAATTAGAGTTTATACATTATGTTGATTTTATGTAATCTTAATGTTTTTAAGCGCTTCTTTGATTAAATCCCAAACTCCTCTACCTTCATTCCAAGGTAGTTCTATGTTCCCACTGGCAGAACATCCCAACATTTCTTTCGCTATGTAATCATATTTTAAATTGTACTTTTTCTTTTTGTATATTAAGTTTGCGTATATGATTCCTTCCACATGTTTAAGTGTTCTAATATTAGTAATTTTAATTCTTTCGTTAATTATGATATCTTCCATCATTTGCCCTCCAGACTATTATCATGATTGTTTGTTCGCATAATCATTATATATCAGAACATATGTTTCGTCAATTGATTTTACCTAAATTGTTATAAAATAGTCATATTTCCACAAATTAAATAACTTTGTCATTTTGTTTTAAATTAGAGTTTATGCTCTATCTTTAGAACCCCAATATTTATGGGGTTCAATTATTTATTTAATTATTTAAAAAATACGGAATTAATCGCCTTCTAACATCATTTGCCCGATATTGACAATTTGTTCTCGCCATGATGATATCGATATTTACATTGGCAGATACGATATTATCTTCTTTAATTAAGTTTCTAATTTTTTCAATATCACCACCCATGTAATCAAATAAAATCTTGAATAAATAACTATTTCTCAATATTTCTTCATTGATTTCGCTACCAATTATTCTTTCAATCTCTGAGAATCTTGATGAGTGTATTGATTTCGCTATCGTGTAATAAGTGTTTCTATCGTTTTTCCAGACATTTTTGTTAGGCTTCGTTGGAAATTTATATAAAGAGCCATATAAATCCTCTAATCTATATTTTATTTCTCTTACACCAGACGCCCCTAGTATAGTAACACTTTGCATTTCATGGACACCTACTAAAATATCTTTTAATTCATTTGAAATTGGTAGCTTATAATCACCCAAATCTAAAATATTTTTACGAATGTCCAAGTCAGTATATTTTAATTCTATAAACTTCATAACGCTTGGTACTCCTTCGTACAAAGCTCTTATTATTCCCTCCAAATAGATTAGATAAAATGATCCTCTCAAACGCACAAAGATGTCATTCATTTCATCGGGAGTATATAATATTTTATTGTCGGGTTTAATATAGCTCAATATAGCCATATCTGATAATAATTTATTGTTTTCAGCAATTGGATTTCTGTCTGAATATCCATTTTTAATACACCAATCAAAGAAATTATTATATTTACTTTTTATTACACTAATTTGAGCCATATTTCTCATATTTTCTCCATTTATTTTTAACAATGAAAAAAACTTAAGCAAATCATCTGCATTAAAATTAAATATAGTTTTGTTAAACTCATTCTCGCAATCATAGAGTTCTTCCTTAAATAAAGAATTCCAAATGGAGCTATTATTTTTTTTACTCAAAAACTCATCAACGATTTGTTTCGTTTCCACAAGATACCACAACCTTTCTAATATGTTTTTGTATCTATCGGAATTATAATTTTAAAAATATAAAATGTCAAGAACTATTTTAAATTAGAGTTTAATCCCTATCATGGAAAACAATGGGATTTGAATTAATAAAGCCTTAACAATTCTCATAATATCAATAAACTTAGATACTTCACCAATACATTCTTTAACCTTACATTTTTGTACTGTAAGTATCTGTTCGCATAGTAAGGTACTATCTTTAGGCAAACCGCACTCTTCCTCATAAAAGTCTACATGGACAGGCAAATCATTTTTTGTTTTAGATGTAAAAGGAATGACTAAAACAGTGGGGCTATACTTATTGTTTTTATTGTTGCTAATTACTATACAAGGTCTTACTCCACTCTGAATACTACCTTCTGGATTGCCCAAATCTACAAAATAAATACCTAAGCATCTCACTCTTGGTGTTTTTTCAATAAAATCCAATGTTCTGTTTTTATATTCCATTATCCCCTTGAAGAGCGGTTCTCTGGGCTGCTCAAGCACTGCTGTCATATTTGTCATAGTTATTCCTCCTTCTTAAAACGAATGTAAATTTTAAATTTGAATTATAATTAGAGCTTATCAATGATGTACCCGCAATATAAATGTTCTTCATGTGCATTCTCCTTTGCGTATTTCTACTATAACACGATAGTTATAGTGTGTCAATAGTTATTTTTAATTAGAGTTTCTTTTTTTTGTATTTTTTCTTTTTTATCAAATGCAAATTTTATTAGCTATCTTCCTCGAAGTATACTATTTCATTTTCTTCTAATGGCAACCAATTTTTTATACTGTTATAAACCATCTTCGTCATTGTTTCTTCGCTGCGATCAATTCCAAATTTTTCAATATCTATTTTGTTTTTAAGCCACTCAATCATTTCTAACAATGTCTTTTCTGATACAATATTATATTCTTCATAAGTCCAATGTAATTCGTCATGATCTTGGTAAAAATCTCTTAATACAGGATAGTAACTGCTTACCTCGTCAATAGTCGCTTTATCCACATCTTCGTAAAATGGATACTCGACTTTCTTTAATTTTCTTTTATCCGCTTTAATTAAGTACATATCGTAACCCATAATGTTCACTCCTTTTAAAACATAATTCCCACTTCGCCCTTACTCTTCAATAATATATAAATTGTACTTTCGCTATGCTTGATTTTATAATTTTCCAATTCCCATTTGTAAACATCAATTTCAACACCCGTTGCTCTTGACTTTAAATGAAGCATATCTGGATTAGCTGTATCAATGTATCCTTTCATATCTTCTACATCTTTAAAGTCGTTAAATCCGATAGTAGAAACTGCACCATATAAAAGTCCTACTAGTTGATTATTCTGTTGTTTTAATTCGTATGCATCTGTTATTAATTTTTTAAATAAGCAATCTTCCATGTTCTCACTCCTTAATCACGTTTAAATCTTCATCTACTTTGAATAATCTTTTACCGCAGTCTGTACAAATTGCATACTTACTTCTATTTTTGTATCTTAAACTACCATGTAGTTCTGATGCTTCTGTTTCTCCTGTTTTAAGGTCAACATAATATTCACCATGACCACTTATATTTTGTTTTATTGTGATTGAGCCGCCGCCACAATAAGGACATTCTTTTATTGGAAAATTATATTTGTTCATATCTACCCCTCCTTATTTCGCCATTCTATCTCTAATTGGTTTAAGATAAACTAATTCTTTATACGTCATAGGCTTTTCACATTCTTCCAATGGTCTTACCTTAGTAGTCTGAAATGGTTTTGACCAATCTGTTTGAACATCAATTTTATAGTTCAACATGCATCTAAATTTTGTAATATCATATTGTAGTGCTTTACAACCATAACAAGTCCTCTTAATATGTATCCTCCTCCTTATAATATTTACTATGTAACTGCACCATATTACCACAAATGCATTTAACATGAGGTAATATTTTTGTTCTATCAATATCTTCTCTGTTAAATTGTAACAAAGCATTACATTCACTACAAACACACACATTTACTAAATCTTTCATCCTAAACTTCATATCATCTTTCTGCTCTTTGTCTAAAGTTGCAATAATATTAACCATTTCACTACTCCTCTCCATTTAAAATCAAACTTTTATTTGTTTTAATAACAATCATCGTTAGCCAATATCATTTTAACTGTTCTACATTTTGGGCAAGCATATAAATTGACCGCTAATTCGTCTTCGTAGTAATAGTCACCATGTTCTGGTGGCGTTGAATTTTCAATTTTAAATTTATGATCTGTAAAAATTTGATGAAATTTTTCATCGCCTATCATATGCTTATAACCATTTTCAGTCCATTCTCCAAAATGCTCATATCCACAAGCTTGACATTTCATAACTAATCCTCCTTTATATTTTATTCTACTTTATATTTTTCTTTATATAGTTCTAAAGCTTCTGATATGACTTCAAATGCACCTTCGTCACCACTATGATTGCAAATATCTATATACCCATTATCCATCTGAAGCTCTAAATATTTTATTGCGTGAAATCTGTCTTTTTCATCCATATTAAACCTCCTTATTTTATAATCAAGCCCACGGGCTTCTGCTGTACTTTATCTTGTTTTCTTTCGCTGGAATCTTTTTAAGTGCTTCATCTTTACTTTTATACAGCCTACTTTTTCTCACACGAATCACCGTATCAGTATCCACAAATTTTATCGTGTAAAACTCACCAGAAACCCGAATAACTTTTACTTCTTTGACTTGAGAATTATTCGTTATAATATATCGGATGATTTCTTTGCTGTTGTCCATACTATCACCTTCTTCATATCTCAAACTTTTATTGCATAATTTTTATTCCGCAACCTTCACATATAGCGTGTAAATGACCATTAGTTTCAGCTTTAATACCCATAGCATTTCCTCCGCAAACAGGACACTCAAAATTGTAAGCCTTGCCTCTGTCTACTATTACTTCGTTGGCTATTGAAATAAACTTAAAAAGAATTTCTAAAGCTTTATCATCTTTGCTCATGATTTATTCTCCTTTACTTTAACGCTATGAATTATATATGATTCCATGTTCTTCGCTTCATCTAAATCCTCTTCAAAACAGTATCTTAATGTTTCTTCTGTATTTTCTTTGTCATCTGCAAAATCTGTTTCTATGTCAATAATTAATTGTGTTCTAACTTTCATTCTAACACCTCCCCTACTTTACTATGTTTAGTCAACCAATAATAAATTTCATGATTACAAATTCTATCTGTACAGTTTTCTGGATTACCACAAACAGCTTCACAAACACTTTCTGAAAATTTATCCATACCAATATAATTAACGATTTCATCATTAGACATATCCTTTAATTTTTCATCAGAATGCAGTCCTAATTTACTCAAAATATTCTTATCAAGACATCTAATTTTATCAGCATTTGTCATTTTGCCCCTCCTTAACTTTTATGTACTATATATTGTATTATTAAATGTAAATTGTTACAATATATAGTGTTAATACCCCAATAAAATTGCCATTCTATTGCTTGTTAGCATTCGTAGCAAATCGCACAATTGCTTGTGCTTATGACTACAGGCATTAGATATGCCTCTATCCCATAACCATTAATAGTATTTGGGGAATACTTTAGTGTTACTCAATTCAGTATCAATCACGCTGTTACCAGTTCATCAAAAGTCTTACCAAACTCTTTATCAACTCGTTTCAACACCTCGAAAAAATCTTCTTCGTGTTCTACCGAAATATACATCTTAACGGTAGTCTCATAGCTTTTATGATTCAACATTTTCTGAATTGTCACCAAATCTGTTCCCTTGGCATACATATCACTAGCAAACATATGTCTCATCATATGAGGATAAACGCCGTCTCCATATCTATCAAATTCATTCTTTAGCGACCTATAAGACAATCTATTCATTCTTACAGACAAGAATAAAGCATTGTCATTCACCTTTATTTTCTTTCTCATTTCTACATATGGTCGGATATATTTAATTGCTTCTGTTCTTATTTTAATTCTCTTCCTTACTTCCGTGTATCCTTTACGCATGGTCAGAACATAGGGTGATTCCTCGTCCAAATATATTCCATCAATGTCAATCCCAATCAATTCTTCTGATCTCATTCCAGTTGCAGCAAGCAATGTTATCATTGCCACATTTCTAACTTGCTTAAAATTATCGAGTATGTTATACAAATTACTCATAAAAGTGTTAATCTGAGTAGCAGTAGGGATTTCAACACTGTCAAACTCTCCATCCTCAACGCCTTCATCTTTATATTTTTGTCTAGCAATTGTTTTTGCTATATTATCATCTGCAATTTTATAAATTTTGAAGTAATCCCAAAGAGAAGAAATAACTTTCTTTTTAGTTATTATTGTACTCATTGAGTTTTCGTTTTTTAAAGAATCAAGATAATTTGTAATGTGTAAATCGTTAATTGGTTTCATATCATCTGGTTCAATTTTATCTATGCTATGTTTATTTATGATATTATTATTGATAAACCACTCAAACATATTGTTTATAATACTAAAGTTAGTAATCTTTGTTGAGTTAGCTGGCAATCTTTCAAAATATTTTTGAAGGAACTCTGGATAATCTTTGATTTTTTCTTCAATTCTGAGGCTATCTTTCAACTCTCGTTCCTGTTTATAGCACATTTAATCACTTCCTTTTAGATTATCTCTTCATGTCATTTTTAATAAATCTAATTTGCTCTTCTAATACATACATGATAGATTCTTTGAACGTATCTAACCTATCAGCACTAATTCCTTTTCTTAATACCTCTTCAGATAATAATGCTGTAAACCTGTTATTTACTTCTTGTTGTAGATATACAACTCTTTTTGCTACTTTTGCTTGCTTTTCATCCAAACTAAACCCTCCTTAAAATAAACCTTTTATTCACCCGTCTACTTATCATATTGTGACTCAATCATCATTCGATAAATCACCTCTAAATCTTCAGTGCACTCGTCTCTATTAATACACCAGTTACATTCAGTGCATTTAAATCCATGAAGGTCGCTAGGCTGAGGTTTGGTTTTAGTTATCCTACCAAACTTTCCAGTCTTAGGATTAATTTTTCGTCTTTCCTCTAAATAAAATTCGTACCAATATTCAATTTTTTCTCCACACTCAGGACAAACATATTTATCACACATATAGATCATCTCTCCGTTTTCAATCATCCTCTAATAAATTTACGCCATAAACATCTTCCACTGTCTCTAATAAAAGATATCCATACCCTCCTAAAAGACCATTCCAAATACAATATGCATTAAAAGCGTCCTCTTTCTTCATTGTCATTATTTTTTTATCATCGCTAGTATCGTTCTTACCAAGTCCTCTTGATTGTCTTATCGCTTCCATTGTGTTTCTGCTATATGTTTTAGCTTTCATTTTCTTTCACCTCATAATTAATTGTATAATTTTAAATTAATGCATAAAATGTTGTATTTATCCTTCTATTCTTTAAACATTGTCCAATCTCCACCAGAGTATTTCTCTTTTAGTTCTTTTAATTTAATTCTTAATTCTGATATTTTTTCAAAAATATATCTTTCGTCTCTCTGTGTGCCGTCTGGATATCTTTTTATCAACAAAATTATTTTATTTTTGCCGTCTCTTCTAACTCCTCCCAACAATTTAAAATCATTTTCATTTTCATATTTCTCAATTTGTTTAATTCTTGACTTAGAACTAAGAACAAAATCATCTAAATTTTTCTGCATTATTTCTATTTCTTTTTCAAAAATATTTTTATACATGTCAAGTTCCCTTTGACAAAATACATTCTTTACTTTATCATTAAAGTCCATATTAACTCCTCCATAAAATCTTTTGCGTTTATTTGTCTTTGATAATTACTACACCACCAAATTTTTCATAAACATCTTTCATTGTCGCTCTAATAACCATTGGCACATCTTGCTCAGGATTAGTTGGTATATAATAAAATCCTTCGTCATCACAATCATTTTCATCAACATATCCTCCGAAATGATTGATGATTTTTTTCATAATATCTATACTGTCTCCCCTGTAGCCAAGTGAAAGCCAAACATAATTTTTATCATCATCTGTAAAATCTAATCCTTTATACTCGTTTCTTTCGCTGTCATGGTCACAAATAATAGACATGGTTCTATTTTGAAAATATATTCTGTCAACCGCAATTCTTCCACCAAAATCATCTTTATTAAATTCTGCGGATGAATCTATTTTTGTATAAATAAAGTTATAAACTTCTTCAGATGATACCTTCTTATTGATAATGCCTTTAGTATCGGTACTCATATCAAACCCTCCTCATAAAATCTGCTTTTTAACTATACGTTTAAGCTGCTACTACTTCACATTTTAACACACTTCTCATTTCTCCTACAACGGTTTCTATACTATCATCAGCCCAATTGTACAATTCTATTTTGATTTTGTGATATAGACTAATTACTTCTTGTTCTGGTTTATCTGTAAAGAAAATTGTTTTTAATTGTTTAATCTTAACCCCTGTGTTCATGTTGTTCATATTATCATCCTTTCATTATGTTATCTTCCGAGTCTAATTTTTTCTTCAATCAACTTATAAATCACATATAAAACGCATAATATTTCCATCTCAAAGTCCTCCTTATAGTTTTATTGTTAATTGTAATTCTAAAACTCAATCGGATGCACCAGAGTTGATACATCCTGTTCAGCTTACGAATGGTAAAATAAAAAAGACTGAATAATTTATCAGTCTTTTAACAGTGTATTTATTCCAGTGTTCATAATTTTTCAATGCCGTAAACATAATCAAATGGGACGTTTTCGTTTTCATCATCGCCACCTAAAGCAATTTCAATTTCATTAAAATCCAGTCCAACAATTTTACCATCAAAGGTGCAATCTGAAAGATGAAGTTTTACATTATCATTAATACTTAATTGTACCGTTTTCCCTTCAAATCCGTAATCTGTCCCCGTATATTCAATTGATAATATTTTTACATTGCTCATAATTAAACCTCCTTTATACATAAATTAAGTATTTTATCTAATATGTGATATCGCATCATTTACCCTTTTTAATGTTTCTCTTCTACCATCAAATTCGCCTGATGAATAACCTTCCAGATAGCCATCAACAAACGCCTGAATAACCTTTAGGGTATTTTCTTCTTGATCCTCACCAAACTCTATGGAGCAAAATACCCTCTGTAATTTATTCTTATAATTTTGTTGATCTGATTCATAAACATCAATATATGGAAGTTCTTTATCTGTCCAAGTATTTATTCTTGCATAAAAATTAGTATTTCCAAATCTAATTATGTCATTTGACACCCAACTTAATTTAGTTTCCATTATTAGTCCTCCTCTTAAAATCTACAATTTATTCCCACTCGTTTCCGTTACATTCACCAATTTTATAAGATACCAATTCAACATTATTTTTGACTAGAAATTTTTTCAAATTTTCTTTTCTTCTGTTATCAAAAATGCTTTTAATAATACCTTGCGCCATCTCGTAACCATATACAAAAATCTCTGTAATCTTTGATTGTTCATCATATGCATGTTTAATATTTGTCACTTCAATATCGTTACTCCACAAATAATCTACTAGGCTGACATCTGGTTTATTTAATATTTCGTTTGTGTTCCCTTTGCATTTTAAAGTAATTGTATCCATAATAATTTAACCTCCAATTTTATAATATATCTATTGTTATATTATACCTCAGCATACCTTCCAAAGATAGCCTTTTTCTTATTTCCCTTGGTATGATATGTAAAAATTTTCTTGCCCATGAATTCTAATATATCTCCGTGTCTTGGGCTTTCTTCTAACTCAATAGTTCCTATTGGACTACCGCCAACAACTAGTTTATATTTGTTCATGTAAACTCCTCCTGTTCTATATCAAATGTTAATTTTGCTTTCTAATAACTCCCATTCATTTGCACTAATTCCACCGCAGTCACGCTTTTCTTGTAGATTGTAGTAACACTGCTTTAAATATCTATCGTTGTGCCAACCGTCAAATAAAAGGTCATATTCAATATAATTTCTATTATCGCATAAAGAATATACTTTATTTAATACTATATCCGAAGCTCTCATCCCTCTTCGTTTTCTTTCGTCGTAAATTAGTTTTGCGTATGTTGCTAAATGGTCAAATGAGTATAGTAAAGTTTTATTTACTAATAAATGATTTGGAGTTCCGTTTTTTAAAATACTTCCAGCTATTGCAGACAACTCACTCCATTGTCCTTTTAATTGTTGAATTGGTAGAACTGAAATTAAATCCTTGTGCCACAATCTCATATTACATTACCCCCCTTATGTCAACTTAAAATTGCACTTTTATCGTTTAACCTAATTTTGTTAGTTCGTCTATCATCTGTTCTGCCTTATTTGCATCTACTGTTGCACGAAAATCATAAGTAATTACTGAAATGATTTCCCTTTCTTCATCCAACCCAATATACATTTTTTCATCGGTTAAAATACTTTTTATGACCATATAATTATTAAAACAGAATGCTGGAAGCCTATCTAACAACAAATCTTCAGTCTGTTCTACAATTTGTATCAACTCTTCGTGCGTCATTCCAATTCTAATATCAATTTCATCCAGTTTCATATAAACCTCCCTACGAATGAATACTTAAAATCTCGTTCTTGTTTTCGTCAAATAGTGTACTACAAATTTTTGTGTGGTAACTATGTAGTATATCCAGCATCTTGCTATGCACAATTAAAAGCTTGTCACCTGCCTGTTCTACGTTTTTACAAGTGTTTTCTATAACTGTTACCTTTACATCGTCATTTTCGATACTTGATATTACAAATGTAAATGTCATCTCTTTTCCCCTCCTGCTGTCCTGTTATATCATTCTAATACTAATCTTTTTGTTACGATGAAATATCCACCAATTAAGACAAAGGTAATTCCAATCAATGCGTCAAGTGTGATTGTGCAGGTAGCACCAATAAATAAAGCTGCTAGTCCCCATAAATTCTGTTTTCTTCTCAATCTGTTCTCATATTCTTTTTGCCTTAACTCATGTGTCGTTGGTCGCTGTGGATATTTCATATAAATTCTCCTCTCATAATCAAATGTAAAATGTGTACTGTTTATAATGTTTCTGTTGCTACCTACCGCCTATATAAGACGGTAACGCTCATAGCTTAAAAGCCTATTATATACACGCTATGACGTGTTTTGTTGCTTGACTGCTTTCTTTTATACTAGGAAGCATAGACTAGCCTTAAACGCTTCATATCAGCGTTAAAATGCGACTTTTATTTAGATCCTAAAATGACGGACTGTCAAACATATAAGTACCATTTTGCTTATATATTTCATTCCACATATTGGCCACTCTATATGCTTCTGTTTTGTTCCATATGTTAGCTGTTACAATTCCTTTAATGTCTAACACGGACAAAAGGCTAGTGTTGTCTGTTGTTTTAACAACGTAAGCATAATTTTTTTCGTTTTCTTTTATCTGTACTGCAATGTAAATATTTTTATTCATATATATCTGCCCTCCTGTTATACTTAAAATCTATTTTTTATCGTGTTAATTGATGTTTAATCCTATTTTGCCTTCGTTAATTTCCCAACTTGAAAATTCACACATCAATAATTCATCTGGAATACTATCAAGTGATCCGTTATATACTTCTTCTTCTTTTTCATTATCCCATATATAGCAATCATAATAGTTGTCAATTGATAAGTCGATAAAGTCTTGTAATGTCATATTAATACACCTCTTTCATTTTGTGTTCATAATCATATTCTTTTTTAATTTCTTCATTATTGTATGCTACATCATGGTCAACTTTTGCGTTGTCTTCATCAACTATTAAAACTTCTATGTCTTCATCAAAAATATTTGTATAAACATTTTCAACCATTCCGCCACTTACTGTTATAATTATTTGTTTCATATTATCCTTCTTTCTAACGGTTTAGGCATACCGATAGCCACAAATAAGTTAAATTTACAATTTTATTATCAATCTTCAATCATGTGTTCAATATGTTCCTTTTCCGTTATCCCTGAGGGTGTTTGACATGTCCCCATACAATAATCATATTCGTACCACTCAGCATCGTCATTCTGTAACGCTTCTAAAATGTGAATTGCAACTAGAAGACTATCTTCCTCGATTTTTTCTTTCGCAAAATCTTTTAATGTTTCATATGTTGTAATATCGTCCCGTTCTTCGTTTAATTGTTCCATAATATCTTGGAAATTTTTATTGTTATATTCTTCTCTTGTCATGAGCTTACATCTCCTTTTTTATAGTTGATATGGTTTAAAATAATAGTTTTATGGTAAAACAAGGCTGGTTATGCAGCCCTGTTCTGTTCAATCTTTTCAATAACTTTATTCCAATCTTCTTTAAATCTGACAGGCAGTATCAAAAATGAATACTGTTCTCCATAAACCATCATAGGATGGAATTCACCATTTGCTTTAATTTCAATTTGTTCAGCATCAACAATTTTCAATGCCTCACTTAAATATTGTGCATTAAACGCAAGCTTAAATTCCTTAGTAACTTGCAAATTTTTTGTTTCAATTTTATCAATAGTTTCAAATTTTTGTGTAGCACAATGAGAATAAATCCCTTCATTATTTCCGTACAAAACCATAAGCGTTATAGGTTTTTTAATTGTTTTGTCAGCTTTTAAAATGTCAAGGTTATACTTCACAACCTGCTCAAATTCTTTTGAGTCTGTTGTAAAAGAATGATCGTTTGTCATTGGTATAGTTTTTTCTACATCAATATATTCGCCTTCTACTTGCCTGTTATAGAAAGTAAAATCTTCCCCTTTTACACATACATATTTTTTATTAATACTTACTGCAATATCGCCTGTATTCTTTTCACTAATAGTCTTTTTAAGACGGTTGTACGCTTCATTTTGTAATGTCACGTTGTTTTTATCATTGTCAATAATATTAAGGCTTACAAGTGATTTTAAGCCTATTCTATAACCATCTAGTGCTTCAGCTCTGTTGTGTTTCAAGTTGAAATTATAGCAAGTTAAAATAGGTTTTGTATCTCCTTGCATTGTCCATGAATATAAATTTTTCAATGCTTCTGCAAATTCTGACTCTTTCATTTTGAAAACTTCTGTCAATTCTTCCTCTGGAAAAGATGGAAAGCTTTCTGTGTCTTGCAAATTCATTTTCAAGGTTTTGTTACCGTTTTTTACAATTAACTTTCCTTCTTGCTCTGTTAATTCAATTTCATTTTTCATTTTGAGTAATAAAGAAAAATCTTCGTTATTAATGCAAATTGTACCGTCATTGACTGCTGTATATTCGCTTGTGGTTACTGTCAAAAACTGCTCTAGCGTAGTTGTATGAAAGCTTAAAATCTCGTTGATAGAGTTTAATTTAATACATTTCAAAGTTTCAATTTTTGATCTGTTGTCAATATTACAAAGTACCTTTTCTGTGATTGTTTTTAATTCTTTTGCGTCAATTTTGATTTTTAACATGGTATTATCTCCTTTTCGTGTTCTAATGTTAATCTGAATAAAACCCTTCTTTTAACTGTTAAAATCCTCTTATTGCTCTCAACTCTGCCATCATCATATCATCATATTTTTTGTAGCTTTCTTTATTAATAAATAACGGAAGATTTACTTCAGGTGACAATTTTCCACCATGAATGTCATATGCTAGACTACCAATTCTAAACTTAATATTATTTTTAGTTAGCTTTTCCACTTCTTTATCTTTCATCATTGTAGAAATATTACCTACAAATACTTCGTTAACATTGCACTTTTCATAATAAGCCATTTTTATTCCTCCTTTTTTAACCTTAAAATTCTGCCTTTAAACGTTAAATTAATTACTCGCATTTATATAAATAATCTGTTCCTTGTACATACATAATGTGTTTAGGATGTTTACCATTCTCCAACTCACTAAGGATAAGTTTAGCAATTTGAGACAACTGCTTATATTGTTTAGAGTCTTTTCTTGCGGAATATAATGTTTTTTCGGCTATAACTGAATGGTATCTATCCATAATTTCAAGGAGTTTTTCGCTTTTTGTCATTGTTTACACCTCCTTAAATAATTTTTATAAAATTCGCAGACAATAATTTTCCTTCAATTTCTTTTGCATTCTTACATCTTTGTAAAATCACGTTTCTCGTCCAGTTAGGGCGATTCAAGTTGTTTCTAAAAAATTCCTTTTGAAATACTTTTATTCCTCCTGCATTCTCAAATATTGCTATTTTACAAGGCGTATTGCACATAGTAGGAATAGTCCCAGCGTATAAGGCAATTAAATTTTTCATACTGTTATACCTCCAAGAATTCAATATTTTTCTTTGTCATATCAATTACATTGTTTAAATAATCAATTATCCATGTGTCGCAGGTTTTCTTTTCCTGTTCAATCTTCTTGATATACAATTTCATTCTAGGAATTGCAACACTTAAATCAATTTTGTTTTGAGAAATAATATTTGTTAATTCCTTGATGTCATCTTTAAAAATATTGCAACCGTATGATCCTTGTAACCTTTCGGCTACTTTCAAAGGTTCTGTTATAGTATTCCCTGTAAAGTTATGACAACCGTCACCAATACCGCAAGTAACGGCTATTACGTTAGCCATATACATTCCGTCACACAATCCAGTAATTGAAAAACGTATCATAATTTTTGATACAATTTCCTTTATATTTTCTGGTACAGTGTAACCCTCAAATTGTTTTTCATATATTTTCATAGTGTTATGCCTCCTTAAAATCCCATTTCATACTCATAGTTACCAACAATTACATTATATGCGTCACAGTAATTCATACCATATATAGCTAATTTTTGAATTACATCGTCAAAATCGGTGCTACTTACTCTGTTATGATTTTTGATTCTGATTACACCCAACTCAATAAGACCATTTCTTTCGCTTTCTCTTTGCTCCTTGTAACTGATTTCTTCACCTAACAAATTTCTTTCTTTCAAAGTAAAAAATGCTTCTTTTACAGAATGATAGCCCATATCTGAAAAGGTTGTTTTGTACGGATTTCCAAAAGGGAAACCGTGTTCTGAATCTACCGTATATTGTAAAAATGTGTTATTGTCTTCATCAAAAATTCTGATATAGTTCCAGCCTTCTTTTGTTACTTGTTTAAATGTTTTCATGTTTATCTCTCCTTTTCTTGACTGGAAAAGGCTCAGTATGCTAATATAGCATTAACTAAGCCTTTTGGTTATAGTTGTATTGTTTAGGGTGCAGACGTTTTAGAGGACTGCTACACCCTATTTTTTATTTGTTGCAATGTGTTGCATAAATGGGCAACTGGATTATGAATCCGTAGGCTAAACCGTTACCCTGTTATAGATATGAAAACCTCCTTTTATTTGATTAAAATTAAATTGTATCTGTATAGTGAGCTGGACAATTTAAAACATTTTGAATTTGCTTTACAAAATAGTCTTGTATTGCTTGCATTACTTTTCTCCATTCGTCACGGTTTATTATTCCGTTCTGCAATAATCTGCCACAAAATACCTTATTATCAATTGTCTTTTGTTGTAATATGCCTAAATTACCATTATAAGAAAATTCAATATTAATTAATTCATTTACCATTGTTATTTCCTCCCCATATTTTCAAATGTTAATAGTGTTCAATGCTTGCGGACTTGTGACCGTTTGACGTGTGTCAAGTGCATTAAAACGGCTGTGTAGCCGTTTCACTCTGCAAGAAATATTAATATCCTCTATTTGCTCTAAATGTTGCTGTATAATGATTTCTTTTAATCTCATAATTACTAGGAAATCTATATTGTAAAAATTGAGGAATAACAACTTTTGTAAAATGTTCTACAAAAGCATCTATTGTAGATATACCACAATCAAACATGTAATTAACAGCATCATCAATTTCCTTATTTGCTTTGTCAAGTTCACTCTTATCATAAGAAGTCATTCCTTCTCCGTTCCTATGTGTTATACTGTCAGAAAAAGAAATGTTTTCGCCTCCCATTCTATCAGAAAACCATCTAAAATTGAGTCTCCATGTATTATCTTTTCCCTCCACTTCTTTAGAAATCTTGTACCCTTTTCTTTCTGTTCCTTCGATAAGTCCATGAATTAAAGAAATATATTCATTTCTCATATTTTCCTGTTCCTTTGTTTCTTCTAAAACTGCATTGAGTAATTCATCAAGTTTTTTCATATTCATTTATCCTCCTATAGCTAAAATATTGATTTGAAGTTGTGTTAATATTTTGCGTTATGCCATTCCCCATCGAAAGCTGATAAAACTGTTACCCCAAAAGCTCTTTGTTCTTGTGTCATATATTTAAACTTTATCCCAAACATTTTTTGTAATTCTGCTATTGCACATATATTCTTACCTGCTGCAATTTCTATAGCTAATTCTTTTGGTGTTTTCATATTTAAAACCTCCTTAAGTTTGTGTTATTGCTTTTTATTACTTTATTCCAGCCTAAAATATTGAGCGGTAATAATACCAACTTTTAAATTTATAGTCCTGTAATATTCTTAATACTAAGCGTATAGCCTGTATTAGTAAGTAGAATTTGCAGTGTTCACCTTAAAAGATTTTAAGCTGAGTATAAAACAATAAAACTTTGTTATTCTTCGCTTATATCACATTCCTTTTTGAATTGCAGTTGACCGCAATTTGTTGCTGTTATTGCTATTTTGTTTCAAGTAAAAAAGCCAACTATGGAAAGCTGACTGGTTGTTTCTGTTTTGTGTTTTCTGGTTTCGTGTTGTTATTCTAAAGCTGCAACAAGCCTTAAATTTTACAGGGCTACTTTTTCAGGTTGCGAGTGAACCACCCAACAAATAAATTGTTAGATTGCGTCACGCTCGGAGAACCGTTTCACTATCCTGTGATTCTATCTCGTGAGTTATTTCCAGATTGAGTCATTATATTCCAGCGTATAATGAGTTTGATTAAATTGTGAGATAACTCTATCTGCATTTATAGAGGCTTTAGACTCTTACCTTTTAGGTAGCTGCATTAAGTTTTTCTTTGTATTTCCCTTACCTTGTAATTACATTATACAGGATTTCCTGTAGTGTGTCAATAGTTTTTTCTGTATTTTCTAAAGTTTTTTCTGCATTCAATGGCAAAATAAAAAGCCATCAACTTATATAGTTAATAGCTTAAAATTGCTTACCATCGGGAAATTGAAAGAATGAAATGTAATTACACCCTAATGCTTCAGACATTTTTTTAAAGTCGTCGTCTGAAAACTTACCTGTCTTTAGTCTTTGCGAAAATGCGTTTATATTGCTTCCTAACCGTCTTGCAAGCTCTGCTTTACTTATTCCTGCATAAGTACATGCAAGCTCTATTTTTTGCTGTATTGTCAATGAATCACCTTCTTATTATTGGATGGAAATATTATACCAATAGAAAGATAATAAGTCAATCTAAGACCATTAACTATATGAAGTTATCAAAGTGCAGTATTGCCAATAGATCAAAGAGTTGCTATAATAATATGAATAGGAGAGGACTTATACCAACCTTTAGTTGGATGCCTCTTGGGTTATGTTATGTAGTCGATATAATCGTTTTCGGTGCTAAACAAAATATATTTGCTTAACGCTGGTACATAACCCATGTAACCGTTTGAAATTGAATACCCTTTCATGGTTACAACCTCCTATTTAATTATTTAAGAATGGAGCAAGGTTTAAGTGTGTGGCTTATTTCTTTGCTCTTTTCTTATGTATTAAGTATAACCCGTAATACGCATATTATCAAGAAATATTTATTAAAATAGCATACTAATATATTACCGTAATACTTATATATTTTATGCATATTGTATATAATTGACTATATCAGTAATACGTTGTATAATGGCATTTATAGCCCATCTAAGGCGATTATAGAAAGGCGTGATTAAATGGTTGACAATGCTAATAAACAAGCTAAGAACATAGATTATAAGGCAAGACAAAGACAATATAATGCTAAGTATGACGCTTTGAATATGAAGACATTTAGTGTCAAGATACGGTTAGAATTAAACGAAAAATTAGAGCAACATATTGAGTATTTAAAGTTGAATGATTCTAATGCCAATAGAAACAAATTTGTCACTGATGCAATTCGTGAAAAGTTAGAGCGTGATACCATAAATAATATAGAGAACATAACAGAACGATAGAGAGAACATTCGTTTGCTTATATGGTAAATTATAGAACTGGTGAGTGGGATTGTCAATAAGAGAATATAATGGGAAATATGGAAATGAATGGATAATATATGAATATTATGTGTATACTATGCATTGAGTGATTAAGCGGAATATAAATGATAGTAGTTATTATTTGATACAAGTTGTGGTTAATGATAATGGTGTATGAGTGGAGCTAATGGTGGTAACTATTCAAGCGCAGGTTAGAGAATAATATATGTGATAATAGTTATTATATTGGTATGATTATTGGATAAACTTTAGTATTGATTAAGTATGTATAGTTAATAGATATTAATATCATATGATAATAGTTGTGGATAATTATGTGGATAACTAGGTTAGATTGTGGATAACTTTTAAGTTGTGTGGACAAATAGGAATATAGTATGTAGATATGATGGTATTTTCCACTTTGGATTATATAGTGATAGTATTATGGGATTGGTAACCAGTTTATATTATAGCATACAATTGTATGAGATGATAGAGCGGAAGTTGGTATTAAACTTATACTTAGTATAGAATATATATTAGGTATAAAAAATATACTTAGTATCTTTTAGATAGTATAAGATTTTTATATAATATAGCGAAACTTTCCATTAAGCGAACAATAGTATATTATCCTACATTATCATACTTCATCCTATTTTATCCTACTTTTTCCCCAGTATTTTCCATTTATTATACTCATATTTCTATCATTCTACCTGCATCATTTAACCATCAATAATTACCATTTATTACCATAGTTTGGTATAATCCATGTGGATAATGCCATAAGTTAGCCACTTTAAACTATGAGAAAATCCTTATTTTTCAAGGGTTTATCCTTAATTGTATCCATATGATAGGGGGCATGGTTTACATTTTGAAAACACTTCCATTTTGCTAAAAAGCCCCTATCTATTCCATCCACACCTCACTTCCAATTTTCACGTCCGAAACTATTCCTAAATTTTCCATCATCACTCAATTTTCACCCAAAATCACCCTAAAATACTTCGGTACGTCTTTCGGTAGAATTCCCTATTTATCTACACTTTCTCTACTTCACCATTACAACTCAAACTTTCCTATTTTTCATTTAACAAGCCAAATTTACCTAATAATTTCTTCACTTAACCACCAGACAATCCTTATAATTAAAGCAAAACTTCAATTAATCTCCTTCCTTATTTTCCATTAATCTATCAAATATTACCAACCATCATCATTTTACCCTTCCTTAAACAATACCGTAGAATCAAGCATATTCCCGAAATATATCAATATTTTCAATTTTCACTATATTGAGCGCCATAAATAACTATACAAGTATCATCACATCATTACTATTACCATTGAATAAGCATAGAAAAATTCCCAGTATATCAACATTTTAACTATCGCAAGAAGTATGAAATTTTCACATTTTAATTCCTATCACCGAAGTCATTCAAATTTCACAAACTCTAATTTAAAATTTATCTTTACATTATTACATTTACCATCACAAAAATTTTACTTAGCTTAAATCGCAATTTACAACTCTAATTTCAATTTGTATATCTTACCATACCAATTTATCACCAGAGCCAAAACAAACGAAAATAGACCCAAAAACTATACATTTTCTCTAACAAATCACATAAGCAAACAAATATTCAATGCTCATCCATTATTAAAACATACCACTCTAAATAAATCTAAACTCTAATTAAAAATAACTATTGACACTACTAATCCTCCATGCTATACTCACAACATGAGTTTAAACTCTAATTAAAAACACATATGAAAAATACATAATGAAGGGAGATAATACATATGAGCAATAACAAGGTTTCATCTTTTACTATTTTAAAAATTATTTTTAGTTTGATTTTTCAATCCATAGTTATCAATATCAAAACAATATTTAATGTCAAACATTAAGTAAGTTTGTTGTGTTTAAATTCAAAGCTACCATGCAAAGGGGTTTGGGGAAATGCAAAGGAATAATGGAGCGGATGCGACATTATTACCTTTTCCCCAATAAAAGTAATATCCATTATAGTAGGCGCAAACTTGCAAGCAAGTTCACACCTTTTGTCTTGTGTCACTGTCGTTCCACAATCCAAAGTACGGGGGGAAATGTTAATGGATTTACTTAAAATATATTTTAACACTTTTTATATATCTATTAATAAGGGACACGACTCAAATACCTTGTAAATCAAGGGTTTAAAATCAATTTTAGCACTTTTGTATTTTGGCAATATTTTAGTATTTCTACATAAAAAGTATCAAAGAACCCCTATTTTACTGTCTTTTAAGACAAACACTTTTTTAATTTTTAAAGTGCTATTTTTAGTCTAAATTTACTACAAAATGAACAAAGGAGGAATTTTATAATTGGAATTCAATTGCAACGTAAAAATCATAGATGAGATGATGGGCGCAGGTAAAAGCACTAGTATTATAAACTATATCAATTCACCATTTAATGAAGATGAAAAATTTTTAGTTATTACGCCATATAAAGACGAAATCGCTAGATACAAAGATTCTTGTTCAAGTAAGAATTTTAAACAACCTACATATAACTCATCTGGTAATGGTTCAAAATTCGACAGCTTAAAAGACCTTATCAACAAAGAAGAAAATATCGTATCTACTCATGCCCTATTTCAAAAATTTGATGAGGAATTAATAGATATGTGTAGAGCAAAGAATTATACCTTGGTTATGGACGAGGTAGCCAATGTAGTTGAAGAATACCATATTTCAGAATCAGACTTTGAAATATTAAAAAAGGATTTTGTTTACATAGACAATCAGACTAATTTGATCCGCTGGCGAAAAGAAAAAAATAATTACTCTGGAGAATTTTCTGATATAAAAAGATTATGTGATTTGGGAAGTTTGGCTTATTACAATGGATCAATTATGATGTGGTTATTCCCCATAGAGGCATTCAATTCTTTTAGAAAAATTTATATTCTTACATATATGTTTAATGCTCAGATGCAAAGATATTATTATGACTACTATAAGCTATCATATGAATTTATGTATGTAGATGGAGATTCGCTAGAGTCATATCATTTAACTAAAATTAAACCGGTAAATAGATACCAATATAATTATGAGAAATTAATTAACATTATTGAAAACGAAAAATTGAATCAAATTGGTGACAGGCAAACAGATTTATCTAAAGGTTGGTTTGAAAGAAATAAAGGTAATATTGCAATGAATCAGCTTAAAAATAATCTATATAATTTTTTTAGAAACATGAGAAACGGAGATTCTAAAGACAATCTGTGGACTACATTTAAAAATTACAAAACTAAATTACAAGGAAAAGGATATACAAAGGGGTTTATACCAATAAACTCAAGAGCGACTAATGAATATAGGGACAGGACTTCTGTAGCTTATATCGCAAACAGGTATATTAATCCCATTATTAAGAATTTTTTTCAACATCACAACATTGAAATAGACGAAGATAATTATGCATTGTCTGAAATGCTGCAATTTATATGGAGATCAGCAATTAGAGATGGAAAAGAAATTTGCGTATATATCCCAAGCATAAGAATGAGAGAATTATTAAAAGTATGGATTCAGAAAAATAAACATTGAAAACCAAAGGAGAACATTAACATGAAAGAAATCAAAACATTTACAGGATCAAACGATAAATACCAAATTCCAAGTCGTAGCGAGTTCCATCGTTATTATTGTGGATTAATTACAGAATTGGATTTTTGTACAGAAGTACCTAGTACGCATATGGTAGATAAAATAGCAAACGCTGTTGAATGGTCTGAAAAACATACTAGAAACTCATTTGTATTACATAGTCAAGATATCAGATAAAACATGGTTAAAATTTTCAAAGGAGAAAATCAAAGAAAAAGTACACTATTTTTGATTTTGATATTCAGGCGATGAATTAGTCACCTAATACTATATCGTTGAAAATAGGTGTCAAAAACGAAGATTTTCTCTAGTGGAATGGGTAAGAGAAATTGTAAGTAGGATTAAGTTGTAAAATGTCAAAATGAAAGGATGATTAAAATTAAAGATATTGAATTTGTTTGTAGAGAATTGCCACAGTTAATCGTAGCATTGGACGTTGATGGAAATTACATGCATATTAGAGATGTAAAAGAAGACACTGGTTACTATTGCCCTTGTTGCGGGGGTATTGTAAGACCAAGAGCATTTAAGGACGATAGAGATTATATGGTGCAGCCACATTTTTATCATATAAATGGAGGATGTTCTGACGAGAGTCGTGCCCATTGGTTATATAAAAATTGGTTATTTAAAACGGGAAGTCAATTTTATATTGATAAAAAGCTATATATTGTCGACAATGTTGACATTGAAAAATCATACAACACTTCTTTTGGATTATATAGACCAGATATTACCGTGTCTTTAGACAACGGCAAAATTATGTTTTTTGAAATTAATTTTACAAGTTCAAAAACTGAAACTGATTATTTTTGTAAATGGAATGAGTTAAGCAATGATGTTATAGAAGTTGATATTAAGAAATTAATGAATGAAGATTTTAACTGCAAAATACCTTCATTTTCACTTATTTATTCTGATGGTAAATGTTTTAAAAGAAAATATCAAGAAAAGGATGATTACGCAAATACTATTGCCCAAAGAAAAATTGAATGGAAACGACAAGATAAAATAAATTATAAAATTATGTGGGAAAGGCTTGATTGGTTTTGGATCAAATTGCAAGAATTTAAAAAGAATAACGAAACCATTGAAGAGTTATTAGAGTCGTTTGAAGCTATACCAATTTCAGATAAAGAAATGTGTTTTGATTTATTTAAAAGACAATCATGCGTAAGAAAATTTAATCAAAATTTTAGAGACATAATTAACAATGAGATTAAAAAATATTTTACAAGAGAAAATTTACAAGAAATTTTAGCAAATCCTGTGAATATTAAAAAAGTGTCTGTCATAGAAAAACAAGGCTATATTATTGACTATTCCATAGATAGTGTATTGTTTAACAAAAAAGAGTATCACGATAATCTGACCTCAAGCTTCTATACCAGAGAATGGGTGTTAAGATATTCAGATGTACAAAAATTGATTATAGAAATAAAAGAAAAGGTAAAAGAATGCGAATGGAACGATAACTTACAAATTAGACTACATACAGATATACATCAAATTATTAAAGATATTAAAAATCAGTATTTTAAAAAAGAATATTGTATTTGGCAATTTAAATTTTCCAAATCTAAAAAAATAGAAAAATTACATGATTGCGATAATAATATTGAGTTGCGTGTTGGAATTAAAGATTGTAGTGACTGGTGGAATGAGTGCTGGCTTACTGGAAATTTTTATATTTCTATTAATGATATTGATAAAAAGACAGATGATGAGGTACGTCAAATTATTATAAAAAAACTAACAAGAAAAATGAAAACCATATATAAACGTATTTTAGTAGATGGTGTAGGTCGTGATTCCAGATACATGTTTTGCAAAAACAAGGAGGTGGCTGAATGATTAACCGCCCTCTTTATGTAAGAAAATTTCATTCTGGAAGACTGAAAGAATTTAATTATTGTATTAACAATACTTTTGATGAATCAAAAGATTTGTCTGAAATAATTGGACTTTCGGATAGCCAAATGCTCAGAACTATTAGAGATATAAGAAAAAAAATTATTGACAGAAACAAACTAGAACTGCTAGTGAAAATGAGAGATTTCTATAAATTTAAACAAACAAGACAACAAAAAACAAGAAATGAAAATGTATTAAAAATTGTTGGTAAATTAAAAAATGTAAATTCAAACATCGAATATGTTGAAAGAGTTAAGGATAAATATTTGAATAACTCTATATATCAATACGAATATAAACGGATTCAAGATAAAATTAATAGAACAATGTTTATGGAAGATTATGTAGTTGTCGTTATGGATAATGCAAAACAATACAAGTATTTATACCATAATGGGTTTTATATAAATGGTAAACTTTATAGAAGGTTAAGTTGTTCTGCTGGTCAAGCTCGTGTTTCTACTGTTATTTTTTGTAATGTTGAAATTATTGACGAAGTAAAATTTCGGCTAGATAATGGAAGAGATTTGACCAAAAAATTTTCTCCAAGCAAATTTAACGCCTACTTTGGACTATACGGGTCTGCAACTAATATTGTTACTGAGCCAAGGTTTATAGTGGTTAAAGATTTTGAGAATAAATCTTCATTTATGGCTAATTATGTAATCGAAAATGGTAACAGAGTAGATGATACGATTATTCAAAAAGAGATTAGAGATATGCCCATGAACAGAACCGATGGCATGGGACTGATTTCTTATGAAATGGCTCAAATATGGTCAAATGATTTACGGTTAGATTATGTTCCTTCTCAATTTTGCATTAGACAGAGTTTTATTAAGGGAATGTTATGTGTATTCCCAATTCATCAATTTTGTGAAGAAATAAATGGTGGGAACTATATAGTTGATACGATTTATAAAGATAAAAACGGAGAATATATAAAAGCAGATTTGAGAAATTATGATGTGATTATTACGGAATCACAATTTAAATTATGGGACAGTTACAAATCAGCTGATGAATATATTTCAAATTGTCATCAAAACAAACTTAAATGGGGAGTCTCATTATACACCCCAAAGGAAGCAAAAAAAATGATGAAACTTAATTATCAGTTTATTCAAACGTTGGACTTATCAAAAAAAGATGTTGAGAAATTGTGTGAACAGTTTGTTGAGTGGATTACAGGAGTTTCGTATGATAATGTTTATTATATGATTTTGTTCTTACTGGGAGTAAATAATAATGTAAATAAAATTAATAATTTTTTATCAAGTAGCGACAACTATTGGATTAAAGCATTAATTGCCAATCACGATGTTAAAAATGATAAATATATTCGCACCAAGGTTAGAAATTTAATTAGAAAAAAGATTGAAAATGCGTGTATGGGAGATATTTATGTTGATGGTAATTTTCAGGTAATTGTTTCTGATCCGTATGGTTTCATGCAACACGTTTGTGGTCAAGAAGTAACAGGTCTACTTAATGATGGAGAATTTTATTCAAATTATTGGAACGAATTAAACGTTAAACAAGTAGACGCAATGCGTTCTCCTTTAACCTATTTATCTGAACACGTTATTTTGAATCTTAGAAACGATGAAGAAGTAAATAAATGGTACAGGTATTGTAATCTTGGTATCATTTTAAATTATTATGGTCATGAGTCAGTAAATTTTGCGGGCAGCGACTACGATTTCGATATTTTAGCTACAGTTTCAAATAAAACAATGATTAATGGGGTATATCAAAAAGAGCTACCAGTTGTTTATGATGCTCCCAAGCCACAAAAAATTATATTTACAGAAGATGATTTATATAAATCAGACACTTTCTCATTTGGTTCAATAATCGGTTCTATTACAAATAAATCAAGTAATGGTTATGCGTTGTTGCCAAAGATTAAAGAATTGTACGGAGAGAATAGTCAAGAGTATAAGTTGGTTAAATCAAGATTGCAACAATGTTGTAAAGCACAATCGGCTCAAATAGACAAGGCGAAAATCGGTAAAAATGTCAAAGGCATACCTAGTGTTTGGGTAAATTATATTAAATTACCAAAGAATAAAAAAGCTTTAAAAAGATGTCGACGGTTGAACAGAAAAAAACTTTACAACAATACTCTGCTAGACAAATATCCATATTTTTTTAGGTATGTGTACAGCGATACCAATAAGAAATATAAGCAATATTTAGAAGAATACAATGTTACATGCAAACAAAGATACAAGATGTCGCTTATTGAACTTGAGTCTTTACAGAGGAAAACAAAAGATCAGTCTGAATTTATCCATAAGTTTTATGAGCACTCCCCTATTATTCATAGTGATAGCTCAATGAATTTATTGTGTAAATACATAGAGGCTATTAATTTTGATATATCGAGTAAAACTAAGATTAACACATCTGAATCCGTATGTGAGTTATATAAAGATGATACTGTAAAATATTTAGAGTTATATGAAAAAATCACTGAGTCGTTAAAAGAATATCTGAAAAATAAATCATTCAACATGCAAGCGAATAATGATGAAGATGATGAGAAAGAATATGATAATGAAAAATTTATAGAATTTAGTTATGATTCAGATGACATGTACGATTATCTAAATAAAATTTGCCCAAATCCTAAAATTGTATTGAATTGTTTAATTGATTATTTCTATAAAGAGAATTATGCAAGCAATAAAGATTTATTATGGGCATCTTATGGAAAGTTAATTTACAAAAATATAACAAAAAATACTGGCATAAAAACTGCCCTATTCCCATTCCCATCAAAACAAGATGAAAGCATAGACGTTCAATATTTAGGATACGGATATACATTAAAGGAGGTAAAATTATAATTGAATTACAAATATAATGAATTAGATTATGCGAAAAAAATATTTAATGAAGGATTTCAGACCAAACATATACCGACTGAATTAAGGCTTGTCGCTACATATATGAGAAGATATTTAGACATGAAACCCAAAATATTAAGAGAAAAAATGTATGAATTTTGTAGTGCAAATATCCCTGATTACAATAGAGCAAAACATTATAAAATTATCAACAAAGCTATAAATCAGGCAACAAAAAAAGGTAGTACATTAATTAAAGTTGATAAAATATTGGTTTATGATTTTGAAATTGACTATATTAACAAGTTAGATGTTTTATATGACATTAAAGACTATGTGTATGATTGTAAAAAGGTATTATTTACTTTATTATGCCAAATGAAATTAAACAAAGAAATATCTCGTATAAAAAACGGGATAGAATCTAAAGGTATTTACTTTAAAGGAGGTAATCAAAAATATAATCTGCTAAAGAAAATGTCAAAAATCCCAGACAAGGTTAAAATTAACGACGATATTATTTATGAATTGGGACAATGCGGAGTTGTAGATATTTTATTTAATGGACTGATTAAATTGAATTTTATGGAAGATATAAACAAATTATGCGGTAGCAAAAACAGTGGCTATGTGGTGATTGAAATAGTCAATTTTGATAATATTGGATGGTACTTTGATTATTATAATAACGTTCCAAAGATGCATTTGTGTAAACATTGCGAGCAACCATTCAAACAAACGAAAAAAGATATTATGTATTGTAGTGAACATAAGGGATATCAACCTATCGGTACTAAAATTATTCAATGTGTTGATTGTGGTTGTGATGTTGAAGTAGATGCTTGGGATATGAAAACCTGTAGATGCGAAAAACATCAACAAGAAGAAGATAAAAGAATTAAACGAGAATATTATCATAAAACAAAGAAACTAAAGAAATCCTAGAACTAAGCTTTTAAAAGTTAAAATCGCTACAACCATTGATTTTACTAGGTTTGTACAACTTTTATTTTTTTCTTAACTTATGAAGAGAGATGAAAATATTTTTATAGCAAAAGGAGCCGGAGAAATCTGACTTCTTTTTATTTTATCGGTTTAGTGTAATTGGAAGCACGACGATCTCCAAAATCGTTAGTCTGGGTTCAAGTCCCAGAATCGGTGTTACTCCCCTATTCGGGAGAAATTTAATCAAAGAAAGAAGTGTATTAGCATTAAACCAATCACACAGAAAGAAGCAATGTATTTAAGAGAAAATGGATATGAAGAATATGTTCAGAAGGCTGTATGTTGCAAAAGTTACTATGTAGTAGAAGAAGATAAAGCTGTAATTGCTTTAGAAAATTACAGAAAATCAGTTACTATTTATAGTTGTTTTAAGAAAGCAAAGTAACACAAAAATACATACGAGAGATGGTGGCTATAATCGCCAAGAAAAAGGATAAAATTGAAATAAGTTTCGCTGATGAACCTGCATCTGAAGGTGTTACTGGTTCAATGGTGTATATTTCAACCCCCAACCATAAGATACTGGTCGAGGCGGGAATGCATCAGAGTAATAATTGTAAGGCAGATTATGAGATTAACACTAGAAATTTCAAAGAATTTAAATCTAAAGATATTGATACAATTTTTCTTTGTCATACACATGGCGACCACACATTTTTATTGCCATTATTATATAAGAGAAATTGTAAAGCCAAGACTATTTTGCCAAACAAAAGCAAACCAATTTTAAATGCTATGCTTAAAGATTGTGCGTTCATTAATGGTAGGGATGCAGATAGTTTAACACGGAAATATAAAAAAGAATATTTACCTCTATTTGAAGAAACAGATGTAGATTACTGTATGGATTATGTATTTGAAGAATCTATTGGTGAAATAATCAAGATTGATGATGAAATTTCATTTAGATTCGTTCCATCTGGGCATATTCCTTTTGCTTGCCAATTAGAATTATTCATTACTGTGAATAATCATACAACTAAAATTCTATATACAAGTGACATTGGGAACATCGAATTACGTCAGCCATTTACAGAGAAATTTGAGCCTGTGAGTAAAAGTTCAATCGTAATAGCAGAAAATACCTACGGTGGGCGTACAGGTCTGCAAACTGGCAAAAAAGAGCGTCAGAATGACTTAGACAAGATTAAGTCTATCGTAGAAAATCAAGTCATTGAACGTCACGGAAGAGTTTTAATTCCTGTTTTTGCACAAACAAGATGCCAAGTAATTGCTTGGTATTTATATGAACTATTTAAAGACGATGAAAATTTTAATTATAAAGTATATGTAGATAGTCCTCTTTGTTGTAAGGTATTTGAATTATATAGCCAGTTATTAGAGGGAGAAGAAAAAGAAAAAATTGATGCTTTAATGACATGGGATAAATTAGTGTTGGTTAAAGATGCAGAAGAAAGTAAGGCTTTAGTGCAATCTAAAGAGCCTTGTATTTTGTTAAGTAGCAGTGGCATGGCGCACAGCGGAAGAATCGTGCATCATATCAAGTCGTTAATTAGCAATCATAATGCAACTATTTTATTTGTTGGTTATGCTTCACCTTATACTTTAGCTGGCAAATTAAAGGACAGCAAACAGAAAACTATCACTATTGATACAAAAGTTTATCCAATCAGATGTAGTTCATACTCATTGAAATCTATGAGTTCTCATATTAACCACGATTCTATGTTGGAATATTACTCTAGTATTCGTGCTGATAAAATTTACTTACATCATGCGGATATGAACGACAAATTGAGTTTTAAGGAAGAACTAAATGAAGTATTAAGGCAAAAACTACAGACTACTAAGGTTATTGCTGTAAACAGTAGCACAAAAATTTCAATTTAGGTGGTGTTTGTATTAAAAGAAATTATTTACTAACAGGTTTATTATTTGGTTTAGCATTGCCGTTATTTGAAGGACTGGTAGATTTAGGACTAAACTGGATTGAAGTTGCAAAAGTTAAACCATTAAAGAAAATTACTATTGGAAATCAAGAAATTGCCGATTTACAAGAAGAAAATACATATCAAGAAAAACAACCTCTTATTGGATTCCGTTATGAACCAGAGGAAGAATATTATGAAGATGAAGAATAATTTTTTATATATTTTTTATTTTCTGAATTTTGCATATACTTTCTCATTAAATATTATAACAGATTAAAAGTAAAGTACAATGTAAGAAATAACTAAAAATTTAACCTATTTGGAGGATTATATTATATGGCACAAGCACTAACATATAAAAGAACAACTACTGACAAACTTACAATCAAAGGCTTGCTATCGGACGATGCTACTATTGTAACTATCAAAGTTAAAGAAAATGACAAAGAAGTAGACAAAGAAATTACTATTAAAGATTATTTCGATAACTTTGCAGGTGAAATGGTTGAAATTTCGATTGGAAATAAGACAGAAGAAAATTTAGTAGACTCCCCTACTTCTGAGGAATAATAATTTTGAGAGGAATGTTGATGTATTAATATTACATATCAAGACGTAAAAACATTAGTTGAAAATAAATTAGTAAATAAAACAGATAAAACTCCTTATGAAGATTTAAGCGAATTACTATTTGGCGAAGGAAATTGTTTTAATGAGAGTGAAGTCAGAAAAAGAATGTATGGTATGAAAAGACTTGTTGAAATTATTGAGGAAGATAAGCATTCGTCAGATATTACAACTAGAATCTTAAGTATTAGCGACACACACTATCCTTTTGTAAAAGACATTTCGGTGTTTAAGGATTATATTGGAAAAGTTGACATACTACAATTAAACGGAGACTTATTAGATTGTACTTCAATTTCAAAATTCCCTAAATTTTATAGAACATCTCCAGTCGAAGAAATAATTGGTGCTAGAAAATATCTTATTGATTTAATTAATTATATAAGACCAAAGAAAGTAGTCGCAAATTATGGGAATCATGAACTTAGGCTAGGGGCGTTTTTAGCTAAACAACTAGATAATGAATTGCAAGAATTAATACCAATGACGGCACTTGATTATATTTTCGTAGATGGATTTACTCATTATGATAGAAAAACTGGAACAAAAACAAAATATGAACCTTTAGAAAGTGTTTTTGAAGACGTGGAAATTGATTATACTGGAACATGGTTTAGTATTATAAATGACGCTATATTTTGTCATCCTAAAACATTTGTTTCCTCGCCACTTAAAACTGCCGAAAAAGCATTATATTGGTTTAGGAACGAAGGTTATTCATTTAAGCATTTAATAATGTCCCATACCCATAGAATAGGACAATATAAAATTGGTAATTCCACAATGTATGAACAAGGAGCTTGTTGCGAAACAGAAAAAATGGAATACAGCGATGGGTTATTGATAAATTCACAAAAACAAGGGTTTATTTATTTATGTCAAGATAAAGATGGCAACACTATTGAAAAAGAAACGAAATTAGTTTCTTTAAACTAAACTAAATTATCATATAGCAGTGACCAGAAATGGCATTGACTATTCCAAGAGTAGGCTAATCCCCTACTCTTTTTGTATTACAAAATAAATTAAAATTTAAAGGAGAAATAAATAATATGAATAAAGAAATGTTGGTCAACGCAGTTAGTGAGAAGGCAGAAATGACGAAAAAAGACACAGAAAAATTGTTGAAAGCTTTTGAAGATGTAGTAACAGAAACATTAGCTAGTGGGGACAAAATTCAAATGGTTGGTTTTGGTACATTTGATGTAACAGAAAGAGCAGAGCGTAATGGTAGAAACCCTCAGTCTGGGCAACCAATGTTGATTAAAGCTTCTAAATCTCCTAGATTTAAAGCAGGAAAATCCTTAAAAGATGCTGTTAAAGGAGTGTAATTTATGAACAAATACAAAAACATGGAAATCAAGGATATTTGTTGTGAGGATTGTCTTTTTGATGAATTATTAGAAAAGGCAGAAAGTTTAGGCAAAAATGAAGGTTTAACTTTTATTGCAAAACGTGATTTAGTGGCATTTGTGATTGAAAGTTTTATCAAACAAGACGAATATTCTCTTGGCGTAATTAATTTTGAAGGTTGCGATTTTGATTATTTTGATGAATATGTAGTTAGCATTAACGATGATAAAACAATTTGGTGTGAACCAGCTATTAGACATGGAGAAGTGTTTACATACACTTGTGATTATGGTGATACAGCGTATGTTTATCAGGGTGATGTAAGGCAAGAAATTATTGATAGATTACTGGACGATAAAGCAAATGTTGTATTATTCGGCTTTGAGGATGAAGAGTTTGAATTAGAAGATTCTGATGATAATATTGATGAAAATTCTCATGGCTTTACTATTTCTAGTTATAGTGAAGACGGTTGTTACAGTTCATATTCTTTCTATGCAACAGATAAAGACATTGTTCAGGAAGAATTGGCAAAATTGAAAAGAAATTTATAATCAAATATCAGTTTTATTTGGAGGGTCGGAAACGGCTCTCCTATTTTATTAAAAAGTAAGGAGGCGGTATGTTTGCCAATTAAACCTAAAACAGTAAAGGAAGTAGTTGAAAAAAAAGAATATACTTGTCTCTGCTGTGGTAATAAAAAAAAAGAAGATGAGTTTTTTATAAGCAAATGGAGTAAAGTTTGGAACGAAACAGACAAACATGTTTTGTTCTGTAAAGATTGCTTAAACAAATTGTTTGTGGAGTTTACAAATAGATTTAACTCTGAAAAAACTGCGTTGATAATCTGTTGTGCATATCTTGATGTACCATTTTATGCCACTTTGTATCAGAGTATTATTGAAAAAAATTCATTTTTTAATATTGGAATGTATTTAAGGCAAACGTCATTAAGACAATATCAGTACAAATCATTCTTAAACAGTATTGTTGAGGGCGAATTAGAGAAAACACAAAATGAAGTAAAGGAAGAAATTGAATCAAAATGGACAAAAAAAGATAAACAAAATATGAATTATGTTTTGTCTGTATTTGGTTATGATCCTTTTGAATATAGTGGACTGACAAATGCTGATAGAAAATATTGTTTTAACGTGCTGACTGGCTATTGTGACACAGAGGGGGTTAGAGATGATGGTCACAAAATGTTGTCGTGTATTCAAATTACTAACTTGCAATTACAGTGCAAAAAATTTGATGAATTGATTAATGAAGAATTACTACAACAAATTCCTAATGACTCAAAAATAAAAAGTTATACGAGTTCAAAAAAGCAATTGCTTGATAGTATTGCCACATTATGTAAAGATAACAACATATCTTCTGCTTACAATAGCACATCAAAAGCAGGGAAAAACACTCTGACTCAAAAAATGAAAGAAATGTTCGACGCTGGAATTGATTCAGTTAAAGTCAATTTATTTGATATAGAAACTTGTGAATGTATGAAACAAATTGCTGACTGTAGCAATAGAAGTATTATGGAACAACTGACTTTTGATTCTAATGAATATTCATCAATGCTAAAAGAACAAAGAGAGATGATACAACAATTCCAATCTGATAATTCAAAGCTAGAAGAAGAAAATAGATTGCTTAAAAATCAGATAATTGACTTGTCTAAAACAGTAAAGAGTAGGTGATTAGATGGAAATATATATACCTACAACAGCTAAAGAATTAAGTCAAAGAAAGATTGAAGAATACGCAAAATTTGAAAAAATAATTCAATTAGGAAGACAAAATCCTGTTTGGTTTGCCGAAGAATTTTATGGAATTAAAATGATGGATTACCAAAAATGGGTGTTTATGGAGAGCTGGTATAAACCATTCGCTTTATGGTTATGTTCAAGAGGAGCAGGAAAAACTGTTGAAGCCGCCGTATTCTTACAAACTAAGATGGTTCTCATTCCTAATTATAAAGTTTATATAAGTACAAACTCATCAGCTCAATCAATTGAAGTTTTTAAAAAGATAGAAGATTTAGCCTTACAAAGAATACCTTCTTTTAAAACTTGTACCGATATATTCTTACAAGAAATAGATAAAGGTGGTAATTCTGATACTGGATTTATTCACGACCCATCTGGACATCATTTTAGATTATATAATAATTCTGAATTAGTTACACTTTCTACGAATTTAAATGCTTTAAGAGGTAAAAGAGGTAGTGTTTTATATGATGAGACGGCTTGGCAAACTAGAGAACAAATGAGTGTAACTGAAAACTTTATCAATGTTGATTCTAACTTTGGGTTGGGTGTTGGTGATAACGGAAAAATAGACCCTAAAAATATACCATTGCAGTTATTATATTGTTCTTCTGCTGGTGATGTTACATATCCTTTTTATGAAAAATATAAAAGTTTTGCTATGAAAATGTTCATGGGAGATAAAAATTATTTTTGCTGTGATTTAAATGCATATACGATATTAAATCAGTCATCTGTTGATGGCGTGAAAATAAAATCTCATTTAACAGAGGAACAAATTCAAAAATCCATAGAAGAAGACCCAGATTTAGCGGACAGAGAATTGTTTAATAAATTTAGAAAAGGTGGAGGTCAAAATTCTGTTGTGTCAATGGATTGTTTGATTGAGAACTCAAAGACAAGAGTACCCCTTCTTTTTAACGACACTGGAAAGAAAAAGTTTATATTTTGTTATGACCCTGCTAGAAACTTTGATGGAAGTGTTTTGACTATATTCCAAGTTATTAATGACAAAGAAGTTGGCTATAAACTAAGATTAGAAAATTCTATATCTATGGTAGATGTAAATTCTAAAAATAAAACACCATTGCCAATGAACGAACAACTTAACATCATAAAAAAAACTATGATTGCTTACAATGGTGACCGTGCTGCGGAATGGGAGAACATAGAGTTTTATATTGATGCTGGCTCTGGTGGAGGCGGTATATCAGCAGTGGCAGATCAACTAATGGAAGATTGGTATGATGAGTTTGGCACAAAACATAGAGGGATAATTGACCCTATTCATAAACAGTACGAAACAGCAAGGAAAAAATATAAAAATGCAATGCCAATAGTACATCTTATTGACCCGCAAGGGTATAAAAAAATAATGTATGACGCTCTGGGGAAAATGACAAAATTAAACTTAATAGAATTCACAGAATATGATGGAAGAGATTATATCATGATAGATAATGGGAAAGGCGAGTTTGAAACTTATACTCTTTCATTTGAAGAAAAATTAGCCTTGGTAGAAATAAATGCACTAAAAACAGAGGTTTCATATATGTGCAGATACGACACCCCCAACGGTGGCGTTCAATACGAATTAGCTAAGGATAAAAAAAATATGCATGATGATAGAGCTTACACTACTGCTACGGGCGCATATGCTTTGGCTATTTTACGAAGAGAAGATTTGTTGAAAGCACCAAAACAAACCTCATCTAACACAGCATTGTATTTTAGGCAACCAAAAATTTATTTAGATTAAGGAGGTGAAAAATTGAATTCATCTAAAGAAGTTATTCTTAATGAAAAACAGAAAGCTGATTTTACGTCTGCTTTACAATATATGAAAACGGCAAAATTGATATTAAAAGATTTGGAAACAAATAAGCAAGATACAACTTTTTTTAAAAAATATTCTAAAAATGATATTTTGAATTGGCTTTCATCTCCTGAAAAAAATGAAAAAAACCTCAGAAATGTTTCAATATATCTTTATAATTCAAGTAGTCATTATCGCAGACTGATTAATTATTTTGCGAAAATGACTTTTTTTGCGTATGTCTTAATCCCATATAAGCTTGATTTAAGTAAAGTAGATATTGACAAGTTTAAAATCAAGTACAATAAAACAATTGACTTATTAGAAAACTTAAACCTAAAACATGAACTGTTGAAAGTTATGACTACTGTTTTTAGGGAGGATGTTTTTTATGGGTATGAATACGAAACAAAAGATTCTTACGTTATAAAAAAAATGCCACCAGATTATTGCGCTATAAGTAGTAATGAGGACGGTGTCTATAATTTTGCATTTGACTTTCAGTATTTCAATTCAAGAAAAGAAAAACTAGAGACTTGGGGAGAAGAATTTCAATTAAAGTATAACATGTATCAGAAAAATAATAAGAAAAGATGGCAAGAGTTGGACAGCAGTAAGACAATATGTATTAAGTTAAACGAAGATATTGACTACCCTATCGCTCCATTCGTTGGCCTTTTGCCTATGATTTATGATATTGAGGATTATAAAATGCTTACCAAGGCATCCGAAGAAATAGGAAATTATAAACTTCTTTCTTTAATGATTCCATTAAATGATGATGGTAGTTATAAGTTTGAATATGACGAAGCTGTAAAATTTTATAATATGATGAATGGTGTATTGCCAGAGAATATCGGGTTGGCTTTATCCCCTCTTGAAATTGGAGAACATTCTTTTGAAAGAGGAAATAGCTCAAACAGTATTAATAGAGTATCCGAAGCAGAAACTAATTTTTGGTCTGCTGGTGGTGTTTCTGAGTTATTGTTTAATTCTCAAAAATCTTCAAGTGCTACAATAAATTCATCAATTAAATCAGACGAAGAAATTGTCTTTGCCGTAATGAGACAAATTGAAAGATGGGTAAACAGAAAACTCAAAAGAGAAAGTGGCACATATAAATTTAAAATTGAATTTTTGGATGTAACGTTATATAGCAGAAAAGAATATCTTGAAAATTTACTAAAAAATGGACAATATGGCTTGCCTGTCGTAAATGCAATATTCTCTTGTCTTGGGTATAGCCCCCATGATGCTGATGCTATGGCTTTTCTCGAAAATGAGGTTTTAAAATATCACTACAAACTTATTCCGTTGCAAAGTTCTCATACTCAAGGAGGCAATTCCACCGATGAAGGCGGTGCTCCAAAATCTGATGACGATGATTTATCAGAGGCAGGAGTTCAAACAAGAGAAAATGACAATAGAAATATTGAAAATTAAGGTGGTTATTTATGACAACAAAAAAATTCATATTTTGTGAAAATGAAGATTTAGCAAAGAAACTATCTACCAATTATAAATTATTAAGCCAACACGGAAAGATTTATATTTTTGAAAATAACCCAATTAGTTTGGAATTTAGTTTATCAGAAATTGATAAAACTAAAATTCAATATAGTAATAAATTATTAATTTAAACTTAATTTTATTTAAGTTTATTTTTTAAGGAAGGAGGTATAAATGGAAGTTGTAAATAATTTATTTGTCGCAACAACATATGAAATAGATACTACGTTTGATTCTGAAAAATTCATTAAACTTAGAGTTAGAGTTTGTCATGATGGAGTAAATCCAAATAATAGTAATTTTAATTTAGAGAATATAGAAAAAGCTAAAAATTCTATTTTAAATATTCCCATATTGGCATTTTTATATTTTGACGAAGAAGGAAACCCTCAATTTGGAAGTCATGAAATGCATTTGGAAGTTGATAAAACAAACAAAGATGAAATTAAATTAATTTATGATGAAATTCCAGTAGGCTTAGTTCCAGAAAGTTGCAATTATGAAATAAAAGAATTTAATGGTAGGAATTATGTTTATGTCGATGCTTATGTTTGGAAAAACTATAGCAACTATGTTGAAGATGTGATTGCTAGAGATAAAGAGTTAAACGTCTCAATGGAGATAGACGTAAACGAGTATAAATATAACAAAGAAATAAATAGTTTCGACATTGTAGATTATAAATATACTGCTATCACGCTACTTGGCAATGACGTAGGAACTGGGATGATTGACGCAAAAGCTAAAACTTATAATTTTAGCAATGAAGAAAAAAATGACAAATTTAATGAATTAAAACAAGAATTGGAAAAAGAAATTATTTTTAGCAACAAATTTTCAGAAAAAGGAGGTAAAAAAGATTTGGACGAAAAATTAGAACTATTGAAAAAATTTAATTTAGATGTAAATTCTATTGATTTTTCTTTAGAAGATTTTTCTTTGGAAGATTTAAACGATAAATTGGAAAAAGAATTTAATGAAAGCAAACCACAAGAAACAGTTTTATTTTCTACAACAGTCAATCAAAAAAGAGAAATTTTAAGAAACTCGTTGGATGACAAAATTATAAAAGATGAGAACGGCAATGTAATTGAAGAAGTGTGGTATTGGGTAGAAGATTTCGATGACAAATATGTTTATGTAGAGAATTATCATTGGAAAATCAATGAAGGAAGTGATGTTAAATACGGAAGATTTATGTATTCCTTTGATGAATCAACAATGACCGCAACCATCACAAGTGATTTTGAAGAAATGGTTAAAGTTTGGCTGACTATTGAAGAAAAAAATAAGTTAGACCAAGATAGAAATAATTATGAAAAATTTTTAGTTGATTTTGAAGAATATAAAAATACACATACAAAGTTAGATACTGAATTTGAAGATCTGCGACAATTTAAAGAAAATGCATTAAATGAAAAATTTGAAAATGGCGTAAAAGGTATTTTTGATAACTTTTCAATTAGATTAAAAGATAGCGATGAATTCGCTGAATTAAAAGAAAATTATAAAAACTTTTCTTTGGAGGAAATCGAAACGAAATGTTTCTGTATGGTTGGTAAGCTTTCTGTTGAGTTTAGTGCTAAAAGCAAAAAAGACAACAGTAATGGTGTAGTTAAGTTAGGTGTTGACCACAAAGAAGACGACGAATTAGATGATGGTTATGGTGGATTACTTTCAAAGAAATATAGTAAATAAGTGAAAGAAGTAGGATTAAACCTGCTTTATTTTTTTTGTAAAAAATTAAATTAGGATTATAAGGAGGAATTAATTATGGCATATTGTGTAGTTACTCGTGAAAAAATGCAGAGTGAATGGGTTGGTAAAGATAGAATTTCTTTTAGATACAGACCATCTGGTGTTGAAACAGCAATCCAAAACGGTAACGTTGTTTTAATTGGAGATTTAATTACTGGAGAAAGAGAAATTTTTGATGGTACTACTCCCGCAGCAACAACAGCATTAAAGGATATCGTGCTCGTTACAACCCCAGAAGTAATGGCTGATGAAAGAAAAAAGAATTTGTCTGATTTTATTAATGAAGCTGGCGCAGATTGTACAGGTGACAGACTCTATTCTGGCGACATTTTTTCAATTACAGCAGAAGGTTTTGATGGTACTCCTGCTGTTGACAAAATTGTAGAGCTTAAAGCGGGTACTAAATTTAATGCAGTAGACACGTTGACAGTTGGTAGCACTAAAGTTGGAAAAATTATTGATTTTGTAAATGGAAAATACGCAATCAAAGTTGACTAATATTAAAAATTGATTTAAGGAGGTTATGAATAATGGATAGAATGAACGTAGTAAAATTGGCATCTGACATGATTAAAAATAAGGTAGACTCTACCTTTTCTGATTGTAAAAAGAATTCTGATGCTTTAATTGATGCATTGATTGAAGCAAATGGTGGCAGTAAGGAAATTGATATTAAAAAATTTCATAGAGGTAATGAGTGTTTTGAAATCATCGAGGAAATTATTCCTTTGATTGTTCATGAAGGATTATCTGGCAATGAGTTCTTCTTTAATCTTGTTGATTATAGAAATATTATGCTTGGTGACGATATTGATTTCTGGACAGAAGATAAAACAGAACTTGTTGTAGCCGATGCTTCTTACGGTACAACTGGTATTAGAAGACAGAGACTTGGCGAAATGCAGAAGTATAACGTTGAAACAACTTTAAAGGTTGTTAAGGTATATGAAGAACTTAAAAGACTTTTGGCAAGAAGAACAGACTTTAATATGTTTATCCAAAAAGTTGCAGAAGCAATGTCTAATAAACTTAAAGATGATACTTATACAGCATTTAAAACTGTATCTGCAACAACAAGAGGGTTGAATTCTACATATGTAAAAACTGGTTCTTTTTCTGAATCTACATTGTTAGAGCTGATTGAACACGTTGAAGCTGCAACAGAAGCAACCCCTAATATTTACGGAACTAAGTCTGCTCTGAGAAAAGTAACAACGGCAACTGTTTCTGACGAAGCAAAATCTGATTTATATAACTTTGGTTTCTACGGCAAATTTAATGGTACTAATATGGTTTATTTACCCCAGAGACACAAAACTGGTACAGATGAGTTTTTGTTGGATGATAGTAAAATTTATGTAATTGCGGGGGATGATAAGCCAATCAAGGTTGTAAATGTAGGAACTGGTTTGCTTTCCGCTAACGATCCTTTGCAGTCTTCTGAATTTGTACAGAATTATTTGTATGGACAAGAATTTGGTGTTGGTCTTGCATTTAACGAAAAAATGGGATTCTATACATTGTCCTAATTAATATTTATTTAGGGGTATGTATAATGCATATCCCTAAATATTTTATATGAAAGGTGGATTTATTAATATATGGCAAGAACAAAAAAAGAAGAAAATTTAAATGAAGTAAAAGTTTTCAATGAAGGTGAAAAAGAAACTAATACTGATACATCTGATCAACCAAAAACAGACGAAACAGTAAAAACAAGTAAAAAAAAGAAATTAACATTAAATGATTCAGTATCTATTACTGTTTCAAATAATTTACCAAATTCTTTGATTTATATTAATCATAAGACTGGTGATTTATATACTTGGGAAGTTGGGGATACACAAGATTTGTATGTTTCTGACATTAGAGCAATGAAGTCAAATCAGAGAAAATTTTTAGAAGATAATTGGATTTCTATTGAGGGAATTGCAGATAAAAATGAAGATTATGAAGGTGTCGAGGTTGATGAAATTTTAGATGCTCTTCAGATTTCTCAGTATTATAAAAATAAGTTATATCCAAAAAATCTAAATGAAATTTTTAATTGGAAAAATGATGAAATTAAATTAAAAGTTCCAAAGATGCCAAAAAGTATTAAGCAGTCAATTGTTATTAAAGCTAATGACTTAATTAAAAGTGGAATTATTGATTCTATTTCCAAGGTAAAAGCATTAGAAGAAGCTTTGGATTGTCAATTAGCATCACCAGACGAAGAGTAATTGAAAGGAGTTGATTTTTATATGGCAACTCCGTATTCTGCTGTAGTAAATATTTTTATTAATAAAATAAGCGACTATGATTTGCCAAAATTTTCAGATATTGAGAGAGAAGAAATCTTAAATTCATATCTCGTTTCTTCTTGTGCAAAATTCTTTAGGGTATGTAAAGTAGACTTGACTGACAGGGATGAAAACTTAAAACAATTTAATCAAACTATTGATGATGAAGTAATTGATATACTTTCTGAGTTGATGATAGTAGAATGGTTAAAACCCAAACTAGCATCAAGCGAAAAATTAAAAAATTGCTTAAACACTAAAGATTATAGTATGTACTCCCCTGCTAATTTATTAAAAGAAACTAGGGAAACTTTTGAATTATGTAAAAAAGAATCTAAAAAATTAATTAATAACTATTCATTTGCCAATGCAGATTTCACGAAATTACAATAATATCGGAGGTGATGGAGATATCTATTAATTGGGATTTGTACAATAAAAGACTAAATATAAACGGTGATACAAAAAGAGATAGAGATATTACATGTTTAAAAAACAATATTAACAAAAACATAGCAGATTCTCCGTCATGTAAAGATGTAAAAATAAATGGCATTGAAAAAAAGATAGATTTTATAAAAACAAAAAAAGATATCATAGAGATTAACTCACTTCCAAACGAAGTATTTTATCGAGGCGACTATGTAGAATATAATCAAAAAATATTTTTAATTATATTTTCCGATGCAGATGATGAAATATACACGAGTGGAAAAATGCAAGAATGCAACTATCTTTTAAGATGGCAAAACTCACAGGGAGATATTATTGAGAGATACATTATTACATCTAATGCATCCACCTATAATAATGGTGAATCTGAGAATAAAACTTTGACTATTGGTACAGATCAGTTAATGTTATTTATACCATGCGATGATGAAACTATTAAATTAAGACGTGGTAAGAGATTTTTCATAGATAATAACACTGAAAATCCTATGTCTTATGAATTAACAAGACCAGATACCACGACTTATTTTAGAAATGGTCACGGATATATATGTTGTATCGTTACAGAGTGTCAAGTCAATACTACTACCGATAGACCAGATTTGATGATTTGTGATTACTTCACACCATCCCCCACTCCACCTACTTCGACACCAGTAACAACTTACTCTAAGATTACATATAAGAGTTTACCAGAAATCAAGCTTGGTGGAAACGCTAAGAGTTTCACTGTTACGTTCTACGATGAAAATAATAACATATTGACAAATTTGACTCCTAAATGGCAGATAAAATCTGACTTTGATGGGGTTATTTTAATGAGTACAAGTAATCCAAATGTGGTTAGTTTAAAGGTTAGTGGTGCAAATAGTTTGATTGGTAAGACATTTGTTTTGGAAGTTTGTGACACGAATGATGAGAATGTTTCTGAGATTACAATTACTATTGTTAGCTTAATATAAGGAGGTGGATAATTGCTTAAAGAATTAGGTACTTATAAACAAAAAATTATATCAGCATTGTCTACTTCTGATGATATTAAATCGTTATTATTGGGTGGAGATTATGAAAATCAAGATTACGAAGTGGACGATGAATTAAAGAAATACATACTCCCCCATTTATTCACAGAAGGTACTCAAACAGAAGTTCAGAGCTATATATTTGTTGAAACTTTTATGCCAAAATTCGGTAATAGTGTGAAAGATATAAAGACTGTTGTTCAAGTTTTGAGCCATCGTGACCAGATAAATTATCAAAAAGATGGGTATATTGGAACACGTCCAGATATTTGTGCTGAAATGATAGAAGCTATTTTGATTGGGGATAAAGCAATTGCTAGATCGTTTGGTATTGGTAGTTTAACATTAACATATGTAGGGATATTAGATAAATTTACAAAATACTATGGGCGAGAACTTGTTTTTGAAGTTCCAGATTTTAGGTAATTACTATGAAATTAGATTATTTTACGCTACTTAGTAAGTCGCCTTTAAAATTAAATATTTGTAGTATTAAATCTCCCCTACTCCGAGAAATTGATGAAATTACAATCCAAACTTACAACAATTATTTGAACATTCTTTTGCTTAATATTAATATGTACTACAAAACAATAACGGAAAATGATAATCATTATTTGTCATTTTACTCACCAGAAGAAAAAGATTTGATTCTAAAAATTAAAGATGAATATGATAAAATGGCAGATGAGGAAAAAGCAAATATTCAAATTTTAAGCATATTAGCTTTTGATTTTAACATTATGGATACCATAGAAAAAGCTTTGAATTTTTTTATTGTAGAACTGGTGAAGTATTCTCCTAAAGAAAAATCATTCTTTGTATTTGATGGTAAAGTTGATGACAAAGGTAATTCAGTACCCAATGGTCAGATTAATGAGACAAATTATTCTACTGTAGTTGATTTGATATTGCAAAGGAACGGTAGAAATAAAAAAGAAGATCAAGAGGATCTACCAAAATTTAAAGATGAAAAAACAAAACTTCTTTGGTTAAAAATACAAAAAGCTAAAAATAATAAAAAAAAAGAAGTTGATGAAAATATGGAGTTAGCTAATATAATTTCATCTTTAGCTGCTTTCGGTCAGGGACTTAATATAATTAATATTTGGGACATGACTGTATATCAATTATATGACCAATTCCATAGGGAAAGAGCAAATCACTACTTTAATATATCGTCTATGTCTGTTGCGTGTTGGGGCGACAAAGACAATCATTATAATGGTGAAAAATGGTATGAAAATATAAACAAAACATGAAAGAGTCTATTTAATGTAGGCTCTTTTTTATTAACTAAAAACAAGGAGGAATTTAATTATGTCAACAACAAACAAAGCTTGTCGTGACGTGGGCGACGTTGATATCCGTGTGTTATCTACTATGAAACCATATTTGTATTTTGATACTGCTAATAGCGTAGGATTGTCTATTTCCAGTGAAGACACATTTGCTATGGCAAAAGGATCAAAAGCCATTGCGTTTTCTAATCCAATGGATTCTACTGTTACAATCGAGGGACAAGTATTGCCTTCAGAATTTTATGCCATGCTTTCTGATGGTACGATTGAAACGAGCGCAGTGTTAGCAGAAAAGGAAACTGTTATCTGTACTGTAGCTGGAACATTAACAGTACCATCCGATATTAAGGCTGGTACTTTATTTGTGTATGCGTCTGGATCATATGCTGGAACCCCAATTGCAGGTACATTGGCAGGGACAACTTTTACTGCTACTGCACCTGCCGACATTGCTGTAGATGCATCTTATGATATTGGCTATCTTGTAACTAAATCAACAGGTGTTAAGAAGGTTACATTCAACGATACAAAGAATCCTTTGGATTACTACATTACCATGAGAACAACAGAAAAATCGGAAGATGGAATTCTCAGTACAAAGAAAATTACAATCTTCAAAGGAAAGCCTACTAAGGCATTGGATATTACATATTCCTCCGAAGGAGATCCTGTTTCTGTTAGTATGACTATTAACTGTTTGCGTGACAAGCAAGGCAATATTATTGAAATGGTTGAAGAAGACTAATCTTTAAAATATACATAGAGAGTAATTGAAATATATTACTCTCTAGTAATATTGAGGTGAAAAATGATAAAAAAATGTAAAGTTATTTTTAGAAACTCTATTAATATGGTTGTGGATTTTGATGGTATTGAATTGCAAATGCCGACAGACGGATTAGATAATTATGAAGTTTTTGTAAATTTTAAAGATAATAAATACACGTTAAGCACAAAAGATGATTATGAAAAAACATTAAAGACAATTAAAAATAAAGTAAAAAAAGAAATTATTGAAGAAGAGTCAAATGGCTAATCGAATAAATAATTGTATTGTATTTTGAGTGGTATTTTATAGGCAGACACTTTTACAATATGATTTTGTAATTTTGTCTGCCTATTTTTTACACTTTTGAATTGGAGGAAAACATTTGAAACAGCAACAGTATATCAAAACACTAGAAGATGCTTTTGAGTGTTACGGTAGAGAAAATTTAGTATGCATATCATTTATTAAACAGCAAATTTTTTATGTTAAACATGGGGTTCAGCCACGTTTTATGTGGGAAAAACAAGATGGTTCAGGTAAGATCGTTGCTTGGTTTTTAAAAAGTGAAACAGACTATGTAAATAAATTATGGAATATGAACAAACCAGAGAAACAAAATTAAATTTCAAAAAGGATTGATAAATATAGCAACCAATGTAGGAAAAATTTTCGAGGAAGATTTCAGAAAAAGTATACCAGATGATGTATTTTATTACAGAATACCAGACCCACCTCAATCATTTGGTGGTGGTCAAGATAATTTAAGATTTTCAAGAAAGAACCCATGTGATAGTTTTTTATTCTCCCCTACTTCACGCACGTTTTATGCACTGGAACTCAAAAGTGTAGACGGTACAAAACCAGTCACATTTGAAGTAGATGAAAAAACTAAAAAAACTATTCACTACCACCAGATTAAAGCGTTGCAAGAATTTAATACATACGATGGAATAGTAGCAGGATTGGTAATTAATTTTAGAAATACAGAACATACATATTTTATAGAAATTTGTGATTTTACAGATATGATTAATGAAATAGGAAAGAAAAGTTTTAACGAAAAAGACTTATTGAAATATAATCCGACAATTATTAATCAAAATAAAAAGAGAACAAGGTACTTTTATGATGTTGAAAATTTCTTAAGAGATACAGCGTTAAATTAAAGGAATGATTATAAATGCCAAATTATAAATTTGTTTGCCCTATTCATGGCGAGAATATTATTACTATGAAGATGAGTGAATATGACGCAGAAAACGAACATAAATGCCCTATTTGTGGTGGAGTTATGACCAGAGATATAAATAGTATGGTCTGTGGTTATCAAGCTAAATGTACGGGATTTTACGGTAAATCAAGTAAGTAAAATAGGTGGAGGGGACTACATAGATGGAGAAAATTAAAATTGAAGAAGTTAGTAATTTAATTAAAGATGATAAGTTTTTAATTGATATTATTGAAAGAAAATACGTTCCTATTATGGAAAAGGAACAAAAAATTAACAGGTTAATTAGTTTAATTACTATGAATTATAATGAAGAGTTAGACAAGTTAATTGAAGTTTTTGAGGTAAATAACCCTGTTATAAATGAAGTATTAATTAAGGTTGAAGTAATTAGTGCTTATACAAGATTTGACATAGACGTAACAAATATGGAAGAAGTAATCAAGGTATATGATACGTTAAGTGAGTACCAACTTATTGATAAATTAATTGAATCACTTGATGATGCTCAAAAGTTTGAAAATTTATTTTATCAAAAATTAAATGCTCATCGAGCTTTTAAAGAGAAAGAATATTTTACACAGAACATTAATTTAGTATCTTGTCTAGATAATTTAATTCCATATGTTGCAAATTTAATGGATATTGCTGCTAAGAAATTAGAAGGAATTGATGTTGAAAAAATTAGCAAGGAATTGAATGAAGTGAATATTGGTGAATTGATGGTTAACTATTTCAAGAAAGCAAATGAGTTGAAGTAAATATGGCTAAAACATTTACTTCTCTTATTGGGCTAGAAAATTTCGTTGAATCTGCGTGTAAAACTGCTGTTGAAAAAGTGGCTCAAAGATGCAAAGAGGAATTAAGGAGTTACGTCAGAGAAGATTTCTATAATCAATATGCGCCAAAATATTATGACAGAACTTACAGCTTTCTGTTTAGTGCTACATATAAAATGTTATCTGGTCAATCAGCAAGTGTATTTATTGATACTGGTGTTATGAACTATTTAGGACAGCCATCTGGAATAACTGGGGACTATGTTGCAAAAATGGCATCACTTGGGTTTCATGGCTCTCCAGAAATATTTAGAGAAGGATACTTTTGGGAAGATTTTATGAAATGGGCAGAAATGAATATCCCCCATTTAATGAAAGCAGAATTAAAGAAACAAGGATTAACAGTTAAATAGTTAAAAGCAAGATTTTATTAACATAAAAGCAGTATTTTAAATAAAGAGGGTTTAATCGCCCTCTTTTTGTTTGTAAAGGAAGTGAAAAATGGCAAATACATTAAAACATAGTGAAGAAATAACAGACGAGATGTGGAACGAAGTCTGTGAGTTTAATCGTAACATGGTTCAAGAGTATTTGGAAAATCAAACTCATCTTAGTGAGAAAAGTTTAGTACAGTATACATCTGCTATTAAGATTTATTTTTACTGGGTCAAAGAGAACTTAAACAATAAAAAATGTATTGATATAAAAAGTAAAGAATACGCCAAATACCAAAATTATTTAACTAGACGAGGCATGTCTGATTCTGGTATAAAGGTTAAAAAATCAGTAGTAAGTGCTTTCAATAAATTTGTTATGTTTATGTATGAGGAAGAATACCCCACTTTTAGAAATTATGTTACCAATGATATTAAGGTGGTTACTACTGGATATGTCCACAAAAAAGAGCCATTAACTCCAGAAGAATATCAGCACTTGTGCGAAGTATTAAAAGAAAGAGAGGAATGGCAAAAATTAGCATATGTTATGTTTTCATATTCAACGGGTTGTAGACGAGCAGAAGCAAGACAGTTATTAAAAGAAATTATTGATTATAAACCTCAAACCAAAATTGTTAAAATTAAAGATGATAACGGTGCGGTAAAAGAAGTTGAATCTACTGCATATAAGACACATGAAATTAGATGTAAAGGGAAGTCAGTAGTTGGAAAACCAAGAAAATTACAATTCGGACAAGATGTTATGAATGCAATGAAGAAATGGTTGGATACAAGAGGTGAAGATAATTGTCCATATGTATTTGTTGTAAAACAGAAAGATGGTACTGTAAGTCAAGTGTCTGAAGAACTTTTTAATAGTTGGTGTAATGGTTGCAAGGATTCATTTGATAAGATAGTCGGGAGGAGAGTCCATCCACATTTATTTAGAGAGAGCCGTGCGACGAATATTGTAGTCTATGAAGGAAAATCTTTAGAAACAGCACAAAAATTATTAGGACATAACTCAAGTGAAACTACTGCTAAACATTATGTTATTAGAGATGATGAAGATGATGCGTTTGATGCATTTGTTTAACCCCCTTTTCCCACTTACTTCCATAGAGAAAATGCTCTTAAGAAATTTTTAAGATTTATGAATACTTTACATAACTCACCCATTTTTACAAAGCAAGCATTATAACATATTTCTACAATAATCTACAAGAAATGGCAAAATTGACAACTTTCATGGTAAAAATATTATATAAACAAAATTAACAACACTCGTGGCATAATTTACCTGTAGAAACAAAGCAACTTCATCATTTACTATGTATTACATATTACACATTTTTAATACATAGGAGATGAGAATGAAAAAGACTAATAAATTGCAAGAAATAATGGGTAAAAAAGACTTAAGTCTTAGACAACTAGCAAGAATGTCTGGTATAAGTTTTGTTACTATTAGCAAGATTGAAAAATGTGAGGAAGATCCAAAACAATCTACTATGATTGCAATTAGTAAAGCCTTAAAAATGAAAGTGTGCGATGTTTTTAATTTAGATTGGCGTAAATAGTTTAAATTAAAATGGGGGCGTTTGTATGAGAAAAGTAATAATTAGAGTAACGGGGTATGTAGAAGATATTATGGGGACAACGATAATAGAAGAGGTAAACAGAGGTACATATGATGAGGCTATAAGTTTTATAAGAACTCATCCGCACAACAATATAACGTGGAAAATCAAACCAGTGGTCAATGATTTATTCATATAATTTTATTTACAAAATCATATAAGATAAAAGAGTCATTTTATCTGCAAAATAGCACTTAGAAAACCTTGATTTTACAGGGTTTTGTGAATGTCATTTTGGATAAGATGGCTCTTTTTTGATGCAATTTTTTCAGAAAGGAGTGGTGAAGTAATCAATGAGCAATCTTTTCGAGATGCTTTTGAAAGTTGGTTTTGATAAAAATTCCGCTAATGCAGAATATCAAAAATTAATTACCGAATTAAAGAAAAATAAATTTGAAGTAAAGCCTGATATTAACTACGCAAAATCCAAACAAGAAATAGGAAAACAAGTTGCCGATATTGCGAAGATATTTAAAGATGGGTTAAACATAGACGATAAGTCTGCTAATAGGTATGCGAAAAGTTATTATAACGAAGTAGTTAAAGGTATCAAGTCTGTTCAAACAGAACAATCTAAACAATTATTACTCGCTAATAATATTAAAGCAACGATGTCTCTAGGAAAGCTATCAACAGATTTTTCAAAGGTATCTGCCGATTATAATGGACTATCCAACAAGACTAATTCGCTAGAAACATCGTTCCAGAATCTAAAGCAGTTAAAAACTCAGTTTGAAAACTCAGGTAACAATCAGCAATTGGTTACTAATTATGAAAAATATAGTTCAAGTTTGCAAGCAGTTCAAAATCAGATTAAACAAATTAATATCGCCAATCAAGCTCTCAACAAAACGGATGCGTTTAGTAGAAATAAAAGTAGTGCTATAAGCAAGATAAACTCTTTTATTAAAGAAAACTCTAATTTAACACAAAGTTCAATAGAAAAACTTAACAACCTTGCAACAGCTATGGAGTCTGCTGGCAATCCTAACGCTTTAAAAAACTTAACAAATGAATCCAACAATTTACAAAGAAGCCTTAAAGCCGCTGGAGAAACTGGTAGAAATTTCGGTGATGAGATGAAAAACAACTTCAAGAAGTTTTCTACTTGGGTTGGAGCATCAGCTATTTTCTTTGGGGTTCAAAGAGCTATTAAAGGCGTAGTGTCTAATGTAATTGAATTAGATACGGCTATGACTTCTCTTTATAAGGTAACTGACGAAACAGATGCAAAGTATAATTCATTCTTACAAAACGCTTATAAGAGTTCACAAAAGTTAGGTCAATCAGTTACTAATATAGTAGAACAAACTGCTCAGTGGGCAAAATTAGGTTATGGAGTTGATGATGCAGCTAAATTAGCTGAAATATCTAGTGTATATTCTAACGTTGGTGAAGTTGATAATCAAACCGCTGTAAAAGATATCGTAACGTCAATGAAGGCATATGGGATAGCCAGCTCTGAAGCTATTAAAATTATTGACTCATATAATAAGTTGGGTAAATTTGTTGCCCATATATGTAGTAATACATATTTAGCAAGTAGCTATAACGGTTAAAGTCGTATGGGAACGATAAGACCGTGGAAAGATTTATTAAAGTGTTGAAATATAAAAATAACAAGGAGATATGATTGAGAAAAGAACAATTTTTAAATTATAAAGAGAAAATTACATTTTGTAACAAATGCCAACAAAATTTACATATTGATAATTTCAATTATGAAAAAATAAGGCTCAATGGGACAGGAGTTTGTAGGGCTTGTGAGTGGATAGCCGCACATAAAGAAAAAATCAATAATTCTACTTATGATGAAAACGTTTTGAAAATAATAGTGCATCAAATCTTTGAAAACGAGTCGTTAAAAATTAACAATCTGGTAAATATTATAAAAATTGATTTAGATACAATTATCGACATGATAGAATATTTAAAAATTGGTAATAAACATTATTATGTAGATGTTCCATGTGAAGCTTGTAATAAATCAGTTACTGTCAATCCAGCAAAATATAAATCAAATAAAAATATCTATTGTTCACAAGAATGCTATTGGAATGATAAAACTAATAAAGTGGATAAAGGTAAGGATAGCGTATATTATAATAGAATTAAAACTACATGTTCAAATTGCGGAAAAGAAATAGAAATTATTCCATCGCAGTACGATATTATGAATAGGTATAACGATAATCATAACTTTTGTTCTCAGAAATGTTATTGGATATATAGAGGAAAGTATTATATAAATGAAAAATCTAATACTTATAATATGAAAATTTCAGAAGATGTTAAAAATAGAATGAGAGAAGATTTCGTTAAAAGAATGAGTGGATTAAATAGGCTTAATACAAAACCACAAAAAATTGTTGATGATTTACTAGATGAACTGAATATTAAGTATGAAAGAGAATATCCGATTAAGTATTATTCAATTGATAATTATTTAGTTGAGTATAATCTAATGATTGAAGTAATGGGAGATTATTGGCATGCAAATCCAAATAGATATAATGAAAATAAGTACTCATTAAACAAAATTCAAATGAATGGAATACATAGAGATAAACTTAAACATTCTTATATTTTAAATCATGAAAATATCGAGATATTATATTTATGGGAATATGATTTAGTTCACGACCCTCAGAAATGTAAAGAATTAATAGATAAATATATTAAAAGTAATGGTGTTTTGTCAGATTATCATTCATTAAATTATAAAATTATTGATTCTTTACTCACGTGTTGTAAAACAATTGTGCCGTATCAAAACAAAACGGCAGATGAATATAGACATTTATTAAAAAACGTAATTTAACAAACACTTTAATAAAAATCCCTAGAGACTGTAATACTTGTTATGGTAACATAATAAGTTTCGCTACTCCCCTACTTTCATAAAATATGATTGAGGGTGAAGATCCAGTCCGACCTCACACAATAATCCCAAATAAAGAAATGTGAGAGTATGCCAGAAATGACATACCGCCATATTAATTATGGTCAGTAGCTATTTTAAATAATAGTGAAAGTAACAGAATGAACGAGTTTGCAACTTCAGCCGCAGATATTGGTGAAGGCTTAAGAAATTCTGCATCTGCTTTAGCGTTAGCAGGTAACGACATTAATCAATCAATGGCTATGATTACTGGCGGTGCTGAAATAATGCAAGATGCAGGAGAAATGGGAAATGCTGTAAAAATTTTAAGTATGCGTTTGCGGGGAATGAAGGGTGAATTAGAAAGCATTGGCGAAGAGTACGAAAATGTAGAATCTATTAGCAAAATTCAGACCCAAATTTTAAACAGAACAAAAGGTACTGTCAATATTTTCGACGACGCAGGAAATTTTAAAAGCACATACGAAATTATTCAAGGAATTGCTAAAGTTTGGAATGATATTTCTCAAGTAGACCAAGCAAGTTTGCTAGAAATTATAGCTGGTAGATTTTACCAGTATGTACAGAAATGTGCATAAAGAACATATTTAATTGCAGGTAAAGTGTAAAGCCTTACACCACAATATAGAGGAAACTACTATATGAAGGTACGAAAGTAGAAAAAACGTAAGGATGATATATGGTCAAAAGCCTAAGTATCTTTAACAATCACAGCTCATGCAGCGAAGCACCCTAACGTATCCCGTAGACCATACGGTACTTTAGTCGAGGGTGAACGTTCAACGACTAGATTCATGTCGAGATTTGGACTAGAGAATAAAGGTGGAATCCTGAATATCCAAATCAATAATCGTAGGGCGCAAATTTATGGCGTGGGTGAAACTCCCTTAAATCGAAAAGGTATGACTGCTATTCTATATTTAGAATGTGGTTAAAAAATAGTCTAAACTTCTGTGGAAGCACAGAGATGTTATTATTGATATATTATAATAACTAGTGAGCGTTATTAACTCACTGAATATAATTGAAGCAACGTGGCAACTCTATAGCCGCTCTCATCCAGTCTTTTCAATCTGGTCAAGCACAAAAAGCATTATCCGCAGCTCAAAACTCTTCTGGTTCAGCTATGCAAGAACAAGAACGTTGGTTGAATAGTATCCAAGCTAAGCAACAACAACTTGTAGCTTCAGCTCAAGAATTTAGCAATACATTTTTATCGTCTTCAACTGTTAAAGGTTCTGTTGATGGTTTAAATTTAATTATTAGTGGACTCACAGATGTAACAAAATTATTAGGAACAATTCCTACACTTGCAACTATAGCTTTTGGAGTTATGGGAGCAAAAGGTTACGGTAAACATACACCCATATGCCCTGTTTATATTTAATATATAGCAATCGTTACATATTAAGTGTGAGCTGTCCTTGAGGGTTGGCAGTCAAGGAGTAACAGTTGTGCCATGCAAATATAAATTGAGTTTTCATATTAAATTGCATCGGTCAGGTTAAATTGCTGGGAAGTTCTCATGAATCTTATAACTATAATACATAGTAGAAATAGTTTCTGAAAAGTAGAAAAAATCATAAGATTCGACATATGGTGAAATAAAAGCATATTAGCGTGATGAACTAGTATGTCCTAAGTGTCATGGAAGTTTAATCAAATTCTTTCAAAGGGATGGTCAGCAGCCAGTCACCCTACCCTACTTTGGGTAACGATGTGTGAGCATTGTACTAAAGACATATTTAGACTTGTATCTTGTACTAGGAACAATCTAATTATGGTACAGTTGGTGGAGGTTCATCGGCTTTAAGCCTCGGAGACTATCATACGAGATTGATAGTCTTTTAATATAAAGTCAGGACTACGCATGAAAAGATTAAATAAAGTGCGTAACGGTAGTTTAAAGACTACGGTAAAATGAGTGCATTAAAAATAGTAATAACAAATTTTGACAAAATATATAGATTATTTACAATTGTTGGTATATAATGTTTATTATATTACTGATGATTGGAGACAGCATATGAATGTTGATACTAAAACTTTAAAAAATATAATAAAAGGAAATTCAATACATAATCAATGTAAAAATCATAAACAAGTATTACGAGAATTTTTATTATTAGAAGACGAAACAATTCAATTAATTAAAGATAAAAAGTGTAAAGACGTAATACCATATATATTATGGAATAATTTTGTAAACGATAAAGGAACTTTAGCTCCTAAAACAAAAATACAATACAAAAGATATGTATGGGGACAAAAGGTGTTTGTTGATTTTGGGGCTACTAATATTCAAACAGAGCTATCATTCCCTCATCCAGCAATTGTTTTATTTAATTTCGCAAATACAGTAATTATAGTTCCAACAACAACTGATGATAAAACTTCAGATTTTTCAGAAGACATTGAAGAATCTATTATAAAAGTTAAAAGTGACAATGCAATATTCCCAAAGAATAGTGTTATCAATATTCATCAAATTATGTCGATTCATAAAGAAAGAATCATTAACGATTTAGGTGTTAATGTTAAAAACTATATAATGGATAAAGTAGAAATAGATAGGTTAAATGAGAATAATAGGTTTAAATTTTTTCATTATGATTCAAATTTGCTCGACTGTATAAGACTTAAGATAAATTTACAACTTAATAAAGATTATTTTGAGGATTTTTATTTAGAAAGTGCATATACTGATAATGAAATATATAAATTGAATGATGAAATCAAAAACTTAAAAGAGATAAACAAAAAACTAGAATTATGTATTGACGAAAAAACTAAATTATGTTACAATGCAAATACAAGCAATAATTGTTATGAAGATAACTTAAACAAATGTTGCTCTATATTGTCAGCCGAAAGGTGAGACCGTTAACTTAATGCTTTAAATGATAAGGAGTAGTGGAAGTGTCCTACTCCTTTTTGCTTGTTTTAACACTTGTTTTTAGCAAGTGTTTTTTTGTTATGTAAAACATTCAAATATATAACAAAATATGGTATACTAAAAATAAAATGCTATGAGGTGAAGTTATGGGAGAAAAAATGGAAAAGTTTGTTTTTATTGTATGCATTGTGGACTTCAATCTAGCAAGATGTTTCCCCTACTCAGGTTAATCTAAAAATTTACTTTGGATTATTTTTCAAATTTTGTATTGACATTACGTAACCTGTATGTTATGGTATATACATGGTACATAAAGAAAGGTGTGATTGCATGGCAGATACAAATTCTAAATCAAGAAAACGTGTAGCAACTACTGTTAATCCTGATATATGGCAAAACTTTAAAGTAGCTTGCGTTAAAAGTCAACTTGATATGAATGATGTGTTGGAATTACTTATGCAAGCGTATTCTGATGGTGTCATTAAACTAGAAGATATTTCAGAATAAAAAAGATAACCCTCGTCACCGACCAAAGTATCAAGGGTTATCTACATAATGTAATTAAAACAATATCTGTTTTCAATTATACCAAATCTTAAAAGTTATGTCAAATATAATTTGAAAAGGATGGTATGAGTATGAAAAATGAATTCGCAAATGTAATGATTTTTGAAGGTCATAATGTAGAAGTTTTTGAATGGAATGGAAAAATATTATTTAATCCGTATCATGTAGGAAATTGTTTAGACCTTGGCGAAAGTGCTGTAAAAATGGCAATCACTAAAATGAACGGAAAACAAGTTATTAAACTTACAAACTCTAAAGTCAAAGATGTTGACTTTAGAAAACTACATAATACAGGCGAGAATTTCTTAACTGAAAGTGGAGTATATAAACTTATTTTTAAATCTCATAAACCAGAGGCAGAGAAATTCCAAGACTGGGTAACTGATGAAGTTCTTCCTACTATTCGCAAACATGGAATATATGCTACAGATTCAACTATTGAAACTATACTAAATAATCCAGATACAATGATTGCAGTTTTGCAGGAATTAAAGAGTGAACGAGAACAGAAAATTGCTCTTCAAAAAGAAAACACCTTATTGATTCCAGATGCTAAAATGGCTAATGATTTAATGAAATATAACGGATTATATACATTAAAAGAAATTGCAGATTTAATTGAATGTGGACGGACAGAACTATGTACCCTACTCCGTATTGGAAAAGTGTTAAGCAAGCAATCTGGTTACAATCTTCCATTGAGAAAGTTCATAGAATCAGGTTATTTTAAAGTCAAAATACATAGCAACACCAAAGTGCCTGTTACGTTAATTGCTCCGAAAGGGTTGAAATTCATCTATAGGTTAATAAAGAAACTTGATATGACAGATGAGTTTAATTCAGATTTATTGATTTCAACATATAAAGATAGTGAGGTGGCTTAAATGAAACCTCAGAAATATCTGAAAGCGATTGTATTGATGTTAGATCACTATCATGATACAAAGTTGGTAGAAAAGAAATTTTCTATTAGTGAGTTAGAAGATGCTCGTAAGTGGCTTGCTACATATGATTATGGGAACAACGTGTGTTTATGTTATGAGATGTACATATGATTACAAAAAATTGAGAGTGGAACATTTCACTCTCTTTTTATGATGTAAAGGATGTGATATAATTAAATAAAAAAGGAGTTGGGCGCATGAGCGAAAGGAATGGTAAAATTTGTTTTTACTGCACTAAATGCGGTGATTATACTTTTAATGAAGATGATTATGAATACCTTAATAGAAAATGTTATTATTGTGGTAGCGACATAAAAGAATATGATTTGAAATATTTCTTAAGTAAATATGAAGCAAATGTATTTTCGGATTTAAAAGATAACCAACGAAAAGAGTTTTTAAGATTATTATACGAAGACTTCATTATAAATAAATCAGAATTTGACGTTAATATATTTAGAGATAATGCAACATTGTCAAATTTAGAAATCGTGTTTGACAAAAACAAACCATTGATTAAACCTAAGTGCCCATATTGTCACTCAAACGATACGCATAAAATATCTACCGCTGGAAGGATGATTTCTGGTGGATTACTTGGGTTCGGATCAGGCAAGATTGGGAAAAGTTGGCATTGTTCTACTTGCAATAGTAATTTCTAACTTGCAAGCCAAGTATAAATTATCTTTAATCAAGACCATCATCAAGTCTAGCTTATAAAAAAGATAACGAGTATGTTAAGCAGTTTTAAAGGTAAAGACATACTTGGCGGCATGAATAAAGAAACATATCTTACTGAATTAGAAAATAAATTAAACGGAAATATAGTTTCATTTAATAAATGGAAGAATGCCTTACCAACAAAAGAACTCCAAGATTTTGCAACAAAAGCAAAAACGAATGGTGGAGTGATTTCTGATTTTGACTCCTACGTTAAAAAATCATCTCAAGGGTTAAAAGGTCTTTCCTCATCTTTTGGTGCAACTGCAAAATCAATAGCTTTAAACATGGGCGTAATGTTAGCTATCACATTAGCAATCAAAGGTATTGCTATGGCTTTCGATGCAGTAAATGTTACTTTCGCAGAACAAAAAGATAAAGTAGATGGACTGACAGAAGGCTATAATAGTCTTAAAACTGAATTAGATGATTTAAAATCTAAAAATCCATCTAAATTAACTTCAAGCGAAAAAGAGAGAATGAATTATCTTGAACATAGATTAGAACTTGAAAAACAGCTACTAGATATTGAAAATAGAAAATTAGCTGATAGTGCAATTTATGGCAAGGGAGATATTACTAGCGGAGGAATTCAGGCTACAACCGCAAATTTAAATTCTGAATTTATACTAAGTGGTGGAGTCATAGATAGTAATATCGAAAAGCTGAATAATTTAAAGACTTCTTTTCAAAATCTTGATACGAGCAGTCCTAACTTTAAGCAAAGATTAGAAGACTTAAATGCTAGAGAGCAAAAAATAAATGACACTTTAGAAGAAAGAAAAAATAAATATATTGAGCTTGAATCTGGGTATCTTAAAAATGCTGAAGATATTCGTTCATATATTGATGCTGGTGTTTATAGTAACGACAAGAAGGCTTTAGAAGATGCAAAGTCTCTCATGGACTATAACCTAAAACAAGCTGATTTAGTAAAACAACGAATATTTGAGATTGAAGGAACTATAGGTAACGAGGACTTCTTCTCGTCTGCCGTATTTAAAACAGTTGAATCCGATTTAAAGGAATTAGCCAAACAAGGTAAATTGACCTCTGATGCTTTAGCAGACAATAAGTATTCAGAACTAAATGAGTTGATGAAATCTTTAGGGATATCTATCGAAGATTTAGTCAAAAAACTTAATGGTGTATCAGATTCAGAGCAAGCATTCTCCCCTCTTACATCTGCTATAAATGAATACGAAGATGCTATTTCTGCTATACCTGAAAAATTAGCTGAAATTGAAGAAATCCAAGATAAAGTTAATGATGGTTATTCATATAGTTACGATGAGATTGAAAAATTAAGAGCGAAGTATCCAGAGTTAGAAAGTGCTATTTATCGTACTGCTGACGGATGGGGAATAGAAAAAGAAGCTGTAGATTTGTTGCATGGTTCTGTTGGTGATTTGGGTGAACAATATAAAACCGTTCAATCCGTAATGACCGAAGCATTAAATTCTGATGTAGCAACTAGACTATCTAATTTAGGTATTGAACTTGAAGGAATTAAAACAATAGCAGATGCTTATGCGGCTATTGCAGGGGCTAGACAGAAAGCAGGTGGAGCCACACCTTTATCTAATGGTGCTGCTGGAGCAACTTTGCCTTCAAAAGATGCGGATTTATCAAAATTAATAAACATTTCAGCTTATAGTCAGGATGCGATTAATTTTGGAAAAGAAGCTGAAAGACTTTCTGCTCTCCAAGAAAAACTTAAAGATTTGCAGTCAGGTAGAGTATCGGGTGGTTCACCATCAAAATCTAAATCATCTAAAGAAACAGAAGCATACAAAGCTCAAATTGATGCTTATGCTAAACTTCAAGCTGAACTAGACAAAATTCAAGCTGACATTTCTGCCAATGAAAAGAAATTTAATGATACAAAAGACGATAAAGAAAAAATCTATCTACTTCAACAAAGGATTGCTCTCACCCAGCAAGAACAGGTGGCACTACATAATCTCAATAATGCAAGAGATAAAGAGATAGCTAATAACGTTAAATTATTACAGCAAAAAGGATTTGATGTTAGCTATAATCCTGATTCTAATAACTTAGAAATTAGTAATTTAGAACATTTGAATGACTTAAAAGGTAAGAATCAAGAAAAGACAAACGACCTAATTAAAGAGTATGAGGAATTAATTAAATCTACTCAATCTCTGAACGAAGAGAATAAAAAATCATCTACTTCTTGGTGGGATAGTTATTATAATTTGTCTAAGTATAAGGATGAAATTAAAGACCTTAACGAAGAAATTTATAATAAAGAGGTAGATAATCAAGAGCACTTATTAGAATTGTTATCTTCTGTTAGTGGAACTGAATCTCAACAAATTGCCATTCGTGAAGATATGCAAAAAAGAGCATTGCAGAGAAGACAAGAGTTGATAAATGATGACTATAGTCTTCATGTTGAAGAGATCAGAAAGTTGGAAAATGACTGGAAATCTTACTATGATAAAGTTCTTGAGTTACAAAAACAACAGTTAGAAAATGAAAAAAAATTATTAGAACAGCAAAAATCTGATAGAGATTCTGCCCTCTCTGCTATCACAAGTGCAATAGATGATGAAATTAGTAAGCTTCAAAAAGAGAAAGATGCCTTATCTGAAGCAAATGATGAGCGTGAAAGAAAGCTTAAGCTTCAAGAGTTGGAAGCTAATGCAGAAAAAGCTCGTTCTCAAAAGACTGCTTATATTTATCGTGAGAATAAGGGTTTTACTTACGAAGCTGATCAAACTGCTATTACAGATGCTAATAATGCTATCAATGATTATAAAGCAGAACAAGCGTTAAAAGATAAGCAAAAAGCCTTACAAGATGAAATTGATAGTCTACAAGAATATAAATCCAAATGGGAAGAAGTAGCAAATGCTGTTGAGGAACAAGAAAATAAACAAAAAGCAGCGATGTTACTTGGATCAAATTGGAAAAGTAAAATTATTGGTCAGGATACCACTGTTTTATCAGATTTCAAAAACGATTATATAGATGTAGAAAAATCAATTAATGAAAAAACCAAAGACATAGAAACAATTACCACAGAATTAGCTAATCATCTTGACACTGAGTTCACCAGAATTATTAAGTCATTTGAAGATATGACTAAAGCTATTGGTGGAGCATTTGGTATTGAAGTCACAGATGAGGCTAACAAAGAAAGCATCCCAACTCCTGCTTCCGAATCAAAACAAAAATCATCAACTAGCTTTTGGGATAAAATTGTTGGTAAGGTAACGGGAGTATTTGATTTATTAACAGGTAGTACGTCTAATAATACTAGCACGTTAGAAGAAAACAATACCAACTTAAAAACTTCGTCTAGCACACAAAAGACCAATACTGATGAAGTTAAGAACAATTCAACAAACGTAAAAAGTAATAGCACTTACGTTGATGCGAATAGTACCAAATTATCCGATAATAGCTCATCTGTTGACACAAATAGTGATAACGTCGAAACATTAAACGATACGCTGGTTACTTCGACTGACAAGATTGTTAAAGCCGCAGAAACTGTAGCAACTGCTAAAGAGTCTAAATCTGAAGATGGTGATTCTAGTTCAAGTGGTAGCTCAAGCTCCAGCAGAAGTGGCAGTAGTGTTATTGGTAAAGTTATTAGCGGAATTGGCAAAGTAATTGGTGGATTAACCAAACGTCACTCTGGTGGTATTATTGGCGATACCTCCGATAAGTCTAAAGCGTTGTTTGAACTTTCAAACCAGAAACTTAAATCAGATGAAGAAGTTATAGTCGGACAGAGCGGAGAACTTGTTTTAACGAAAGAACAACAGAGTAATATTGTAGACAGATTGAACCAAATGTCAGCTTATGACCAATCGTTATTTTCAAGTTTATCTTCTAACTTGGGTAATTACACTGGTTATTTGCCAAACAATTTCAATGTTCCCACTGGTACAATTAGTGATTATAGCGTTAATGGTAATAGTAATAAAAACACAGTACCACAGCAAACTATTCATATTGCGAATGTAAACTTCTCAGATATTCAAGAAGTAAAACAGATTCAGGAAGCAATTCTTACGTTGCCTCAATATGTAGCACAAAAATCAACCAGTGGATACAATAGATAATTTAGCATTGATTTAAAGGACAGGTATTTAATTATATCTGTCCTTTTTTGAATGGAGGTGAAAGTTTGAATAAATATAAAGAAGCTTTAGCCAATTCTATGCAAAATTCTGCGAATAGTGAAGTTTCTAAAAATGAAATACCTAGTTTTACCACTGGAAGAATCATAGGTACTTCTGGTGAAAAATATATAGTAGAAACTAGAGGTGGGCAATATACGATTCCATCTGTAAATGGCGCAACTTTTTTAACAAATAAAACAGTATGGATATGTCAACCTCATGGATCAACAGACGTTAGTGAACAGTTTATCATTGGTGGTAAAGTTGATTCTGGAACAATAATTGGTAAGGTGGATTCTGTAAATGGTAAAACTGGAATCGTAAACATTGACAAAACGGATATTGGTTTAGGTAATGTTGATAATGCTAAACAAGCGACTAAAACAGAATTTGATAATCATGCTAATAATGCTGGTATCCATGTTAGCCCTACCAAAGAGGCTTTGTGGAACACTGTATCAGATAAAGCAGATAAAACAAGTGTTTTAACGCCTGTGCCTGAAAATGCTGTATTTACTGATACGGTATATACACATCCCCTCACCCATCCAGCAACCATGATTGTTGAAGATGAAAATCATAGATTCGTAACAGACGCAGAAAAAAACACATGGGATAATAGTAATCATACTCATAATAATTTATCTTTGTTGCAAACCATAACTCAAGCTCTGGTAGATGGATGGAATAGTGCTGTGACTCATATTTCAGATGTAGTCAAGCATATCACGTCAGCAGAAAGAACGCTTTGGAATACTGTGAGTAATAAAGTTGATAAAGTTACTGGAAAAGGACTATCTACAGAGGATTATACCTCTGCTGAAAAAGTAAAATTAACTGGAATTGCTGAAAATGCTAATAATTATGTTCATCCTTCTACTCATCCATCAACCATGATAACAGGACTAGATATTTATGCCACGATAGAATATGTCGATAACACCATTGGAGGTGGAGGTTCTAGTGACGGAGCTTTAATATTTAATAAAATCACTAATCAGATAGGAGTTAAAACAATTGAAAGTGTTGTTGGTTCAAGCTATATAACACAAGCAAAACAATCTTCCTCTAATTTATTGTTGGCAGATAAAACAGAATCAAAAGTATCAGATTCATATGTGACAGTTATCAGAGTTTATGAATCAGATGGTACAACAATCAAACAAACATTCACTAAAACAGAAAGTAAAAATGGAAGCAATTATGAAACAATAGTTACATAAAGAAAGGAGGTATAAATGTCAGCACCAATTATAACAACAATTATTCCTTTTGACGCAACAAATGAATACATATTAAATTTTTCATATACTGGGTTCCAAGTTAGAAAAAACAGAATTATTATAAAAAATAATGCAACTAATTCTACAGTATTGGACGAAACGGTAACATCTACTCTATTAAGACATATCATTTTAACTAATACATTAACAAATGGAACAACATATAATGTTCAAATTCAAGTTTATGATATAGATAATAATGCAAGTCCACTTAGTAATATGGTTGTATTTTCTTGTTTATCCACTCCCCTACTTTCATTTGCTAATGTAAGTGATGAAGATGTGTTGAAAGAATCTTATATAAATCTACAAATTAATTATAATCAGACGCAAGGAGAGCTACTAAACACATATGAAGTAAGATTATACAATTATTCAAAACAGCAAATATATAGTTCTGGAAGCGTGAGTGGAACAATTTCAGAGGTTATGATTGCTGGGTTAGAAGATAATTCGCAATATTTCATAAGAGCAATTGGAGAAACGGTAAATCGTGTATCTGTGGATACTGGTTACGTTTCTTTTTTTTGTAAATATTTAAAGCCTTCAACATTTTCATTTGTAGCTTTAAGCAATAACGAAAAAGAAGCGTCTGTATCTGTGTCATCAAATATCATTTCAATTGAAGGTATTATCAATGGAACACCAATTTATATTGACAATACCATGATTGATTTAACCACAAATGGGAAAGTCGTAATGTTTAATGAAGCATTTAGTTTAAATGGTGACTTTACATTACATATTCAAGGAAGAAATTTTACTGATTATTCTGAGTTTCTTATATTAAAAGACAAGGTGACGACTAAACAAATCAAGTTAAAATGGCTTACGTTATTAAATCCAGATACCAGAATTGCTGAGAAGAAGTACGGTAAATTAGAAGCAGATGGTCAATTTGGTTTATATGTTTTATTTACTGATAGAATAGATATTCCATTATCAACTGATATAATTCATTTTTGGATTAGAAGAGTTAATGACTCTTATGAATTTAAAATTTCAAATAAAGGAGGTGCTTAATTATGTTTTTCGGTATGAGTTTTATTGGGTCAGCAAATTCTAATTTTGCATCTCCAATTTATCGAGATGATATAGATTATGTTGAAATTAAAAACGGAATATTTGATGATTTATATTTAACGGCTAATATAACAGATAATTATACTGCCACTATTCCTACCATTTGGGATTACGATACTATTTTACATGCTAATTTTAACGGAAACTTATTTGCTGGAAACTCTGATTTTACAGTAGAAACTACATCTCATCTGAGAGTTAAAAGACGAAAAAAAGGTACATATAAATGGACGACATTATTTGAAATCCCAGTTAATAAAAAAGAAGATTTTAGTTTTACAAGAATAGATAAATATGCTAGAGGAAAAACAAATTACGAATATGCGATAGTTCCTGTTTTGAACAACACAGAAGGCAACTATAACATTTCAAATATTGAAACCTTATTTGAAGGCATTTTTATTGTTGACGCAAACAAGATTTATCATAGCAAATATAATATTGAACCAATCAATACCAAAAGATCAAATCCATCTACTATTGTAGTTCCAATTGACCGTGAATACCCATTTGTCGTAACTAATGGAGTTACAAAAAAATCTAATAGTAGTAAGATTACTGCCACATTTATCGAAGAAAGTGTAGATGGAGAAGATACAGCTTTTAACTTTGAAAGAGCATGGGAGTATAGAGATGGATTTAAAGATTGGTTATTGAATGGACTTCCAAAAATTATTAAATATGATGATGGTAGAATGTGGCTAGTTATGATTACTGGCGATATTGACGATGACAACGATGGGCATTGGGACAATGTTAAGACAACATTTGAATTTACTGAAACTGGTAATTGTGAGTCTAATAATGATTTATATAATAACGGTTTAATTGATGTTTATATGAATGGAGAGTGATGATTATGTATTATCCTACAAGCGAAGATATTATCATGCTCAACCAATCATCTAAAACTGTTTATATATGGGTCAATATGTTGAACCTTAATTTCCAATTAGTTGATACTATCGAAGGAAAAATAATAGAAGATAGCTTCTCATTTGATGCTACATCTGATGTTAGAAGAACTTATAATGTTACGTTTCATGTTGCTGATAGCAGTTTTGCTATTGGTATAGATACAAAGATATGGATGGATAAATACTTAGAAATCTATATTGGTGTTAAAAATGTAAGAACAAATGAAATACATAAATATCCTATGGGAATTTATGCTATGGAAGATGCAAATACAAATTATTCCGTAGACTCCTCTACCCTATCTTTATCTTGTAGTGATTTAGTTACGATGCTTAACGGTACAGTTAGTGGGCAATTAAGGATAAAAACAATTATTACAGAAGGTTCTAACATTAGAAGTTCTATGATTGACACAGTAACTAATTTAGGTGGATTTATCAAATATAGAATTAGTGCAATGGATAAAACAGTTCCTTATGATTTGGAGTTTGCGGCAGGAGCAACGGTATGGGAAATTATATCTAAACTTAGAGATTTATACGCAGGTTGGGAAACATTTTTTGATACTGACGGCACATTTGTGTGTCAGCCAATACCCACTTGCGAAAACGACCCAGTTATATTTTCTAGCTATCAATTATCTCCACTAGTAATTAGTGAGTCGGTTAATTCTAGTTTGAAAGACGTAAAGAATGTGACTAGAGTTTATGGAAAATGCTTGGATTCGAGTTATTATACAGAATCGGTTACTGGCTCTGGTAGTAGCTATAATCTAACTTTTACGGTAGACCCAAGTCCATCAACTGGCACAACAATTGCCTTTAAATGTAATGTTAATAATTCAAGTGGATTCACAATCATTTTTGGTGGCACAACGTATCCTGTTGTTGATGACGATGATAACCCAATTGCCTCAAATGTCTTACAAGCCAATTCAAGCTACGTATTTAGATACAGGAGTGGCAAGTTTTATTATCAAGGACAATGGCAAATAATAGGAATTACAAAAGAAGTATTGACTCAGCCAACTCAAGTTCAAATAGAAGCAGATTACCTAAAAGAAAATTGTAGAAATATTAAATATGCGGTAAACCCAGATTCTCCATATACTATTGAACGAATCGGAGAAAGGTTAAATGTTTGTAGTGGTGGGGATTTTGATAAAATTTATAGCGAACCTTTAGCTTTACAGAGGTCTGAATATGAAAACTGGCTAAAAACTAGAATGGTTGATACGGTAACGCTAGAAATGATGTTAGTACCTTGGTTAAACATGAATGAGAAAATTGAGTACACATTAAAACAAAGAAAAGAAACATATCAATTTATCACAAAAAAAATGAGTGGATCGGTAAGTAAGTGGACAATGAGCTTAGAAATATCTAGGTTCTTCCCTCTTTATCCGTTCATTACTACATAGAAAAGGAGGTATTAAATGTCAGTTACATACAATGATTTAACTAGTACCCTATTCCCAGAAGGAGTAGATACACTAGAACTTTATCAGGAATTGACAACAGCACAAAAAGCAATAGTTGTTGATTGGAATGCATTGATTGCGCAAAAAAGATTTACTGAAGCTGATGCATTAATGGCGGCAAATCCAGACTTGGCAAAGTCGTTTCCTACCGCTGAAAAATGGAATAAGACAATGGAAAGTATTATTGCCGTTCAGAGATTTTTTAAAGACAGCGTATTCACATATATCCAAGATACGGGCGTAGATGTAAAAGAATTTATTTTAAGTGCAGTTAAATATAAAGGGAATTTTTCACCAAGTGTTTTATATGGATTGTATAATTTGGTCTATTATGAAACAACAGACGAAGAAACTGGTAAAACTATTGATGCCTATATGTCTTATAAAGAAACAATCCCAATTGGAACATTACCGACAAATACATCTTATTGGTTTCCAGTAACCCTTAGAGGTAATATGGGAGCTAGCGGGGTCGGTCTTTCATTTAGAAAAAATTGGGATTACACAAAACAATATTATGAAAACGATATTGTCCTTCATGATGGTGATTTATGGTATGCAAAACAAGACAATATAAACAGTGCTCCAATATTAGGTTCAGCTAATTGGGAAGTTTTTTATGAACTAAAACAGACAACCGTTTCTATTATTATGATAGATGGAAAGCCATTGTCGGAAGGTTTAGCCTGTGCGGCGTTCAGCAATCCTATGTTGTTTAAAGGAATATTTGTAACAGAAGCCACCATTACGGGTGGTTATTTTTATGAATTAAGATTTAATGAAACAAATAAATTAATCGCTGATAGCACTGAAACCAAGAGTGGAGAAGATTATATAACCACAATAAAGCTTTATAAAACAGATGGTACAACGATAGATAAAACAATAACCAAAACAGAAACAAAGGTTAGTGGAGTTTATAAAACAATTATAGCGTAAACATTAAAATTGCAAACTATATATAGTATTTTATAATCATATAAACGCAATATGTAGTGTATATAACCAGATAAAAATTATTTTTATTTAAAGAGTGAAAATGGAATGAAATAGAAAGGGAAGTGATTTAATGAATAGGCTTTTGTTGGATGATAGCATAAGAAAAGCTAAGTATGATAACGATATAATTCAGGCTTCAGCAAATAGGATTTATTATTCTGCGACCAATTTAAGTAATGCAGAAACGGAAGTTTTAAATATAAGTGGAGAAGGAGTAGTTCAAGGTATTTTTGTATATGCTCCAACAGGGACAACAATGGTTAAAGTGTATATAGATGACGTCTTGTATTTTAATTTCGGAAGAAGTGCTGGATCTACTGGCTATAGCGGAATAGTGTTTGGTAGAAACGGGTATGATTTTTTATCAGATTTAAGACCATTTATTAGTGGTACTACTATCCCTAACGGGGTAAATGTACCCAATGTTTTAAGTTTTGGTAGAAATTTAAAAATTATGGCACATTCGACTGTTAGTGATAGTGACCATAAAATTAATATTCAATATGGATTAGTGGGGTGATAAAATGCTTGAAATTATTAATGAAGAAACTATTGACGGATATAAAATCATTACTTATTCAAATGGGGCAGTTGTAAAACAAATCTTAAATGCAACAAGTGAAGTTCCTGTACCAGAACCAACACCGCAAGATATACTTGATGCCACAACCACAGCAAAATTAAACAAAATATTATTACTGTTAGGAGGGGCTGTATAAAATGTTTGAAAATTATAAAAATTATTATGAATGGGGTTTAATAACTAAAAATGACGTTGCTATTGCTGTAGCATTAAAAGAGGATGGTCTAACAGCAGAACAATATAAAACTATAACTGGTGAAGATTATGTTGCTCCTACAGTAACATCAGTAATCACAGAAATAAAAGAAAAAATTAGTGATAATGAGTTTGCAATTAATTTAACTGGGGCGGCAGTAGTAGATAGAATTGAAGACATTGAAGGAAAGTTAAATACATAAGGAAGGAGCGTATAATGAATTACTTTAAATACATATGTGAGAAAATAGTAGAGGGAATCATGCAAAAACTTTCAATTGCGATGTTAGCTATTTCATTTTGGGTCATTAATGCAGAGGGAATGTCTAGTGAGAATTTACAAAATATCATGAGGCAATTAGGATTTACATTTAACGAATCAACAGCAATTTTAACAGTTGGCGAAACGCAATATACGATTAATGGATTACTTACTTATTGTATTGAATACGTATATCCAAACGAGAGAACACTTACTGCGGCAGCTTTGAAATGTATTATTAAGAAATGTGAAAATAGAGGTTATATCACTTCAACAGAAAGAACTACTTTAGATAATATGTTAGCAATATAAAATTAATATGAACATTTAAAACTGAAAAGGAGTGATATTATTTGGGTAAAATCACAAGAACATTTAAACGCCATCGTTTTAAGATAGGTGTTTTTTTAATTCTAATGTCTTTTATTTTTGGAGCTTACGCTTATTATAATTCAAAATTAAACATCAATAGAATGGAATATAAAGATGTTCCAGTTATTGCAGATTGTATAGATGGTATAGGCGAAAGCACATTAAATGAAGTAGTTGAAAACAAACCATATTCTGATTTAAAAGAGCTAAAACAGCTTGGTGGTATTGGAGATAAAAAGTATAAAATAATGAAATCTCATTTTGATACACACGATATATGCAGAACGGAGATTTTTAATACCTCAATTATATTGTCAGTAATATCTAATATATTTGGTTTTATCCTCGTATTCTACGATATTATAAAAAGAAAAATTGACGAAAAGGAACTAAGAGAAGCTATTGGATTAAGAAAGTAGGTGATACATATGAGTGATGTTGTATTGCTTGCTTTAATTAGTTTATGTGGTACTTCAATTGGTACTTTTGGGGGAATTTTAGTTTCAAACAAACTAACAAATTATAGAATTGAGCAATTAGAAAAAAAAGTAGACAAACATAATAACTTTGCTTCAAGACTTCCTGTGTTAGAAGAATGGAAAGAAAATGTTAATGAAAAATTTGATAGACTTGAGAGCGAAATAAGGGAGGTTGCTAGAAGACAAGTATAATGAGGTGATAAAATTTGGGATTTACTATTTCATTTGATAAAAAGAAAAAAACAAGAAAACAGTTGGAAGAAGATATTGATAATAGCAAATATAAAGATTTTTCTAAAAAAATAGTTAATCATATAGAATTAATTGGCATTGCAGTATTAGGATTTTGTTGTTATGAAATACATATTACAGGTGACATGACAGCCTTGCCAAACTTAATAGATGGAATAGTTAGACTTACTTATATCGTAGTCGCATCATATATGGTCAGGGCATTATTCAAAGATAAGGCTAATATAGATATTTTCTTTTCAGCGCAATTAAGTAAGCTAAAGAAAAAATTTGGTGACAATTTTGTACAAGACAAAGTTGAAGGTATAGATACAAATATTATTGGGTAAATAAAAGGAGGATTTTATATGGATATTACGGTCATTATTGAGGTTATTTTCGTACTTATTTTAGGAGTTGGTGTTTTATTTGCCAACAAGTATTTAGGCGCAGATAAGGTGCAAAAAGTAATGACAATCGCACAGGCAGTTGTAGCTGCGGCAAATGAATTAGAAATTACAGGAGAGTTAATTAAGTTAGGAAAAACGAAAGCTGAGTACGCTTTGGAAAGAGCAAAGACATTACTTGCAAAAAATAATATTACATTTGATGAAGACGAATTGCTTGTTTTTATTAAATCAGCAGTTACACGACTTAGAGTCGAAACATCTGGTACTACCGCAGAAAAAGCTAACACCTTAATAAACAACACAGTGAACGTTGAAGACTTTGAATTAGTAAAAGAAGTAGTCCTTAATTTACCTAAACATATTAATAAACAGGTGTGATAAAACGAGGTGATGACAAATAATGAAACCAATTTTATATTTACAATCAGACCCAAAATGGGCAAATCATGATTATTCTGCGTCTGGTGAAAAGACAACTATTAAAGCTGAAGGTTGTGGAATTACGTCTATGGCTATGGTCATTGCAAGTTTAGCAGATAAGAACGTTACGCCTGTTACTACTGCTGAGTGGTCAAAATCTCACGGATATAAAGCTCCACACCAAGGTACATATTATTCTTATTTTAAACCTCAAGGACAGCAATACGGGCTTAAAATAGCTCAAATTGTTGGAGCTAGTTCTTATCATAACCCAAACTCTGAAACTCATAAAAAGGCGTTAGAAGCAATTAAAACTGGCAATTGGGTAATTGCTTGCATGGGAAAGGGCAATTGGACTACGAGTGGTCATTATGTGCTTTGGTACGGCATGCAAGGTAATAAAGTGTTAATCAATGATCCTTGGTCAACTAAAACTGCTCAGACATGTGCTGATTATAATTTGTTTAAGAACGAAGTTAAATATTACTGGATTGTAGAAGTACCAGATAAGTTTAAGGAGGAAGATGACGATATGGCAAGATATAATAAATTAACAGAAGTACCTACTTGGGCAAAAACTATGATTAAAGACATGCAAGACGTTGGTTGTTTTGCAGATAAAGATAAAATGGATATTAGTGATGATATGTTGAGAACTATTGCGTTAATGATAAGGTACACAGAAAAGAAAAAGTAATATAAAATAATTACGGGTGGAATGGAATCTTTTTAATAAGAAACCAAACCACCCTATTTTTTACGCCTAATTTTTATAAGTTAAATCCAATCTGTCGCAGGTATTGCTAATAATCGTGCCATATCATAAGCATCAGATAATGATAATACAGTATTTAATATCCATTTGTTACCTATTTTATTTGTTACAATTACTCCACTTGGAATTTTGTCTGGAGCAAATTCATCGTAAAATGGAATTAAGAATTGAATACAATCACGTTCAATTCCATAAGCAGGTACAATATAATTATAATCCATCTCTTTCATTTTTAAAGCATATTCTATACATAATTTAAATCTTACTACTATCTCCATTATATTTTTATCTTTGAATGATTCAGGAAGCCTATCTCCCCTATCTTCAATTATATGTTGAAAATGGTGACTATCGTCTAATTCAAACGAGTTGATATTCCCGTCAAACAATAGTTCACTAGGAGAGTTATAGAATTGAATTGGTTTAATGTCGTTCAATACAATGTCATTGTACCCAGCCATAAAAGCCATTTGGCTATTGGTTATGATAGTTGGTTCAATATAATTTTCCATCGTTTTATTAAGTTGCTTATTCCAATATTTTCTTATCTGGTAAGATAAATATATCCAATTACCAAACTTATTTAAAAGCCTACTGTTAATTAAAATATAATCCGTACTATCCTTATTTGTTTTTTTATAATATTCTTGACTTAAAGTATTATTAGATATTTTCTTAGAAATAGCTTCTGTTAAATATTGAAAATACTTTTGTAGCCGCTGATATTGAAATTCAGAATTTTCGTTTTTCCATTTTTCTTTATTAAACAAATTATCATATATGTTTTCTAAAAATGCGGATTGTGAAAAATCAGTACTTGTTTTTTCTGCTGTTTTAATCGATGAATACTTTGGACTTGAATAATGATAGTCTGAAAATTGAGGTATATATTTGTTGATTAAATACTCTCGTCCACCCACATAACATGGTCTCCACTCGTAATTTTTACCTGATGGTAACATAGTTGTTGTATAGAAAAATAATAAATACTGATTTGAATGAACTTGTTCTGGTATATCATTTAGTCTAACCATTTTGCACAGGGGTTGTCTTTTGATATTTTGCAATTCATTCTCTGAATTAAAAAAACAATAATCGTTCCTATCTTTTGAATCTTTGAAGTAATAAATAGTTCTTGTCCCTTCAAATAAGTTTGATATTATTTCTTTTGTGATATCTGTTCTTAAGTTTTTTCTTATTCCAATTAATAAGTTTTTCGGTTCTCCAATATTACCATATGTCTTTGTTATCCTTTTTAAGAAGTCTTCTATTTCTGAAGTATCTTGCAACAA